TCAACCGGCTCTTAAAAGTTCTCCAAAGTCAGTGTTGGCATTCTTATCAAGAAACTCAAGAAGTGCTTTACGGGTTACTTTACGACGACCCAACACGATACTTGGCAAATAGCCCTTTTCTATTAAAGAGTATATCACAGGGCGTGTGGTTTTCAAGAGGGTCGCTACCTCTTCTACGTTATATACAAGCTGTTGGTCAATTGGAATAATCTGTTCTTTCATTCAATCACCCTCTCCATCTTCTCTTCCCCATACTTTGCCACACATACATTGTAAAGCAGCATCGCCCTAGTCATCAGGCCGACACCTCCGATACGAGGTGTAACTTTGATACCATCCATATTATAAACAGCGTCAGAACAGTCGCCATGTTGCTTTCCGTTCTCGTCGTAATTGATGCCAACGTCAATGCAGACATCTGTATTGAATAGATCTATATGAGAAATAAAATTGCGTTTTCCAACCGCAGAGATGACAACATTTGCCAGTTTTGTAACGTAAGCAGTATTCTTCATGTAGCTCCCTGTACTATTTACAGAAATCACATTACAATGGCGCTTAATCAGCATATCAACCAGCGGACGACCAACGATACCAGACTGACCACACACAAGCACGTTCTTGCCATCCAGATTATAACCGATGGAGTCGAAAATCTTCATAACGCCAAGCGGAGTACATGGTTGAAATGGTGATGTAGAATTAAAACCATCAACGTCAAGTTCGTCTGGAATAATGATATTCTTAGGATTGATATGTTTGGGCAACGGGAGCTGAACAATAATACCATCTGCGTTATCATAATTATAATCTTCTTGTATTTTATCATTCAAACCATCTTCGGTTGTCTCTTCCGGCAGTTTGATAAGCTCCGCTTCGATTCCAACCTCTTCACAGTCACGCAACTTGCCGCGAATATAAGCGTTGGATGCAGGGTTGTCCCCTACTTGATAAATATGTAAAATAGGAGCATAGTCATCTTCTGCGATAATATTCTTGATTTTATCTTTGATATCTTGTGCGATAGATTTGCAATCAATAATCATTGTGAACCTCCTTACAGCATCATACCGGCAATGGCATGAATGACTCGCTCAAACACTTCGTGATTAAAAACATAGTCGCCAAGGTCACGCACAAACGAGATGATATTATTTTCGCGGCCTTCGATTTTGAAATGCTTAAATCCCTGTGAAACCAGCATTTTGATTTCATCTTCATTCATAGATGTACCAAGAAGAGGATTGCTGTTTCGAGTAGAGCCGCAATAGTTATATACTGTCGCCAATTGATTTTGCAGCTCCGTAATATCATCACCATTGACAATAGCCTGACCCAGCTTTGTGTTCAGCTGATAGTGACGGCCAGCCATGGGACAATTCGGCAGACATCGGTGATTGACAATAAATTCTACTCGATCATGGTCATGTAGGTTTTTAATAAACTGCTCATCATGGATCTTAAATGGATTCACAACGACGATATCAAAACGGTCAAGCAGACGATTATAATATTCAACAGAATCATTCCCAAGGCCGACTTCGACGGACGGTTTTACTTGCGAAGAAATCAGCTCAAGATTGGGATACATATAGCGAATATAATCAGCCAGTAAATCGGACATAACAATAACGCCGTTACGGTTTGTGAGACCATTCTGATTATTATGATCGAGGTGCCGCAACATAATATTTGAAGTTTCATCAACGAGATCGCCGCGTGTAACAAACGGACTTGAGAATGTCAAACGAACTCCAATACCAAGTTCATTATATTTATCTACTCTGGACAGAACTTCTGACATGGGCAGATTTTTCTGTGGTGGGATACGACCACCCTGCAGGATTGTAGAAATGCTGCCAAACACATATCTGATGCCATTTTTCTCACAAGCCATTTTACAAGCTTTATCGATATCAAACATCATTTCATCATGGCCGCAAAACGCGCCGATATTCCAATCGATTTCACCGCCGTAATCTTTTACAAGCATCGAGTTCTCCTTTCTTTAAAATCACAATTCTTCAGGCATCACGCTTCACGCCTTCACAGAAGAATTTATGAAGCATTTTGTCGTATTCGCGTCGGCACTGCGGGCACAAATCTGAAATCGCACCTTTATCTTTTAAGCTCCATCTTCCAGAGTCGGAAATATAGCAGCCCGCGATACAGTCTGGGAAACGTGCCTTTCTAACAAGTGCTTCTTCCCCACAACGGTCACAATAAATTTTTACATATTCTTCAATCATAATTCCGTACCTCTTAAAACATCACGCCGCGATCATTCGATAGATAGCAGCCCTCTAATGAGCTTGCAATTTTGTGGTACCTATTATCAAGGTTAATAAGAAATGTATTTATCATCTCATTATAAATATGTGCAGCTTCTTCGTAAGTATCAGCAAATGCATAATACGATTGATTTGTGTTCACGCTGATTGTGCGATTTTTTGTTTTAAACTTCGAGTTCCAATAATCCTTGTTATGAATAGTTCCTTGTACCGGCTTGCAATTGATGCCTGCCTTCGTATCATCAAATCGAAATCCAGTGCACCAGACTTCTTTATCTTCTGGAACAGACATAAGTGTATAAGTCATATTATTTACTCCTTCTATCACCTACAATATGCATGTAAAAAGGCGGATTCTCTTGCAAGTAATCTCATTCTAATTCCACAAGTGCATTTGCACTCAGGACATTGGATCTCTGCCGGACGCCCTGTATTATCATAATTTCTTACCGTTTCACTAACAGGTCGTGCCGGCAAAGGCCATACATGAAATTCAGATCTTTTAGCTTCAAATACACAGCCACAAGAGTCACAAGTTACTTTATATATTTTCCCAGAATCTTTTGTCTGACTCGTTCCGTGTTTTACAACATTCATATTATTTATTCCTCCCACCCACCCTTAAATTTTAATCAGCAATCACGAATGATCCCAAGTTGAACTATAGTCAAACTCATCCAGAATTACCGTGAGGTCATATCGGCCGCGTTCAATTTCATAAAAACCACTAAAGCCCTTTGCATCTTCTTTGAGCTTTGCAATATCTTCATCGTAATGATTCAGAGCACGCTGCCATGCACGATAATCTTTTTCGAGTTCTGTTTCTAAATATCTTTCGTGAAGCCGTTCAAGCCACTCTTCTTTAATATCAAGAGCTGGATAAATCACAAAGACATATTCGTAATCACTCTTCAGAAGTTGTTTACGAACTGCATCATGTGAAGATACGAACACAACATGTCCCTGTCTCGATAAATCAATAGCGACGTTGCAATACGATTCGACCCAATTATCATCCTTTACAAAATTACTGCTTTCAAGGTCGATTGCACGATACGGATGACCAACTGCGTATATACTTTTACCAATACATGGATATCCAATAACAATCATAAAACCTCCATAGAATTCACCTTTTATTCAGTAGGCCAATTGCCAGTTAATTCAAACCACGACCCTGTAATGCTTATATCTTCATCAGTGAAGGCTTTCTTGCACTTATCAATTAGCCATTCGACATTATCATAATTGCGTATTTCTTCATACCCGAGATCTTCAAGACATTTACAATATCCTTTTATTTGATCGTAATGAATGTGTTCGTGTATGGCAATCAAATCATTGTCTAAATATAGCTTAACCCTACTTGACGCTCCAAAAGGTGCGCCTTTATCATAGTAGTGCTCTACAAAATAATACTTCATTACACAATACCAAACTTGGCGTTTACCTTTTTCAGATTGTCAGCTGCCTCGGCATAAGCATCGCGTGCTGCATGATAATCGGCCATCTTGGCAGCCAGAATTCGCTTTGCTTCACGCTCTGCGATATCAGCATTTGCGAGCTCAGGATTCAACTGGAAGCCGACCGCTTTGATACCGCTGGTGAACCCCTGCAAGTCTTTGTACGCAACCTTCTTCTCTGCGATATAAGTACTCTTCTTACCGTCAATAACTGACTCGGTGTTGAACATCTTCACCATACGGTCAGCGGGAGATCCTGCGATTTCGTAAACATAAAAATACTTAGCCATAATTTAGTCCTCCTTAACTTTTTCAAACGTATAAATCGTATGTGCTGTTTCAATTTTGACAATTTTTTCATCTTCTGTAATCGAGACAGAAGTAACTGGCGACGTGTGCATCCCACCTGGATACGGATAACTCTCATTGTCTTTTACATATCGGAACTGAGCAATCCAGCCGACAGGAATTGGACGGAACTGCATTGTCATACCGATCCACTCTGGATACCACCCGTCAGTACGAGTTTTGCCTGTATCTACGTAGACAGCGTCCTTCATAATGTAATCGCCTTTCGGCATTTGGATAATATCGTTCATTAGTCTCTCCAATCAAAAGCTCCGCTTGCACTTTTTATAAGCTGCACTGATACTGTTGCAAGATCTCGATTGGCAATATAGTTCGACCCTAGTTTAATCCAGCCAGTTTCCTGCCCAAGATTTGCTTCAACCAGTGCTTCTATTTCTTCTTTCTTTTTGGTTGCATCCGATTCCATAGCTTCTCCAGCCTCTTTGTGGCTCATTTTATCGCGATAATCGGAATTTTCATAGCCAACTGAAAAACTATGATCTATGCCATTTCTTAGACAATAGTTAACATTGACAGTGCAGCATTTATATGGTTCAAATTGTCTTTGCTCTTTGACTTCTTCTGCCTTTTCAAGTTCTTCTGACGGTTTTTCTTCTGATTTATTCCAGAACATTTTACATCACCCGCTCCTTTTCATCCCAGTGTTTGATACCGTATTTGTCACGAACACGATTTAATCTTGCAAGAATTTCTTTATATTGCGGATTGTTTGGTTCTGTCTCGAACATGGCCGTCTCTGCTTTCCCAAGTTCTTCGTTATATCTATAACCACCATTTCTTAGCTTTTCCCCAATAACAATCAATTCGTCATCACTTTGTACAGATTCGTCATAGATACCATTTTCATCATAGTATTTAACACGTCTTTCTACATATGGGGATTTAACTGTATATCCAAAACTACATCGCATAAGCAATGCTCCTTAATTGTTAAACACCAGTGCTTCCGAAACCATTATCACCACGCTCAGTTTCGTTCAATTCATCAACCACGTCAAACTGCGCCTGATAATACGGAACGAACATAAACTGCGCGATACGGTCACCATGGACGATTTCCTGTGACATATTAGAGTGATTGTGCAAAGGAATAAAAGCCTGGCCACGATAATCCTCGTCCAACACGCCAACTTTGTTCGCAGGTGCCAGACCCTTCTTAGATGCAAGACCACTGCGGGCAAATCCGAGGATAGCCCAACCATCAGCAGGAGCAAAACGCAGGCCGGTACCGATCATACGGGTCTCATGCGGACGGATGTAAATAATAGGATTCCCATGCTCGTCATACAGGTCTGCCTGATCTGCTGGGATATAAGCGTAAACATCAGCACAGGCGGCCTTCTCAGTGCCATAAGTTGGGATGTGAGCGTCAGGATAGATCTTGTTTACTTTTACAATAGGGTTCATATTAGTTCTCCTTCCATAATACGACTTCGTTCTTTTTCAAGCTCCGTTTGACATCGATCACTCTTTGATTGTTGCTGCCAGCCCACGGCAATGAAATATCGCGCTGAGTTTCGATATATGGGCCATCCACTAGAACATCCACATAATTTAGATGATCCCAGTCTTTGATTTGATCCCACTCGTATCCAGTCCACATCCAGATATCCTTAGTGTCGCCGAACTCTTTGCGGACACGCTCACAGATATAGCCAACGATAAGCCGGTTCTGAACGAACAGAGGGTCTCCCCCGCTGAATGTCAAGCCTTGAATATAATCGGGGCGAAGCAGATCAAGTAACTCTTGCATGGTGTCTTCGATGAATGGATTACCGGCGGCCGCATCCCACGTCTGGGGATTATGGCAACCGGGACAACGATGGGAACAACCTGAACACCAGAGTGTGACCCTGCAGCCGATTCCGTTTGCGATATCTGGTGTTGTTATCTTAATATAGTTCACTTGTTTCACATCCTCTCATGCCACCACACCCACCCTGCTCATTTTATTTACTGCTTCTTACTGTTCGCAGATCTGCCAAAGATAAGCAGCACCAGCCAAATACCAGTTGCTGCCCATAGATTAAAGTCTGGCCCAAGCAGCTTCCAACCGCCATATAACACAACAGTCGTAATGAACCACGACAGAATAAAACCAAGAAAACCCGAAATGAATTTTGCAATATCATTCATGCGATATCACCTGCCTTTCTGTTTTTTACTTTTAAACAGTGATTTGCTTTATCAATTTTTACAAATGGCTCCATACAATTAGTGCAAGTAACACGCACCTCTTTAGTGCTACGAATAATAGTCTTACACTTTGGACATATCCAACGTCTGGTACTTGATTTTTTATTTACAGATTCATCTGCAAATTCAATTCCAGTCAGATTCATTGTTTTCCATCCTTGTTGATCAATAAATCTGATTAAATCTTGACTAGGTCTTGTAATAGACCAACCATATTTTTCACTGCGAATTACAATCAGACCATGAGCTTCGGCCTGCTCCCTGAAGCGTCTATTATGGTACACATCATTATTGGAAGTATCTTTGATGCTGTTCTCCAAGCAATATTCATGGACCATCTCGTGCAATATTTTCCCAACAGTCTCTTCAATCGGCTTATTTAACTGATTTGCGTTAAGCTCTATTCCGAACGAAGTTGTGTTCCCAGAAATCGATCTATTTATGAATTTTTGTGCTACTTGAATGCGACTATTTGTGCCAACCGTAATAATTGCCTTTTTAAGTTCTCCATTGAAATATTTGATGTTCAACGCTGTAAATATTTCTTCAAATTGAGAAATCACTTGGCTACTCGATTTCAAAATTCTGCTCCTTTCATAAATCCGTCCCACCCACCACATCTATTTATAAGTTAATTGTCGCTAAGATGAACAACTCTATCTCTGATTTCCTGAGTGCGTCCCTGATTCCAGAAATTGCTTCCAATGTAACCACAGGTACGCCGTGCAACATTCATCTTACTCTGGTCACGGTTGCCGCAATTTGGGCACTCCCACACCAGCTTGCCGTTATCCTCAACGATCTTGATCTCGCCGTCGTAGCCGCAGCACTGACAGTAATCGGACTTGGTGTTCAGCTCGGCATACATGATATTGTCGTAGATAAACTTCATTACACTGAGAACTGCCGGAATGTTGTGCTGCATATTGGGCACTTCCACATAGCTGATAGCACCGCCCGGGGATAGCTTCTGGAACTCGCTCTCAAACTTAAGCTTAGTAAAAGCATCAATATGCTCACGAACGTTTACGTGATAGCTGTTGGTGATATAGTCGTGGTCTGTGACATCAGGAATAATGCCGAATCGCTTTTGCAGGCACTTGGCGAACTTATATGTAGTGGACTCCAACGGAGTGCCGTACAGAGAATAGTCGATGTTTTCTGCTTCTTTCCATTCTGTGCACTTATCATTCATATACTGCATGATAGACAGCGCGAACGGTTTTGCTTCAGGATCGGTGTGACTCTTGCCGGTCATATACTTCACACACTCATACAGACCAGCGTAGCCCAGGCTGATGGTGGAGTAGCCGCCAAAGAGCAGCTTGTCGATCTTCTCGCCCTTCTTCAGGCGTGCCAGTGCGCCATGCTGCCAATGAATAGGACTCATATCAGAAATAGTACCGAGCAACCGCTTATGACGAGCCTGCAATGCACGATGACAAAGATCAAGACGTTCATCAAAGATTTTCCAGAATGCGTTCATATCTCTACCAGAGCTACATGCTACATCTACCAAATTGATGGTGACAACACCCTGATTAAAGCGGCCATAGTATTTCTGACCCTTGACCCAGTTTCCTGCATTCGCCACATTTTCAGTAGTTCGGTCAGGAGTGAGGAAGCTCCTACACCCCATACTTGTCCACACGCCGCCTTTGAGCTCTTTCATAACCTTTGCAGAGATATAATCAGGAACCATACGTTTTGCGGTACACTGCGCTGCCAACTCAGTCAAGTGATAATATTTAGAATCCGGATGGATATTATCCTCATCAAGAACATAAATCAGCTTCGGGAATGCAGGAGTAACATAAACACCGACTTCATTTTTGACACCTTTGATACGCTGTTTTAACATCTCTTCGATAATGACAGCCAAGTCATCACGAGTCTGACCGGCAGGGACCTCGTCCAGATACATAAACACAGTGATAAAAGGAGCCTGACCGTTGGTTGTCATAAGAGTGATAACCTGATACTGGATGGTCTGAACACCACGAGAAATCTCAGCTCTTAGACGACGATTTACAATACGGTCAATAGCTTCCTGTGAGGGCATTTTTTCGATATCGTCATTCTGAAGCATCTCATAGAATTCGTTATGAACTTCTGCTGTAATCTTCTTGCGGGAGACATCCACAAATGAAGCCAGATGAGACAGCGTAATGCTCTGTCCGCCGTACTGGTTGGATGCCACCTGCGCAATGATCTGGGTGGCAATATTGCAGGCGGTGGAAAAGCTGTGGGGCTTATCAATGCCAGTACCAGAAATAACAGTACCGTTCTGCAGCATATCCTCCAGGTTGACCAGATCGCAGTTGCCTGTTACAATGCCACCATCCAGCGTAAAAGAATGAGTTTCAGGTTCTTCAACACACCAAGCATCATATTCAATTTCAGGTCGATACGGCGTAATCTTTTTCACAGACCACAAATTGTTCGCAATTTGATACTTTCTGAAGCGGAACTCAATCAGTCGTGCCTCTTTCTTAAAATTCGTATCACGAACGACTTCTGATTCGCTTGATACATAAAATCCTGCAACAGAAGAGATATCACGAATCATCTCCGCCACACGATCATCAGAAGTTGCAACTTTGTTGGCTTTTACTGCACCATCGGCAGCATAAAATCCTTCAAATAGATGCTGCTTCCTTTTTATATCTAAGAACCGCCACGCTTTTGCGTTCAGGAAATCTTGTTTAAACGCACCCCTGTGTAAAACGTAAGCATCACCATGATAAGATTCTGGATATGTAACGGTGTCTCCGGCTTTTACAAAATTATCTGCGTATCTAATTTTATTGCCACATAGACGAATCGTAGTATAGTCATTTTTCTTATCAAGGCCATCTCCGATTGCGAATCCTGTGGCCCATGCCTGATAATCTTCTTTGGATTCCATTTCGTATTTAGAAAGCTCAGGAAGCATGACCAATGTCATTCCTTCTTTTAATTCAGTGGTTACAGAGCCATCATTCAGCAACCATCTGTGATTTGCCGTGCAGAAGACATGCTTAACAGACCGACCTGACTGAAGCATAACATCCTGCATTTTTTGCTTCCCATACTTTTTTACGGTAGCGGTGTGCCATTTGCCATCAGAACCGACAACTTTTACTGTTTCACCGTCATTGAAATCTCGAAATTCTTTTACGCCACTATCAGTCACAAAACGAGTATTGCTCTTAAAGCAGTTATGCATGTGCTGAGCAAAATAATCTGCATCATGGAAGTGAATTAAGCCCTCTTCATGCGCTTTGACGATCTCTGGGTCGAGCAGAAGACGAGCGGTTAGATCCTTTGATACCTCACCGGCCATATAGTCGCGCTGAACGCTGTTCACGGTGGGGTTCTTATTACTGTTCTCCTGATTGATCGCATCGTTCTTAGCGTCGATGATTTCAAGGATACTGGCATTCGTCTTTTCCTTGTCGCGAATTTCCTGACGGAGCTTTCGCCAGTGGCTATAAGATTCAGCTACATCAGCAAAAGGACTTGCCTTCAGCTGCTCAATGACGATATCCTGAATCTGCTCGACAGAAAGAGTATCTGGTATTTCAGCGATATGATCCGCAATTGCATTCGATACACGAGAGTCAATACCGCCTGGGGTGGTGGTCATCGCCTTTTCGATTGCATTCACGATCTTAGACTTGTCGAACGGAGCTTTTACGCCATTGCGTTTGATTACATACTCCATATTCCATCACCTCCAAATCAATAATAGCGCTGTTCGTTCATCATTTTCACGGCATAATCTTCGTACCAGCGAGCCTTCTTCTCGTCCTGCTCTGCGGCCACACCGGGCTTAGAACCATCACGGAAGCGATACTTGTAGGCATTGCAAATACAGAACCAGCGGACGGCCTCATCGCCAAACAGCTTGCGCATATTTTCGATGCACTCGGTGCCATGATAGTGAGCAGGACCATCCACATACTCGTAATCGACAGAATCAGACTTGGTATCTTCTTCAATCGGGTGCGGCCACTCGAAGTGCTCTTCTGCTTCACGGGTACAGCTGTCGTCTTCATCACTCTCTTCATCACGATCATCCAGCCCTGTGTACTCACAGTTCTCACAGTCGCCGTTGCACTCGTTGATATCGTCCTCATCGTCGTCGGTGTCATCGTCGCAATAACAATGATCATCAATATCGATGTCCTGATTGTGTAAATTCAAAAGCAGGATTCCACGAGTCATAACTTCAGAATTTTTGATATCACAAGCTTTCGCTAAGATATGAAGAGTGTCAGTATCAAGCTCTGCAAGGCTATCGAAGTCAAAGCGGCCAATATGGTGCCCCTTTTCACTCATACGGCCAGTATCGGTAAGAGTCAGATAATCAATAATACCATCATCGTCGCAGCAATCTTCACAGTCACAATCAGGGGTATCGTCATCCTCAGCAGCTCCATGGAAGACTTCCTCATACAGGTCGTGATAATTCTGATAAATATCGGCCAGTAGACCGCGCAGAATGGGTTCTTCCTCGTCAATATTCAGCTGCACAATATAAGTGGCCCATGTTTTTGCACCAAACAGAAACATACCACTTTTATTGAACTCATGATAAGATTTTGCCCTAACCATGATCATAGGAGAAGTGCATTTGTTAAAATTGTAGACAAGACGTAGGACACCATTTTCATTCAGAATATCGCAATTATTGATATCTATAACAGATTTCTTATTCATATGTACGCTCCTTACTTCTCAACGGGTTTATAAACATCTGCCAGCTTCGGATGGCGGCCACAGCAGCGGCTCCCCTCGGGACAGAACGGATACTTAGGATTCGCTTCACAGGACGGAACCATCCATGCGCCGAGTTCGGGGCAAACCTGAGAAACCCGGAATTTGATTGCCATAAACAGTCCACGAATCTCACGCTGGGCACGAGTGCAGAGCCGCAGGTGGCTCATTTCAATTAGCGACCGTGCGTTGATGGTGACATAAAGTTCAGTACAGCAGGCATTGGGCAAAACAGCACGAGCGTCTTCATTGGCAGCACCGTGATACTCTTTCAAGATGCGATAGTCATTGGCGATATCTGCCATCATGCCATCAAATACATCTGCGTCTTCCCCACTGAATGGATTGACATACTGCATAATACTTTCATCACAATAGCGCTGGCTGCGAACACTCAGACTGATATGCCGATGGCGGCTCAACTGCGCCAGAAGTGCTCGACTGACACCGGTGACATGAAACGTAAAGCTGATGTGTTCAAGCACCGAGGTGTGTCCGGTCGCCTTGCACCCCTTTGCGATCCGATAAGTTTCAGTCGGCTCAGAATCATAACAAACGCTTGCGGCCAGCTCTGCGATACTGAGCGGATTCTTGTCTGCATCTTTCTTTGCCGGCTGTGAATATGAAATCAATTCGACTTCCATTTACTGCCCCTCCTTGATAAAATCATCTACTGTTTTTCTGCCTGTCAAAACCTGTTTCATTTGTTCAGGCGACAATTTATATGTAATAACCTCACCACATTCATATCCGTAGCGCCGAATCTGACGCTCGCATTCTGCTGTGGCACGTTCTTTACGGCCAAGCTCTCTTTGATTGATCCCTCGCATGGGACCTCACCTCCCTCCTTATTCGGTATTTACGATCTCTGTTTCAATGTCGTATGCGTACTTGCCGTACTTTGGGAATGCAATCATCGTGCCATGTGCCCAGAGGAAATAAAATTCATCCAGTTCTGCGACGATTTCGAAGCGTTCTCCATAGCGAAGCCGCCAACAGAGAGATTCATCTTGATAATTAAGTCTTAAATATCGTCGTGTCCAATTTTTCATTGCGAATCTCCTTTAAGATTCGGTCGAAAGCTTTCTCAGCGTGAACGAGATCATCAATTGCGCAATCGATATAATCAGACTCGCAACACTCAAAATGATTTTGGGCGATGGTGATTTCTCGTAATGCTTGTCGATACCTTTCAAAAAGCCACTTCTCATTGTTCATACACCGTTCCTTTCAGCACCTCGAAATATGGGTCGCCATCCCGTTTTTCCAGCTGAGTCAATTGGCCATCATCGGCCACAGAATATAGACGGAAGTTTTTATAGATCTTATCGCCTTTGATCGTAGCCAGAGACGTAATGACGTAGTTGATATTGTGTTCTTCTGTGCCATCGGTAAGTTGAACTTCAAGTCGTTCTTTCTTTGGGACGGCTAATTTACTGAAATCAACCATAAGACACCTCACAAATCAGCAAGCTGAGTAGGAGACCAGATATCTGGAATACCCCAATCTTCTTCCGATTTTCCATTATAAATTCCGTAGAAATATCCTTCGGACGGTATATAGACGATTCGTTGCCAGTCATTCATTCCGTGTGACTCCTTTGGCTCAAAATCACGAGTCAAAATTCTACGTCCACCGCTGCTATAAGCGGATGTCTTTGTAGGAACCTCGATACATTTGTTGTCCAAAATCCGAAGAATGTGCTTAATGGACTTCTTAGAAAGATTCATAACTTTCTCCTTAGCCGTAGCTTACTTCGTTCTTATCATCACGGAATCGCACAAAGGTCGGGAATTGCAGGGACTCAAGGCCGGTCTTTTTATCCATCGTAACCTCTTTGTACTTTAATTCGATGATACGTCCGATGTAATCACCCTGATTCGCCCACACGGTAGCTCTCGTAGCATCATCAAAACCGGAACCAACACGAAGCTCGTTACCCTTGTAGTCAACAACCAGAGCGCCCATCGTACCAGCCAGACGGTTCTGACCTTCCTCGATGGCAGTGACACGAAGGTCAACAGTATAAAAACGCTTGATTTTAAGACAGCCAGTGTGACGCGCCCGCTTATAAGGAACCGATGTATTAAGCATGAGCCCTTCCCAATCATGTTTGACTGCATAATCGAGCCACTGAGGAATCACACTTTGATCAGTACCTTCATATACCATCGGCACGACCTGGATGTTTTTAAGCCCTTTCTGCTCGATCGTAACAGCTAAATCTTCAAGCCATTTACGACGGAGTTTATATGGCGTAACAAAAGAACCATCTTCATAAGGAAGGCTGCCTTTGCCGTTCTCAAACTCATCAGTAGGAATCAAATCAAACACAACGAACTTGATCTGGCTTTTATCTCCATCCGAGTTCAACATACCAGTGCCAACCCGAAATGCCTCGCCGTCTGATAGCCCTCTGCTATTACGATACACCAGCTCGCCATCGTAGACGTATTCATCAATCAGCGATTCATCGCCAAGTTCTTTGATGATGTCGTCCTTAATATGGTCGAGACCGGTAAACTCTTGTCCCTGACGAGAAATGAACTTGCCACGGTAGAAGGTGCCCCTGTTACCATTCATCTTGCGGCTGAGACTGAACCAGGTTCCAGGCTTGAGTTTGACTTTATCGATAGGATATCCCTGCTGGACTTCCCAGACCGGAACGACCACTTTGCCAAAAATCTTATTGACCGTAGCAGCTTCAACACCCAGGGGCAAATTCTTAGTGAATACTCGAATCAGAAAATCTTTATGTGAAGCATTCCAGTAGATATAACTGGCTGCCATTGACAAAGCCATGTCAGAGCCGGTGTTGCACTCCGCCAGGAATAAGCAGATATCTTGGAAAGTGTGTGGAAATTCATCCACGATTCGCACCTTTTTGTTGATCTTAGCCTTAGAGATCCCTGTTGTGATCTGCGGATCGAGAATGAAATCAAGGAAGAAAAACAACTGACTCTCACCGATCTCGTTCTTAGCATCCAACAAGATTGTTGCCTTATCGGTCTTTTTTGTGGCCTTCTGAAGCTTTTTTGTCAGTGTTTCCAGCTTGTCCAGCAGCACACCGTCCAGAATCAGCTCGCCTTCAAAATCAAGTGATGATGTCATCTTCAGTCCCCTTTCTTGTTCTCTTGGGTTTTTGCGGTAGTTCATAATGGGTCAGAGCTTCACGCATTTCGTGGAGAAGAAACGCATGGATCAGCCATGATGTGGTATCCGGCTCACAAAAGATGATTTGACAGTTATATCGAGCAAGCCATGTGGTGAGACTGCCCAGCAGTGAAGCGGGTGTCATTTTACTGCGATATGCACCGCGATTGATCTTTTCCCATGAACCGTTTTCAATGAGTATGTAAGTTTTTGCTCCGGCAGCCGCCGCCCTGTCGAACTCTTTGGCGAACCGAATTCGATTCGTTGTGAAGTTGCCGCAGATTTCATCTATGGAATTTTTTCTTTCAATGGTCACCTTATCTGCCAACGAGAATTTTTCGCCATTTGGCAGTGTCACCTCAGCACTATAATCACCAAAGTCCAGCCGCTTACGCATATAAGCACACGGGAACGATGAGAGCCGCTGATGAAGAAGTGGAGTGTCCTTTTCGCGGTCATCCACAATAATCACCATTGACTTGAGGATCTGAGTGATTTCGTTATATGTCACTTTGTCACCTCCTTTCACCGCACATGCACGTATTTACGAAGAATCGTTTCTTTATCGGTCTTAGACTGAATCCACTGTCCCTGCTCGTCCTTTGACCAGCGGCCTTCATCCCGCTCTTCATCAATGCGAAGGATGTCGCCTTTCTCGATTGGGGCAGCTTCCAGAGTGCGGCCTTTCACCTTAAGCCTGCGCTGTTGACCGGTTTTAAGGACGTAGGCGCTTACAGTTTTATTGGCGAACTTACCATCAATATCCAAGACGTAGATGTAAGAATCTTTGAGCTTCGGCATTGTAAGCTGGATATAACCAAGGCAATCAGCTTCATATTGGATGCGGTCTGTAATTGGAGTTTTGACATCTTCTGTTTCTCTCGCCAAATTCCGAACAATACCAAGCCAGTCCACATTGACATATTTTTTCTCTGTCTCTTTTTCGCACAAATGAAGCATCGTATCATAAGAGAAGAGCTTGTCCATATCCACCTTATTGAGCTGCTTTGCTCCGAAGTATTTATTAAAGATATCCACCTGGGCAAGAAGCTGATTGGGGTTCCCGAACTCCGAAAAGAAGTCGAGCTTAATAAGAATCTCAAGCTGGCGACTGTCCGCAATTTTCTTCATTTGGTTCATAACAAGCAGATCAATGAAAGAACTAAACTTGTCATTGCGGAGCTTATAAAACTCACGACTGAGCCGCTTGTTCAGATACTTGATAGACTCCATTCCCTGATAGATTTTCTTGTCTGTCTTATCGTAGACATATTCATCCCTGGAATGACGGAACTTGATGGGCATGATCTGGATGCCACGTTCATTCGCAAGCTTGGTCGCATTAACGATTTTTTCTTGCGTGTCCGCAGTGTTCAGAAGTGCCGTTACAAATTCGTGGGTGTAGTAATAGCGATAATACGCACAATAGTATGTAAGGATAGAGTACCCGGTAGCATGGTTCAAACCAAACTGATACGAGGCCGAGTTCTCGATGACCTGTAAGAATTCTTTTGCTTCTGTTTCGGCGGTTTCTCTTGATTTTGTTGAGTGATTACAATAGCCATTCAGGATACGAGGCATTGCCGCATCCAACTCCGCCTTGTTCTTATGACCGATTGCACGGCGAACACTATCTGCATCACCGCCGCTCATATCGCAGAACTGTTGGAGGAACGCGATGGTCTGTTCCTGAAAGACAAGCCAGCCCAGGCTATCTTTTAACAGCTCGTCGATTTCAGGCGACGGATTGTGATTTGCTTCATGCCGGAAGAGCTTATCTCTGTAAGAAGCACCGCCGGGTCGAATGGCTGCCGTGACCAAGCTCAAATCTGCGATGCTGTGAACATCGTATTTTTTGAGCGAATCAAAAGCGAAATCCTCAACGAACTGGAAAATGCCAACCGGAGACGTTTTCATATCTGCCCAGACTGCCTGGTCATCGAAATCCATTTCCCAAGTGTGCGGGTACGAAATATCAGCCAGCTTACAGGTTTTATCAATAACAGATACTGTATCAAGACCGAGGATATCGTACTTTGCCAGACCGACTGCATGAGACGCTTCCATGTCAAGACACAGAATGGGCAGCCCGTCTTTATCTTGGAAGACACCATACCTTTTATAGAGGTCGATTGGAGCGATGATAACGCCAGCCGGATGATGTGACAGAGACACGATCGTTCCTTGCAATCCATCAAAGTAGTAGAAGATATCAGGATGATCTGCACGACACTTTTCAGCGCTGGCATCGTATTCCTTTTTCACTTTTGCGATTCGATCAAGGGAATAAGGATTCTTGGATTCATCTACGTCTGGGTTTTCTCGCTTCCAGACCTTAGCAAGGGCTCGTCCAATCTCGTCGATTGTCGCCTTTCCTGCCAGAGTACCCATAGCCAGAACATACGCACACTTCTCACGACCGAACGATTCAAAGATGTGGTTATAAATCATGGGACGATAAGCATCCGGCACATCGATATCAATATCACCAATCTCGACACGGTTTTCATTACAGAAGCGCGAGAACACCAGATTCCAGCGAGCCGGGTCAACATCGATGATATCTGTGACAAATGCACATCGAGAACCTGCAACAGAGCCACGACTTGGTCCGAACGGAATGCCCTCTCCCTTGCCCCAAATCATCAGGTCGCTCATAGAAAGCATAAAGCCCAGCATATTGGTTTTCTTGAAGACCGTAAGTTCCTCTTCTACGTCCGCCTTAAACTGTGCGGCTTCATATTCAGGGATGATACCGCGACAAATTTTGTCGTTCAGCATATCATGGGTGCGTTTGATGTAAACCTTAGCATCTGATTCAGAAGTCCCGGTCAAAATGGGATATCGTGCCTTTGTGCTCAGAGTGAAATCAGTGACACTATCTGCCATCCGATTCGTATTCTCGATTGCTTCCATCCAGACTTCACGAGGGAGCGCATCTTGCACAGTGAACGCATCGACCAGTTCATTGTAAGATTTGAAGGTTAAATCAAATTCATCCTCGCCAGTGAATTCGATTCCCTTGCCCATCATAAGAATCTTGCGGCACTCTGCTTTATACGTATTCAGACTATGGGTATCAGTTGCAGCAATCAGTGGCTTGTGATATTTCTTAGAAAGCTCCCAGAGATACTGGTTATATTCTTTTTGATCGTCACAATCGTGATACTGAATCTCATAATAGTCATAGGTCTTGCATAGTTTGTCATAGACTTCCTGACGAAATCCATCACATTCTGACGTATATTTGCGAAGCGGGCTTGCCAGACAGGCAGAGATTTTGATGATGTTATCAGACAGACCAAAGAACTCTTCAAAAGTAATACGCGGCTTATAATACTTGTGATCAGCATCATAAGATGTGCCCATTATTTTGTTTAGCTCCAAAACACCACGAGCATTTTTGCAAAGAAGAATCGTATGGAAGTTGTCGCGAACTTTATAGCGTTCGGCATCCATCATTTTACCGATTTCCTCTTGTGCTTCCTGCGGGTCCCAGCCTTGATAAGATTCATAAACCTCATCAGGGATCTCTGGATAGTGGTATATCTCAGAGGTAAGATACACCTCGCAACCAACGATGAATTTCAAGCCCTTTTTCTCTGCGTACTGTTTCTTTTCAGTCCAGTTAAGGTTGTAGCCATGGTTGGTAGAAGCAATCGCTTTCATTCCGTAAGAAGCAGCGAGATCAACATAATCCTCCCATTTTGTACAAGAATCAAGGAGCGAACCTTTATCGTCGTGCAAATGGTATACAACATAGTTTTGCTCCATGAATCCTCCTTAAAACAAATCGTCTATACCGACCACGCTTGGATCTTTTGCCGCATAAAACGGCCGTTTGTTGATGCAATCTCGAAGCGGTTCACATGTTTTGCGATGACCGCAGAGATTGGTACAAAAGAAATTGGGACTGCCATTTTTCTCTTCGATCTCTCGTGCAGGCCATTCGCCACTGCGTTTCCGCTCCTCGAACTCGTCCGCCATTTCGTTTATGTAATCGATACATTCTTTGCGCAGTTCATCGGTGACAGGATACGGTCTGACATATGTAGTCAATTTGAACTGGCAGCGAATATCTTCCGGCAGATCATTGATATCGTTCGATTCGATAAATGCCTGGGTAACAATTTCGATCTGCTCACTGTCATACCCGGCGGCTTTCATTTTGGAACGAACTGTGGACCGCAGCGTGTAGCCCACTTTGCATCGATCGAGCACCTTTTCGGCTGGTTTTGCACGTTTTCCGAATCCGGTTTCGTATGTAATCTTGCAATATTTCACCATGATCCAACAAGGAACGGCCGTTTTGAACCCAGCCTGTTCAAGCGCCAGAGTGTACGCGACCAGCTGACGACCATAGTGAAGCAGGTCTTCATCCTTAAACTGACTGGAAGTCTTGATATCTAACACCTGTAGCCGCCCGTCTGGCATAATACGAATCAAATCAGCGTAACCTTGAAGGTAACGATCATCACGAAGCTTTAGAATGAGCAGCTTTTCGATTTCGTATTCACCCTTTGGACTGACCCAATCACGAGCCATACAACGCATGTTTGAGATCCATTTATCGCGGATGCCATTGCCGCCATCTCTCGTTTTAGGAAAATCAATTCCAAGCATATCGAGTTCATCCAGACCGTTTTCGATGGCAGGACCGATATCCGCTTCTGTGTTCTTCCCTTCAATGATTCCTTCCAGCGTATCATGGACCACAGTACCAAGAGAGGAATATACATTGGCGCACTGATCTCGCGGCTTGATATAAGTCAGATATGCATTATATGGGCAATCGTGGATCGTACTCAGCTTTGAATAGCTGTACACCTGTGCCCCTTTGTCATACAGTGCCTGTAGCTCAGGGGCTATTACTCTTTGTCCCATTTACATCACTCCTCTACCCATTTCACATATTTTGTTACGCCCTCTTTGTAAACATCCTTACCAAGATCAGCGATATTCATTTTGGAGCCCTCTTGAATCAACCCGTCAGGCCAAATGTATCCAACCTTTGTTTTTAAGATCGGATTGTTCACGATAAGTTTTTTGCATTCGTTAACCAGGTGCTCTTCTTCAAGCCCTTCATCGTAAGCCAGAATGATTTTCTTTGGCAGCATTCGTTTGATGTATTTGGCCTGTGTATCCGATACATGACAGCCGCACGTTGCGAGGGCAATATTGCAGCCGAACGAATCACATTGCTGAACTGCTTTTTCAGATTCAAACAGAACGATGTTCCCTGTTTCCTGAATCCGATGGTAGTTCTCCGCGTATCCAAACAGTGTTTTGCCGCGTGGACAAGAGATCAACGGATACCAGCGTTTATCGTGTTCACACTCATAATTGGCGCGACCCATGATGCCGACCAGAGAACCATCGGTTGCCCGCTCTGGGATTGTGATTCGATTTGACTCAACATCATAACCGACACCGAATTTTTGCTGAGTATCTAGGCTGATACCATCTTTGATGAAGCGGAGATTGTATTTGTTAGCATACGGTTCCAGAGTCTCCTCCGGGTACGTTTTCAAATCTTCCATCTCTTCTTCATAGTCCGGCATCAGTTTTAGAAAGAACCCGCCGAACGGCCAGTGTGTTTTGATGTTGACTTCTTCTTCTGAAATGCCAGCCTTTTGTGCAGCGAATTTCAAAGAATCTGGAAACGAACATTTTTTGACATCCATAATCAGACTGAAAAGATTCCCTTTTTGGTTTGTAGAGAAAACAAAGAACCGAAGCGTGCCGCAATCGAGCATACAACTGGTTGGATTTCGCTGCTCTTCCCGGGCGAACCGCAGATTATTTTTGAGAGGATTGAACTTGATATTTTCAAAGCCAAGTGCTTCAAGGATTTGAATGATTTTGTCTGGCTGATTTTCAAGCTTAGACGTTAATACATTGACATCCATTCATATCGAAGCCTCCCTTCTTATTTATCTGCGGTCGTACTGGCCATGGTCATTTACAATGGTACAGAAACCAATTTCGATCCAACGGTTCCAAGCTGAATCCCACTGATAAAGAAGAGTTTGACCATCTTCATCAGAACGAGTTTTATTCAGAAAAAGAACCATATATTTTTTGTCTTTATCCATGATGAATGGCTCTTTGATTTTTGGATTATCCTTATTCCGCCGATAGGGATTGCAATCAAATTTCTCGCCGGTATATTCGTCCTGCCAACATGCCCTGGCAAAGACAGCTTGAGCCACCACTTCTTTTATCTGTTTTGAGTTTGACAGACAAGTTGCGTCAAGCCAACGCTGATTCGTAGTATGTAATGCCAACTGAAAAGTGCAGATCATAGCGACCTGTTCTTTTGAAACGGTATTAAAAATGCGACGGCTGTTCATCAACAATGCCTGCCACATCTTATCGTCAATACCGTCATCCGATTTCATGGTGTCATAGATGATTGCCTTTGTGCCGGATCTTGCAAGACGCTTGATGTACTGAAGCACCTTAGAAGTGTCGTTTTCGAACATTTTTACAAAGCGAATATTGGAATACTTTTCTTTTGTAATGGCTGCCGCCTTACGAAGCATCTCCAACTCCTCTTCATTAAAATGGCCAAGACTGAGCTTTTTACGGGTGATTTTCCAGTAGTCCAATTCTTTCGTGAGGATGTGAACCAGTAACATATTTTTATATGCCTTGCTCTGCATCTCGTTTGAAATAATCGCAACGCCTGTGCCGCCTTCTGCAAATGGGAGAACCATATTTTCAAAGATAAAACTTGATTTTCCTGTGCCACTGTGGCCAGCAAACAAATACATATCCCCAACAGGAGCACCAAGTGTCAGATAATTCAATAGAGGTGCTCCGGCTGCATAACTGATTCCCTGATCCATGCCGGCATTGCACTGCTGGATGTATTTTTCATCAACAACAAGATTTTCGATCTTTGAATCGTTGCCGGTTGTCAGCGCCACACTGTTATTGAGCAGCTCAAAAGTGTTATACACATCTTCATTCGTTGCATCATCAAAGCGCTCCGGGTGACTGAGCAGATCATCATACTTGGTGGCCAAGATTTTGAGCGTATTCATTTTGGCGATTTGGTTGTAATAGCTGTCCGTGTTCTCCGGATCGACCAGATCCATCATCGCCTTACAAGCACGCCAGCCGTTCAGCTCTTCGTAGTGCCGACGGAGTGTGGGTTTGTCCGCCAGATATGTATCAAGAGTGATGTTATCGATATTAGAAAAGCCCTGCCGACGAATGCCGCGACCGACCATGAAATAGAAAACCTGTTCTTCACAGATCAGGGTTTTATCTGTTCCTTCGTTGATGTTTTTGTAATCGTCGTATCGCTGGGGATCTTTCCACAGACAAAAAACAAAGCTTGCTTCGGCCTGTACACGATTTGCTTCGATCTTTTCAATCGCCTTGGTTAAATCCATAAATCGTCACCTCCTAGCAAGCTGCTAACATCTTTTCCTTTGTGTGCAGTACCGATCATTGACAGGTCGATCATTGTGTCAAGATTTGATTCTGCATTATTTTTGACAGTCTTTTCTGCCTTATCTTTTTCACGCCGGTAAACAGCGCCGATGTTATTGCGAATGATCGCCATCAGATAGCTGCACTTCCCTGCGTCATCATCGAACTTCTTATTCTGCATTGCCCATCGAATCGATTTTTCGTTTTCATCCATGGTTTGCTGAATGATTTCATCCGAGTAGAAATCCAGTTCCTTCAACCGGCGAAATACGATCGTTGGCATTGGCTGACCATTTTCTGGGTCATATCCAATAAAATCCGCAATCGTACTGCATAGCTTCTTATAGGATTCCATCGTGCGGCCTGGCTTCTTTTGAGGAGCGGGCTTATTCTTTTTCGCCTTCTCCTTGCGCCGCCCGGCCAACCACGCCTGATAAACCGCTTCTGATTGGAAATAGCGATTGTTTGGCGCTTTGTAAAATTGACTCCTGGGTCCTTGCACCCCGGTAGCCATACATTTAACTGTAGGTTCCTTTGCCATATTTCCTACCTCAACATACCCACCATCCCGCCCTGCGTATTTACTTCAGAATAACCATACAAAGTGTGAATGATTAGACCAAAGAATAAACGCGTTTCAATGCGTCAATAGGAAATTCCGGATCAGAGAACTTAAGGCCAACCTCATCGCGGATCGCCTTGATCTGAGCCTTAACATCGGCAGATGCGTTACCGAAACGATCCTGAATTGCACTGATCCACTCTGCACGGTGAGGCTCGTCCTCTTCAGCCTGAGCTGCAGCACGATTTTCTGCATCCTTACGACGAGCGATTTCTGCAGTCTTTTCCTGCTGTGCGGCCTCTTCCTTCTGACGGGCAGCCATATCAGCATCAGTCATCGGCTTCATAGTGGCAGAGTTCTTAACGCCCTCTTCAAACGCTTCGACGAAAGCCTTGGGTGTGAAAGGAACCTTCTCAGGCAGACCATGAAAACGAGAACCAGCATCCAGACTTGCAGTAGCACGCAGATACAGGACACGATTTTCACCAGTGACCTTCTTATCCTTGATTTCACGATCAAAGACCGCCATCATAACCATCTGTGCAGTATCGGCAATTGCACCATACACCTTATCCATCAGGTTGTTGGTCCAAACCTGATACTCTTCACCAGTGACCATATCAGTACGAGTCTTTTCCTTGACGTGAGACAAGATAAACACAGCGATACCGGCATCCTCCAGACGAGTAATCTGCTCTTGAATCAGTGCAATCACACGGTCAAGTCCCCGACCGTAGCCTCCAAATGCATCGTTAATACTCTTGCACGGCTTACCGGTCTCTTTACGAGACAACCGAATGGCCTCCTGTGCAGCGATATCATACAGGCAATCCAAGGTATCGATTGCGACCAGCTTAATGCCATAGTCCTTATTGTTCTCGACGATATCATCAACAATCTGAATGAAACCACGGCTGTCGGTCTCTTCGTCGTAATCCTGATTAAAAACCTTCGCTTCTTCGACCTGCAGATCATCCAAAGCGTGGTAGCCATTCTCAGCGCCACACGAAATCAGCAGGCCCTTGGTTGCGTCACCATACTTCTCTTTGATCAGGTCACGAATAAAGGTGGTTTTGCCGATCTTGCGAATTCCGAGCAGCATATAATGAGGATAGCTGCCAAGGTCTGCCTTAATACGATTGATTTTAAAACCCATTATGTATTCTCCTTTTTAATTTTCATTCCATGGTAAATCGACAGGATCAAAACATGGTGTCGATATCATCATCGCTGTCTTCCGGGGCCTCGACTGCAGGAGCAGCTTTTGCCTTGGTCTTAGCCTTGGAACCGCCCTTCATCATATCGTCCACGCTTTCATCAACCGCCGGGGTCCAGATTTCATCCTCGAACTCACGAGCAGTGTAACCAGAATCAGCTGCAGTCTTGCACTCCTCAAATTCACCAGTCAGGATAGGCTTTACCAGACGCAGCTCCTTTTCCCGATCACCGAGAATATTCCCACGCGGCTTGAAATCTTCCATCTTAGAGATACCGAGTTCGACCTGTTCCCGCTGCTGTTCAGTCAGGCTGTCCATAGTAAACGGGACCTCTTCAGCGCCATTGACGACTGCGATCTGCCAGTTCATATGGACAGGATTGCGAGACTTGGTTTCCAGATAGCGCATCTTGTAATCGTGGATTGCCTTGTGCTTCGGCTTGTCCATATCAAAAACAGCAGTATTGAACACGGTGTCGATCTGGAACATCTTCTGTGCGCCATCTGCCTTAGACCACATCGGAGTGTAGCAATGCATCATAATCTTGCCGTCATCCTTCAGAGTGGTTGTATCCATGCTGTCCTTGTCGTAGTACAGGTCCAGATTCATAGTCAGATGAGGAACTTCCTTCTCACCGGGCATGTACACGTTCTGGATCTGATACTCGCGATAAACCTGATCCTTGTATTTACCGGTGCCGGGACGCAGAACGAACTTACCAGTAACAACAATATCGTCCTCATAACCAGCCAGAGCGGACTCCAGATACTCGATCATATCCCACTCTGTGATGAACTCCTTGCGCTCGCCCAGATTCACTGTGAACTTTTTGGTGCTGGCGACAGTCTTGATCACATCTTCGTCCAGACGATCACTCCACGCGACCTCGATATTGTTTCGGTCAGTATCCATGGTCTTGATCTCGTCATTCTTAAAGCCTTCCAGCTTGACATAACCGAGATTGTTCCCGGCTTTGATACCAAAGTTAATACTGATCTTCTCACCCTTGTCGTAGGTGTCGCGCTTCACGAACGGGACCTTTTTGGAAACGGTGACCTTTCCGCAAAAGCTAAAGCGAGAGTAAACGTTGTTTTCCTTACTTGCCATATGTACCTCCTATGTAATCAGTTATCAATAATCGGATTCTTCAGTAGTCTTATGCTCCCATTCCGGCACCCTTGGGGCAAAGGGAACAACGATGGGCTCGTGTTTGCATCTGGACATAAATTCATCTACCAGCTTGTCGTAACAGCCAGAGCAGAGAGAAAACTTCATCTTGTCCCCATCACGCTTGCTCCCGTAGAAGAAAGGCAGTTCCAGGTTACCAAGATTGATCTCATCGCAGGTGTCCAGAGTCTTACCACAAAAATTACAAGTCATATTGTTTTCTCCTATCTAATTTGACGAAATGCTATCGAATCAAATCAGGAGACGCACGTCCATACAGCATCTGTACTCCCCTTTCGATTTACTATTTATAAATTCACTTCAGTTCCATGATGTCATCAAAGAGCATCACGTAATCATCCGTGTATTTATTTCCATGGAAGTGGCCAAAGTACCACATTGGCTCTTGGTATGCTGGGAATAAGGAGTAGATTTCATCAAAGAATTGTTCTGTTGACTTGTCTACTGTGCTCTGATCAATACCAGAGATAAAAAGCTCAGTTGGCTCGAACCGCAGCGGGCATGTATGGGTCAACATAATATCGATTTGTTTTTCCGTTGCCATCAACCGTACCAGCCCCTTCGTGAGTTCATTTGGCTGTTCGTCCGGCCACCAATGCCAACCGCGCCGCAGACGATAATACTTGTCAACCGAATAAGCACCGCCGCAAACAAGTGCAGTCAACACACGGTCGGATGTAAAAATCGTATATACAGCACCGTCGATGGCAAAATACTGGTTAGGGTGTTCTGCGTGCCACATCATCGGACCCTGAATCGCACCCTCTGTGACATCGATCTGTTTATATCCATCTGCTTCTGTAGGACGCCGCTCGTGATTGCCATGAATACAGAACAGTTTTGCAGGGATTTCATCCGCAATATTCTTGATATACATCTCCTGCGGATGATCCTCGCCATAGTAATTCAAACCAACATCGCCCAAGCAGATAAACCATTCTGCGTCTGAATGCACCTTGCAGAAACTCTTTAGATCATAAAATCGACTTGGGTTGCCATGGATATCACCTGTCATATAAACTGCCATCTGGAAACTCCTTTTCAAATTAAGACGGAAGTGGGCTTACTTTGTCATAAATCGTCCATTCATCAGGACAATCACAATGCGGAGTATAGAATCGGGTACAAAAATTCCAGTAGATACAATCATCGCAGCCCAATTCGTTTTCGTATCTTTTTCCGCATTGATAAATAAAGTCCCGAAGTGCAATTTCAAGTTGTTCTGGAGTAGTCATCTGTGAACCTCCTTATCCGATTTGTTTTTTTGGTTGTGCTAGTGTGACTCGAACACACGATCAGGGAGTCAAAGTCCCTTGCCTTGACCGACTTGGCTATAGCACATTATATAAGGCGGCACCCAGTGCTACCTGAGCACCGCCGTGAGTTTTAAATCTTAGAAGTTGGGCCATGGAAGAAATAACCAGCCGCAAAAGAAGCCAGCATCAATCCGCCCACAATCCAAATTGCTTTACTGATTTCAATCCAGATCAATCTGAATCACCTCAGTTCTCGATTCGCATAAAGCTGATATCGGTAGACTGGTATACGCTTGCATCCGACTTCAGAGCACCAGCAGCCTTGTCGGCCTGATACTTTGCATTGCCAGAGCCTGTAATAATCAGTCGATTCTGATCAATACCCTGAGAAGCCAGATAGTTGGCAACAGTCTGAGCACGATTTGCAGAGAGCTGCACACCGAACTCGGTCTGAGTGTCCGCATTGATATTGCCGTTGATAACGATCATTGTGCCATCCAGAGTCTTGGCGATATTTACGAAATCATCCAGAACAGAGGCTGCGCTGGCCTGATCGGTGAACACAGAAGAATCCGGGACAAATGTTACATTGGCGGTCTTGCTCAGCATGGAATCATAATCCAGATTGCCGGTGACCTGCTGGGTGATATTGGCACGGGTTTCGTCACTTACAGTCACCTTTGTGGTGGCATTTGCGGCGGAAGTAGACTTAAAATCACCTTTCAGAGTGTCAATATAAGTGGTATCAAAAATCGTGTCCACAAGGCCGCGATTGACAGTTTCACCCAGAGCCTCCCAGATATCGCACATCTGGTTATAGATCATGGGAGCAGTATCGTTTAGAATGTTGTAATTGTCCTTCCAGCTGGCCATCTTGGCGTTGGCATAAGTAGCGTCGATATCTGCATCGCTGGAAGTAGAGTACATCGGGAACACTTCACGAGCTGCGTCGTAATTGATGGGCTGATCATAAGACATCAGAATACCCTTGACGAACTTCTTGACAGTATCTTCGTGAGCTGCGGCCCAATCGGCATCAAACACAATGCCATCCATAACCAGAGAAGAAGAAGACTTGGTATCAAAAACAACGGTGCTGTTGGTATAGGTCTTGGCCTGAGTCAGGTACGGCTCCCATGTTGCAGCCACATCGATCTGACCAGCAAAGTATGCTTTAGCAGTATCATCTGCCGTACCGAACATGATCAGGTTGTTCATAATGGTTGTCTTATCCGCATCGGACAGGTTGGAATTATTGACAAACCAAGCGACCAGGGTTTCGGCCTCAGAGAATTCAGGAACGCCAATCTTGGCATTGACCCACGAATTCACATCCGCAAACTGAGTGGAAGCGATAATACCGTCACCGCCATAGCTGTAGTTGGTAAACACCGGCATGATGATATTCTTACCGGCATCCGTAAACTTCTGAGACAGGAACGCGACACGGTTCGTAGTATAACCAGCGGCCTGCAAATCACCAGAGATCAATGCATTGCTGGACTCAGTAGCGTCGTTGATGACATTGATATTCACCTTGATGCCGAGCTGGTCAAATACAGAACCGGGCTGAGTGGTGAGACCCCCATTTGCCGTGATACAGCTCAACCAGCCCGCCCACTCATCCAGAGACAGATTGATCGTGTCGTCGCTGGTTGATGCATTCGTGGTGACATTCGTGGCAGGCTTATCAGACGCAGTTGGCTTTTTCTTGTCGAACTTGATCACACCGCCCTTGATGCCACCAACGACACCAATAGCAACAGCCACAGCAAGGACCACACCAACAACAGCGCGGCCAGCCTTAGTCAATTTGAACTTAGACATGTTATTCTCTCCTATTTAATTTTGATTTTATTTCTTGGACTGAGTGTTCAATCCAGAAGACTTTGTGAGGGTGTTCAGATCAGGAATGCTGTAAGTTGTTACGTTTGGGTTGCTCTTTTTGAGACTGTCCAGATACGAACTCACCTTATAATCAGCAGTATTTGCGTCCGCTTTATCCAGCTTTCCCTCTCGACTAGTCTGATACAGAACCTTTGCACCCGCTGCTTTTTCGCGACTTTCCTGAAGACCATCACGGGTAGCGTTGAGCATTTTATCGGTGCCGGTAGATGCACGCAGACGATCCAGATTGGAATACACATCTGCGACCTGTTCGTTCGCCTTCAATTCAGCCACCACATCTTTGCTTTCGCGCTTCAGAACAGCCAACTGATTTTCAAGCTTTTCCTTGATTGCCTTGACCTCTTCCGCCGCTGGTTTCATTTTTTGGAACTGAGCAGATAGGTTCTCGGCTTTATCAAGCTCTTCCTGTAAAAGACGAGCATAAGTGGTAGCAGATTCTTCATCGCCTCGACTCATGGCAGCTTTTGCACGTTCATCATAACCTTTCGCCTGCTTCTGACAGACAGCGTAGTTATCCTGAATCGTCTTGAGCTTACCAGTCAGATTTCGCAGCGTGTCGCAGGCGTCCGTGTACTTCTCAGTCAACTCGTCGATTTTCTGAGCATAGATAGCGCGGGCACCATCTGGTGTTTTGGCTGTATCCTGCACGAAAACCTGTAAGAAGCCACCAGCCAGAGCTTTAAGCTGCTGACGGAATGACGGAAACAGGATCAAAATAATCACAAAAGCCACACCGACACAAATAACCACGAACTCAGGAATGGTAAAAGAAAACATTACTGAGCACCCTCCTTCCCAGCGGGCTCCGTCTTATCCTCTTCGATAAATTCCTCGATAGAAGAAATCATCTTGAGTTCATCCTGAACTGTATTGGTGATCTTTTCAATGGCCGCACCAGCTTCAACGTTTCGATTCGTCAAAGCTTCGATCTGTTCCTTCATAGATTCGATCTGCTGGTCGTTGCTCTTCATCTCGTCAAACAACGCATTCATCTTATCGTTACCAACAGCCCGCAGAAGCTCCTTGCGCTGCTTCGCATCAGAGATAATCGCGACCGCATCATAACCAAGCGTTGTCATCAGGTTTTTGACCGTAGCACGCTTAGTCTTTGTGGGCATCTCAGACGGGAATGTATCGATCACATCTTTGATCTTATAGACCGTCACAGAGTCGGCAGGATTCACACCATTAGTCTCGTAAACCGCCTGAACATCGATGGTGTCGCCCTCAGGAACCTCGGCCTGAACCGGTTCGTCTTCTGGGAAATCTCCATTGATGTAATGATCTCCGACGCCACTACAAACGCGAAGCTCATTCGTGGTATCCGGCATATCATACTCAGAAGCAGCTACACCCTCAACAAGACCGAGTTTTTCAAATAGACTTTTCTTCGCCATAATTTTTCTCCTCGTTTTCTTTTTTTATTACGCCATAACCTACTTGCTTTCCATCACGAATCTCAGCAAAATCCCCATAATAGCACCAATTATGTGACTCGATAAATTCAACAAATAAACTTATTGACTCCTCCCAGCTTGTATTATCTGGAATACTCAGACATCCCATAATTTTAATTTCATGTGCCATAATCTTTCTCCTTATTTGATTTATAAATTGGATCACCAAGAGTTCCATCAGGCTTCACATAACAGCCGTCTCGAATCTCAGAGAACCCACCACCATAGTACCAACCATGCGACTCAACAAAATCTAAGAACACGTCTGTGATTTCATCAAAGTTCGCATCATCTGGAATGTTCAGACAGCCTTGAATCTCAATTTCGTGCGACATGTTGTCCTCCTTATGAAAATTTCCACTTGAAAACATTCTTGATACAGATATTTGTGATCCAGTCAAACAGAATACTGAAAATCACAATCGCCAATATTCCAACAAACACCAGAGATGTACGGCCACGAGCGGACGAAGTATAGATCAGATAGCCAATACCGTACTTCGCATTCACTGTCTCGGCCACTGCGATATAGGTCCAACCGATGGCATACATTGTGGCGAATGACTGACAGATGGAAGGCGCTGCGATTGGGAAGACGATTCGTGTTACTGTGCTGAACTTCCCTGCTCCATCAATGCTGGCCGCCTCGATCACATCATCACTGACATCATCCAGGGCGATCAGAACGCTTGGAAGCATAAACACAAAGCTGGCTACAAATAAGAAAGCAATCTTCATTTTCTCTCCGATTCCAAACCACATAGTCAACAGCGGATAGAAGGCAGTGACTGGCAAAAATCGCATTGCTCGAATTGCTGGATAGAGCAGCTTTTGAAGCGGATGACAGATTTTCATCAAACAGCCAAGAGGAATGGAGATGCCGGCACTCAAAGCGGCTGCCACCGTAATGCGAACCAGCGAATATCGAAATGCTTTCAACATTGTTCCATTTTGGATCAACAAGAAGAATTCCCGAAACACAGCGCCTTGCTGTGGAACAAAAATTGGCGAAGTCAGAGCCGCGCCAATGTCCCAGATAATCGCCAACAGAATCAGAAGAATCACACGATAGATCCAATCTTTCTTCGTCGTTTTCATTTTGATACCTCACAATATTTAATTTTCAAAAAAATGGCCTGTACCGGAATTGAACCGATGTCTCCGCCGTGAAAGGGCAGCATCTTCACCTCTTGACTAACAGGCCATAACACGCGGCAAGCAAGATTCGAACTCGCGGATGTATTACCATCAATGGATTTCAAGTCCACCGCTTTAAACCACTCAGCCATTGCCGCATATAACAAGCCTTTTCACATCATGCTCGGGATGATTCTTGACAATCGCGTAACAACGTGATACACTTTTGCCAACTTAACTCTCACTAGACACACCAATTCCTCAATGACGGACATTGTTCTCGCGTCTCGAGCGGATTGGAGGTGCTTAGATGAAGCGTTAGGCGAAAGATTTTCTTGATGTCGCTGGTGACATTTGCAGTATCGTCGGGCTCATACTGATGGTTCTGCAGATGAATCACGTCATCGGGTAATCCTGACAGCTCAGTGGTTATGGCCGCTGGGCTGTTTTCTTTTCTTGATCTCTTTATCAACATCTTCCAGAAAGCTCATCCAGTTTTGAAGATCAAATTCGTCTCCAAAATCAAACCCTTCATCCAGACGCTGATATAGATCCCGCTGAAAGCACCATAGCGTTTTATCTGTCAACTCGCTCAGATGCTGTGTGATGAAATCGATCACAAGACTAGGCATATATGTTCTGCGCCCAACTGCGTATCGAACAGCACAATTACAAATGGCACCGAAGTCATCATCATACGGATCAATCATTGCCATAATCGTTAAGCTCCTCTTTAATTTGTTCATTTCTGATTTGATTCGTCCTGTGCTTCGCGAGACGCTTATCACGAAGTTTTGCCTTTGCCCAGTTATTTCGAACTCCACTCCAACGTCCGTATCGATGTTCAAATTCATCGGCACCCCAACCCTGATGGCCTATGATGCCTTTATAAATTTGCTGCTGTTTCACAAGATTAGCTCCTTTCTATAAAATAAGGGATACTGTTATGTAATTTGTTTGGCACGCCTGCCATGATTCGAACACGGATACCCTGGGTTTAGAGCCCATTTCTTTACCAATTAAGATACAGGCGCATAAACTCTTTATTAAATCATGTTAATATCACTTGTATTTTCTTTCTGGTATAATTCCATAATGTGAGCACCATTTTTTTACCGCAGTACTAGAAACATTGAATTCGCGACTTATTTCACTAACAGTCATTGTTTTAGTTAGCCCTAATAAAGTATCTTTATCAGGGCGTTTTGAAATACGGGTTTTGTCCATGCATGAGCGACAAAGTTTTGCTTTAGCAGAACATGGGCCGCCGCAATCGCAACATATTCCGGTCATACCCTTATCCCGTCCATTTAACCTAGCTTTCTTTTGTTCAACTCGCTCTTTTATTTTCCCAGTCACATGTTTTTTATCACGGATCGGGAAAATATACTTTTTGTCAAGATTGTAATATCCCGTATTCACACTACTTACTGTTCGCTGCCCTACTCCAAATCTATTTGCAATCTCTGTTTGAGTAAGATCTGTTGTCGCTAAAAGATTGGCTATTTCATTTAATTGATTTTGCCCTAATATTCTATTATGTTCACTTGCATCCCCGCCGATTAGAATATTGTATCCGTATATCGGCTCTGTACTTTTATAATAGTCAATCCAATATATTTCTCTTTCATTTAATTTTGATTGATCGCATTCTTCAATTATCGAAAAATCAAAATCGTCAAGGTGGCCATACATAGCAGTATAAAGTCTACTGTGAAACCATTCATTGTCTTTTCTTTGGCTTTTCACACGATGGTCTCTCTATCTACGTGCTATATATCTTGATTGCCCTATATATACCTGATGCGTTATTTTATTTTCGATTTTATAAATACCACAGACTCTTTCTTTCATTTTTGAACCCTCAAAATCAAAATGTATGCTGTCTTTCCAGCTGTCATCGGTTTATGTTTTTGTTCCTTCCGCAGAACTACTAACAATACCATCACATTAGTCGCGCGCACTAATGCTGGCTACAATAGTTGCAACTCGAAAACTACTTACCGCGTGGTGCGACCGGTGGGTTACGATCCCGCTACCCCTTGATTAAAAGTCAAGTGCTCTACCAATTGAGCTACGATCGCATATAAACTGTTTTCGAGCTGGTGAGACTCACGCACAGTTGCGCTCGGAATGCGGATCTTATCATCGTCAGGGCACGCAGTTTGACCAAGCTTGCTACATCGGCCCCTGATCAGGAGTGTGACTGCCTCGCTAATCCTGTTGCAAATTTCATTGATAACATCATTTTGGTGAGAATTCATGTTGATTTTTCGACCTTGGCGGACAACCTTTTTATGGAGGATTTCGACCAAACTCAATTATCAAATCAACTTGCACATTGGTGGTCCCGGCTGGAATCGAACCAGCGACACAGGGATTTTCAGTCCCCTGCTCTACCGACTGAGCTACAGAACCATAAAGAGGTCCTAACCTGACTCGAACAGGTGACATAGAGATTAACAGTCTCTCGTTCTAACCAACTGAACTATAGGACCATAAGCGATTCGGATGGGGATTGAACCCACGACCCCTAGCGTGACAGGCTAGTGCTCTATCCTTCTGAGCTACCGAACCGTATAAACGGCAGGTATTGTTACGCCCCTGCCAAGGCGCTCACCATCTACCAGCCATGTGGTAAACAACGGGACTTATGTAATCGATCCACAAACCTGTGCCCATGGATTTTATAAACCTTTGACCTGTATTCGTTACTGTTTAATCTTTAGCTAGAAGTTTAAGCTTTGAACTTTCAACCTTTAACCTTTAAATCAATAACCGTTAACCTTTCCAAGACATTTGAATCAACTACGTGTTGGCCCTTGGGACAACTCCTTCTCTTGATTCGATTTTTTTTGGATAATGGATTCGAACCATCGTTTCAAGCTTATAGGCTTGCGTCTTAACCTCTTGACAAATCCAAAAATTCAAGTATTACCAAATATTTTACTTGATTTCATCTTGTCGGCTTATGAGGCCAGCTTTTATATGAATGGTTATTAGCTTTTTTATTATTTGATTTCGTTCAAGCAGGCTACCATCAGCAAAGAACGAACGATTACAGTTTGTCGTTTTCGATAGACAGTGAATATGCTTCGCTGATTAAATATCAGTATTCGATTGTGATCTCAGTCATGGCGTTAGAAGTAGACAAAACCGCGTCAACCTCAGCCTTGAACTTATTGATCTCATCAGCCAGTTCTTCCTTGATCTTCTTGATGTTGATACCGTCGACCAGCTGCATTGTTTCACGCTCAATGTAGCTCTCTCGCATATCCTTAATAGCTTCCGCATCCATACTGTTCTTGTCTGCGCCAGCGTTGTTTCGGCTGATAAAATCATCTGCCTTATCACTCAGCTTGGAGTTTGCAGCCTCAGTAGCAGCAACTGCGCTTGCATACTGACGCTCCAGAACATTGAGCAAAGTACTCTTGAAATCAATGCCGTGCTGGTTCATCCAAATAAGCTGCGCAACAGTATAATCATGTCCACATACAACAGCATGAGTAACCGCATTGGACTCGGACACCGCCCGCTTAATCGCTGCCTGACGAGCCATCAAATCAGTGATCTTATCATAAGTAGACTGGGCATTCTGCTTGTACTCTTCAATAGTTACACCGCCCAGCTTCTGCATACAATTCTTAGCGGCACCACAAAACTTGGCCTCGCTCAGCAGCTTCATGATACGATCGTCCAAAACCTTCAGCTCGGCCAGTGCGCGATGAATTGTCATAGTTTCAGTAGTCATAATCATTCTCCTTATGTAATTTATAATCTTTGACTGCGGTTGCCCGCTGTTCTAATGGTGCTGGAGACAGGGCTTGAACCTGCAACCTGAAAATTACAAATTTCCTGCGCTGCCATTGCGCCACTCCAGCATATAAAGGTGGATTCACTCCACCGATTGATTAGATCAAACAGACGTTTTTCTGCCGCCCGATCTTTTTCCTACTGTAAGGAATCCATATAAGAAGCGAGTTCGCTCTGATATGTAAGCACCTGTTGATGCGTCTGGTTGGTGTACCGACCTTTCCTCAGGTACTGTTTGTACTTCCCTGCCCCGATCTGGTAGCGAAGAAGCGCCGCCGAATCGTTGCCAGTGTACTGCTTATGATACGCCAGCAGCTGAACACCACATCTGATGCCCGTTCTATCATCCAGCAGTTCAGACATGGATCGAACGCCAAGCGTCTTGTTGAGATAATCGAAGTTAACCTCGTTGACCTGCATCAGACCGTAATCAACTGTGCCGTTTGAATTCACGTGAGTCAGGCCACTTTGGAACCTGCTTTCGTTATAGATCACACCGAGCGCCAACGAATAATCGACATTGTATTCGTCACATACAGACTGCGTATACGACTTGAGTTCATCGCTCCAGCCCTGATATGTCTCGACCGGACCCGCTGCTTTCCCGCTGAGTAGATTCGTCAGCAGATAAACGCCGGTTACAACAATGGCTGCAATCGTCTTTCTCATTTCAATCACCTCCTATTCATCATAATGACAGTGTAAAGTGTGAATGGTAAAGGAAAAATTCAGGGGCTGGTCAGGCCCCTTCATTTTTATAATTTTCTTGCTTTCTCGCGCATTATTTGATACTTTCGGAATGTGAGCGGCGTATCATATTGGTTCTGTCTGAATTTTTCAGCGACATATTCGATACCATACTCATGCTCTTCCGACATGATCTCATAGAATTCGCGCAGGTTTTTGATGGTGCTTGTTTTAACAAGGATGTTTTTATAGTTAGATGTTGGCGGAAGCCCCTCAACAATTTTCTTTTCTCTTCGATACAGGTCTTTGAAGTATCCAATTGGCACAGGGTTATCATTAGAACTCTCTCTGCTTGTACGAATAAGATATGGACCATCGCCGAGATTCATTTCTAACTTCCCAAGTTGTCCCTTTGCGTGGTTTTTGAGATAGGTGGTCGTGTTTTTGGCTTTACAGATGATCGACCATGCGATATCGTGATCGATATATTTCCCGCAGACGGTTCTCGTGTCTACATCAACGTCTTTTCTTTTGATGACGCGGATCTCTTCAGACGGGAATCCGTAATACAACAGGCACATAATTGCACCTGTCATAATCGCCCCTTCTTCCGAGAACACAGAAACGATGTAGGTGAAGAAATCATCTTCTGATGGAAACACATAGTTTTCAGCCAATTCATCGGTACTCTTGTTTGCAATGGCTTCCAGCTGGTTCTTTACACGCTCAGAGCGGAAAGTGGAACTGGTGTCTTTCTTTTTCCATCCGGACATTTCCATGTCAAAGAACGGATGCTGATAGTACCGCTGCGTTGAGAGCAAACCCTCATCTCTGCACCACATAATATATTGCTTGAAAATAGACAACACAAAGATGCTGTAGTTTTCATTCAGTTCGGAAATCCACCTTGAGAACAGATCATTTATAAATTCTTCGTCTTTGTCAGACTCGATCTCATAAAAGTCTTTCTCATACTTCTGTTCGAACGCGGCAAGCTTATGAAAAATGCTGCGAACCTTGTTATACCTGTTCTTACTCTTAGCAAGAATGATATATTCGCCAGCGGAATCCTTAGCTGGATCTCCGTTGGAATCTTTTTCGCACATTTTATCCAGAATAAATCTGGTCTTGAGCTCTTCATTATAATATTCCGCACTCTGTCTCATCGTTTGATATCTCCTTACACAGTGGGTCGGTATATGAACTATTAGATTCATTGTACACTATGTAAGAAGATTTTGCAAACAGAATCGTAGATTTTATGATGCAGAGACCAGATTTGTACTGAATGCCGCCGCAAGCATCGGACACTGGATCACCATGGCGTTCGCTGCGCGCTGCCAGTTCTTATCAGAGAACGTTCCGATTGGTTCGCTCAGCTGAGAGTTTAACAGCGTATCGCGGCCTTCGATCACAAGAGTGGATTCATGCGGTAAGCCATCGACTTCACCTACACCAAAATCAACATGGACCGGGTTGCGGCTGTTCCAGCGTTTTGTGGTGAAAGGAATCACCTCACACTGGCCAGAGTTTTTGTTGTAGATGTTGTTGCTGACGATCAGATAAGGATGAACGCCATAATATTTATGGACAGTTTTTCCTTCCTGCTTAACATCTGCAACATAACCGAGACGGATCTCGCCGATTTTGGGGACACTTGAGCCAGCCTTAAACATATTATGACCTCCTTGCTGACCATCTGTTTTACTTTGTGTCCTTATTATACCATATTCATTCACACTTTACAATACCAATTTAAAGTTTTTTTAAAAAAAGTGTGATTGGCTCCTCTGCACAATCGGATGAAATAATAAGGCGCTCAGACTTTTTCCCCCTTTCAACTTCACAAGAGAATACGTTGCCTGTAATGTTGCAGCAGCAACAAAGGATGTCTGACCTGTGGTCAAACTGGCATTCGATACTGATGTAGCTGTATCGCTTACCTTTTTTCAGTACAACGCAGGATGACTTGGCTTTAATCATACAGACATTTTCTTCGTTCCGGCTGCCCCAGAACTCGATGATGTCATATGATCGGATATGTTCGTGCATTTCCTGGGCAGTATATGTGATCCGCATTTTGCCCTCCAAACAACTAAAAGATGTCCTGTTTTTCTAACCAAATTCAGTTCGGTTGTTATTTTACCACAAAACATTGCGAATTTCAACCCGAAATAACAACTTTTAATTGTTTAGAACCAGCCACGACGTTTCTTTCCTGCACTATACATCAATGCAATATTGTTTCTGTCTCCGTTGACATGACTTACCTCGTCCAGGATCTCGTCATCATACGGAATGCCTTTTGCGTCAAGATGAGCCTTGAACCAATATCGATATTTGGAATGCAGATATCGGCCGGTTGGATACTCCGAGGGCCACTTCCCTAGACAGTTTGGACCGCCTCCATGCAAGCTCATCCATTCATCACGAACACGCCTGCGCATCTTGAGCGTTTCAGGGTCACCCTCCCAGCAATGAATTCCGGCTACTTGGTCTTTCTTTTTATTGATCCCTGCGTCCTGAACTGCGCTTACTCCAGTCGCTGCTCCCAGCCCCAGTAGACCCAAAACAAACGATACAGCTCCACTCATAATAAATCACTCCTTAAACAAAAATATCATCGCGGACTTTCGGTGTATAACACCGAGTTTCCAGACGAACGATTTCAGACTGCACCCTGCCAGTTCCCCAGTCATCCAGATTAAACTTCAGCACCATTTCGATCAGGCTCATCGCATCCTTGCACTCGCGGCGGATCTTACGCGCCTTCTTTAGTTCGTTCTCCAGAAAGCAGCGCTGGACTGCGTTTGCCTTAACGAGTTCAATGGCGTGCTCCAGATCATCGATCTCATCTGTTGCCCGAGTCAGATCAGAATAGAGGTTTGCATACATCGGCTTTAAGCTGCTGAGAGTTTTATCGACAATTTTGAGACTCTTTTTAAAATCAGTCATCCACTCTGAATCTTCGATGGGATAAGATACAGGATCGAACCGCTTTCGTTCTGGCTGTGCGGGAGCGGCAAGCTCTTTTAACTGTGCCGATGCTTCCTTGACTTCGATTTTCTTTGGGAGATACCCGGCTTCTTTATATGTACGCGGCAGACAATTTAATACGTTCCAGGCTTTGCTTTCTGCATCATACTGCGACGCCAGGCTTGAATCGTATGTTGTTGTGAATTTGCCATTCGGCTTTTTTGTGATATAGGTGTGTCCGTTGGTAAGAACATACGCCATTTATATCATCCTTCCTACATTATTATAATAGGGGTCTATAAAATCCTTAATGCTCTTTCAAAACAATGGACTGGCCTCGCCCCATAACCCAGCAGTTTTTACCAGCGTAAGCACAATCCTCGCAATGGCCAGAGCACTCATGTGCATCGGCCGGCGCTTCACAATATCCATTTTTAAATGCCACATAAGCAACTGGCAGATTATAGGGGTTGTTTACATTATAGCCAGGCCAGGATGAAAAGAGAATATGTAAATTACTGGGAATCGTACCGCCCGCTTCCACAAATGTGTTAACCAGATCGTATTTCTTGGTGAATGCGAGAAACTGAGTGCGAGGGAGTCTAGTTGCGATGCGGCACATCATATCGAAATATCGTTCATCCACGATATCTCCACTGACATGCCACCGAAAATAAAAAGACCCATAAGCAGCTGCAGTCGCTTGGACTTCAAAGCCGTCAGGGTCTGTTAACCACAGATTCAAATTGTTGTCATAGGCGTTTCGTACCGTGGTTCGCCAGTCGAAGTGACTGACATAACACGTTTTTGCGCACGGAACGCCTGGAGCACAGGTTTTGATACGGGGCATCGAGATCGACTTGATACTCCCCATCTTGCTGTTTGCGTTCGACACTGACAGCTTCAACATATTCAATTTTCATACCCTCATCCGTGGAGGGTATACTCCTTTCCTATAATTATATCATCCTAATAGTCCAATAAATTACACTTCTAAAATTGGTTCATCAGGCATCAATGGCGCAAATTTCACTTCCGCGTCCAGATCATAATGATATGGGATATTAAGACGATCTAGTTCTTCCTTAAAAATTTCAGCCAATTCATCTGGCGAATAGTCTTCGATTTTCATTTTACATCACCGTTAGCGCCATTCGATTGATAGTCACAACTAACTCGTTGACACGGTTTCTATCGATGGTGTCCGGCAAAGCAGTGTTCGCCTTATCGTACTGCAGGCGCTTTTCATATTCTTTGTGGAAATCTTTTACATCGTGCTTGATATAACCGTTGGCAGCCTGGAATTCACCGTTTCGAGCCATCATTAACAGGTCGTGGTTCTCCGCCCGATTCGTAATGATCTCACCCTTTTCCAGAATATCAAAGACCATAAGGTAAAGACGAATCATATTCATAATGGTTTTATTCATTCGCTTCTTTGTGATCTGATCTTCTGGGTGTTGATTACACCATTCGCCCAAAGTGACTGCCTTCTTGAACAATTTATCTGCAAAGCCACCAAACGAATACACGACCTGTCTGGACAGGAACAACTTCTTATTATCCATCAAAAGCTTTGTGGCCGGATGATAGCTGATGACAAGATCGTCAGCATTTCCAAGCTGCTCCAGCATGTTCGGATTGCCGCTGCACATTAGCTTAACTGCTTTATTGAAGCTGAATACCGTTGTATCAGTAGTTTCATCGACCCAGTGATCGAACGTGTCCATGCCAAGCAGCTCATGTTCTGTGTTAAGTGCGACACCCCGGATATCAACGTCTGACCCTTCCACATTCGTTCCATAGGCATGGCTGCCACCAATGGTCAAAAACATCACTTGCTTGCCCAGATTCGGATTGGTGCGTAGGAAATCATACGGTTCGCTGTCGATAACGTTTTGTAATTCTTCTCGTGTCATTTTTTATCACCTCTTTACACTAGAGATTATCAACATCACTGCAATAAAATAAAATGCTCATAACGGGAGAATAAACCATGCCCACTCAAGATAAAAATCAACAAATCGAGATAATAATCTCAAAATATAGTTCATCATAGTCCCGTTTGCCTCGTATAAAATTCGATTGGTTCCCCAGTTTTAATATTGACACCATTGCCAATTACACTAGCGCTATAAGCAGGATAGATTTCATTGCCACCATTGGCCAGGTCAATCTTGATACGAACCGTACCTTTGAAATTTCTGATTAACGTAGCAGTCCAATCCTTCTTGATGTGATAATCATACTTCGGATTAAACCTTAAGACCGACCGCAAATCCGCCACACAGACCATGCCACTATCTGCGCAAAATTTGCCGATTAGTTTCGGGCAATCGTTTTCGTCAAAAGAAAGCCGGTCAAACGTTGAGCAATCCCAATCGCCATAATAGGTATCAGATTCAATACCGATAATTCCATAATTGATCATACAAGTACAATCAAAGTTGCGACGTTCTTCGTTCGTCATATTTACAGACAGATAACACGGATCTGTAATGATAATATCGCCGTTGAACTCCATAACTTTGTCTTCGGCCTCTTCAACCGACACTGTGCCGTACTCCAGATACTCATAATATTGCCCTAGATTTTTATGAAAATGAGCGTAATACTTTGCCGCAGCAGGAATAAACTCCTCGCGATCTTTGAAGTAAAAATCAAGGAAATCTTCATCTGTATATGTGAAAAGCAGGTGGATAACAACTGGTTTTACAGGACTTCCCTCTCTGATAGATGCTTCAATGTTAGCGATTTCTGGCCAGAGATTATATTTCTTTAAGCGAACATCCCGATACTCTTCAGGGATTGCATACCATTCATCGAGAAGTCGCTGTGGATAGTTATTAAACTTCTCAGCCAGCCGTTTCTTTTCTTGTTCAACCCATTCGTGTGTCATATTTATTCTCCAATCAGATTCGGATTCGTTGAATTCCAAATTTCTTGAGATGTATTTTCGCCATCATCCGACAATTTATCGATCCAAGCATTGAGCACTTCACGATACACTGTCATATTCGGACAAAAATGACTGTTGGTGAATACCGGCATATCGTCATTACACAGAATCCTCATGATAGCAGCGCACACAGCGGCAGATCTCGATACGCCAGCAGCGCAATTCACACAGAACCAATCGGTCTTATCTGCTTCGTGGTTATCCAAGACAAATTTCACAATATTCCTAGCTTGAACACCCGTAATACATGTACCCTCCAGATCAGTGGTGCAATCATCAAACTTCAGTGGCAAGAACGTGATGTTTTCTTCGCATTTCTGAAAATCAATATGATAGCCATTAGCTTCAGTGATAGAGATAAATCGAATTCGTTCAGAATGTGGCTGCCGAATAAAGTCTTCTGCTTCGTCGGCGCTCATCACAGAAAACTTCCATTTACCGCGATACATTGTAATCATAACTCACCTCACTCAACCATCAATACTTTCCCAGATTTCCCCATGATAGCGATGATAACTATAGCCATCTGTAAACGTCTTAATCATATATGTAAGATCATCGAACGAGAATTCGCCAGGATCGATCTCGAGCTCTGGAATAGTGTCAAAATCAATATCGCAATCCTCGCCAAGTTCATCTGGAAGAGATTCGCCCGAATCATACCACCAGAAAACCGAGTTGCAGATCATTTCGTTATCAAAATCAATGGTCAAATCGCCATCAGACCAGTATTTTTGCTTGTCCATTACCTGCTCAGAGATTGCAACAAGACCATCGTTGCGGGAGCCATCCAGACATAAGCGGACTTCTTTTCATCGGGCAGACGATCATACACCTGCTTATCGCTCTTGAAGCCACGAACCAAACCCTCGAACTCCTTGCCGCGATACAGGCTGTTCTGAGCAATCAGCTCCAGCACAGTATCCACAGCGTCCATAGTCAGCTCTTCCAGAGAGCGCTTGAACACATTGGCAGAATCACGCCACTCGGCCATCTTGGTGGACACATCATAGGAATTGACAATGAACCGCTGAGGAATCTCGACAGCGAAATGATCCCAGGTGCGAACCGCCTTATGATCAGCGTCATACTCATAGTTCATCTCTGTGCCGAACTTGCCATCAGAGATCATGTTACGGCTGACGTAATACGGATTCACAACGGCGCAGGTTTTCACATAGGCAGCCAGCGCATCCACAACCGGCTGATAAACATCGGACTTGGTATCGAAATCCCAGACAGTGACCATCTGACCATCCATGAAAGAAACCAGCTTGCCGATATTCTTCACAAAACGACGGCAGCAGGAGCAATCATACTCACGCCGCTTACGGAAGGTAGAATTCGTACCAGCCGGGAAGCTGTCCAAATAGAGGTTATATAGCTTGTCCTCGTCGGCATTGGTGATAAACAGAGGTGCGCCATCCTTGACCATCTCATCGAAATGCTTCTGAAGCAGAGTGCGGAATTCTTTGAAGTTTGCCATTGTTTTCATTCTCCTTTTTTGATTACAGTAAACTGTCACAAATGCATTCGGTCGGGCTTTCAAACATCGACTCAGTCCATAGCCATGGGATTTCCCTTAGCGTATAGAAATCATCGTCATCGGAATATCCATTGACTTCATATGTATTGCCGCTATAGTTGACCATACTATCGTTACAATAAAGAGTTCGTTTACCTGCTGAAGGACCATACAGGACGGGATAATCGCGGTCGCCAACCAAATCCGAACGGATCGTTACCAGATCACCCGGCTGATACAATAAACTATCCATCACCATCACATTCACCTCACAGCAAAGATTCACAGCAGCATTCGTTTACCGACATCGGCTCAAACATTTCATCAGACCAGAACAGACAATCAGGGTCATTGTCGATTTTGTAATAACCCTCATCATAAGCGATGATTTTATGAACCGACCCTCTATATTTTCCGATATTATATACAGTCCCGGGTTCGCGTCCAGCTTTGGGACCGGAACGCATACGATACTGCATGTTTCGATCAATATCGTCGCGAACTTTTACGAGGTCGCCAATTTCATACAGGTATTTCCCTTCCATAATTCACCTCACAGCAGCGGCGTGCAGATACATTCGTTGGGTGCTGCGAACATCTCGTCCGTCCACCGATCGCAGCCATAATCTTCGTCGATGTAATAGCGGCCATTGCGCTTGCCGGCAATATGAACCACAGTGCCAAGCCGCTGCGCCTGAGAATAAGTAAGGGTGGCACTGACATCATTTGCTCGGTAACCGGAACGCATATAATACTGAACACCGCGCTCCAAATCAGGCCGAACAAACACTTCCTCCCCGTTTTTATACTGATAATATCTTGACATCGCTCTACTTCCTCCATTCCATTACAGCAGTGAATCGCAAACGCACTCGTCCACGACAAGCGGCTCAAACATTTCATCAGACCAGATGCAGCCATCGATTCCTTGTGCTTTGTAAACACCAGAATCTGATCTGATCTTTTCAATGACGATCTCTTGTCCTGCGTATTTTTTCATCCAGTCAAAAATCATCCAACGTTGGCCTTTGTTTTCGCCAGACAGCATTTTATAATCTTCATCTTCCGAGAGATCAAGCCGAACGCGGACTCTGTCGCCAGGGTGATACATGTAATCAGTCATTCTGTTCCTCCATCATCAAACCAGTTCGACACACGATCAGACATTTCGTCCATCTTATCCTGGTCTGCCTTGACATAATGCATCGTGACACGCTGGCTGCTATGCTTAAACTTTTCTTGAAGCATCTCGATCGTTTGCCCAGATGTACCAGCCTTTTTCGCTGTCTGAAGTGCAGCCATTGCATAAGTTTTGCGCATGGTATGAGTGGACAGATCGATATCCAGCTCACACGCCTTCCCTGCTTCTTTCAAGATCCGATAGAATCCGCGCACTGTCAGAGGGCCACCCTTGCGACTGCGAAACAGATAATCAGATTGACTGATCTCGAAATCCTGTTCATCGAAATAATCTTCCAAAATGTCGGCTGCCATCTTGGGGATCTTGCACACATTGCGCTTACGAGTCTTTTCTTCGATCAGTTCGACATGCTCTTTCACGCTGCCATCCTGTTCGTAAACATCGGCCGTTTTTAGACTGAGAAGATCGCCACAACGAATACCCAGACTGCACCCGAACACGAAAATCGCCTTGTTGCGCAGACGAAACTTGGGGTCGCCGTTGGAGGCAAGATAATTTGCCAGTTTCTGGAAATCTTCTTTGGAACGAATCGGATCAGCAGGCGAAGGTTTGATGCGGCCATCCTTTGTATAAAGGCTGTTGGTTGGCTTTGTCTTGTGCTTTTTCTTGCGAGCGGCAGCCACGATGTCCCAAATCATTTCCTTCAGCTCGGCTTCGCTCATGGTGATGTGAGCTTCGGAACCAGGCTGCTGCGGGAACTGAACCACGCGATCCTTACGCTTACGTGCCGGTTCTGCCATTGATCTTCATCCTTTCTATGTAAATCAATATCTGTGTTGATGTTTTGCTCTGTAACGCAGGTTATAAGTGTATAGCTCGTTATCGAAATAGTTGATCATGCGGCATTTCTCTTTGTACTGGTGTTGCTGTGTCAGCTCGATTTCGACGTACTGCTGGCGCTCCTGACAGTGATCGTGACACCCGGGATAACGCTTGGGAGCCACACAATAATGGCAGGGATTCTGCATTTTCAAATCATTCCAATCATAGTAAACTTTCGCAAACACAAGCAGCGCTGTATTTGTCCTGCGTCAGGAACATCTGATCTGTCCAGGCATATGATTTATTGTCTTCTTCGATGAAGTATTGACCATCAATATGTTCTGCGATATGAACGGTCTTGCCTTCGAGCTCTTTCATTTCGTCGACAACAGTGTTGTATGTTTTTGGATTGGGGCCGGACATCATAAAGTAGCTGCAATTCTTTCTGAGATCTCGCTTTACGACCACTGCGTCACCGACATCGTATCTGTATTTCATAGTTCACCTCACAGAAGGCTATCACAGCAACACTCATTGATAGAAATAAACATCTCGTCGGTCCAGCCATAACCGATCTCGTTCAGAGTGTACCCACGTTCCCCATCGCGAGGACCTTGAATCGTAAAAATCTTTCCAGCCTGATCCGCCATTCGATCAATAACACCGTAGTAGGTATTGTCCCCATTGTGGCGACCTGACCTCATACGATAAATTTCACTGCAGTTCAGATCCGGGCGAACCATTACTTTATCGCCTGGCTTATACATCAATTCCATATTTCTACCTCATTTTCTTTTTATTAAAATCACTTTCTAAATCCGATGCTCTGGAAACGGGAGGACGCACGATCAGGGACTTCTGTCACGCGACCTGGCGCGTGACTTTCGTCCCGGATCGAAGGACGAGTGTTTCTTGACAAAGATTGTCTGAGGCCAGCTGCACGATCAGGGGCCTATGGCGGAGTGCAGCGGCCGATTGCTGGGGTATTCTTCTTAACATCCGCCTTGGGCGTGATGCTCGCTCTTTTGGAACGATATACAAAGTGATTTTTTGTTTACTGATTACTGATTGGGCTCATCGAATTCGATTTGTTCGCCCATGGATGCAGCCGTTTCACAGACTTCATCAAACAGGACATCTCTGCCGGCTTCCAACATTGCCTGGTGAATGCGCGGCTCTGCGGCGGCCACAATGGTATCACAGAAATTAGTATCGTCTGTGTTGATCGATTTCAGATTCAAACTTTCCACGATCTCTTTGACATCCTCAGGACCCCAGAACACCAGGGCTCGCCGATCCTCTTCGTAGACCACCTCTGTTTCGATTCCCGTGGAATAGTAGATCATATCCGCGACCTTTTCGAGCTCCTTCGATGGGACCTTTCCATCCCGGCACATAATTTCAATCATAGATCATCACTCCTTGTGTCTGTCTCCATTTTTTATGCAACAACGCCCTCTTTGGGACGAAGATCCTCTTTGAGCATCGCCATAATATCAGTGCCGAACTTTGCATTGTAACGACGGATCAGCTCGTCGATCACCTCAGGCTCGACCATGTGATAATAGTTGAGCTTGCCATTGAACTTTTGCAGATCTTCCAGTTCCCATGTTCTGCCGTGCTGCTTTGCATTGATATAATTCGTCATAGCCGAACGGAACATTTTAAGATTGCGCCAGCCAACCGTGATCTGATTGTCCTTGTTCCACATCAAGCCGAGACACCAGTTCTTGCTGGAGTGCCGGTTGCCGTAATGCGTTTTCGTTTCGTTCAGAGTAAACGGCGCATGAAAGAAGTTCAACGCGTCAATGATAATCTGCTGAATTTCCATCGGGTCAAAATGATGATAACAGCTGATGAGAATGTCATCTGCATATCGTGTGAAAGTGAACTCGCGATCGATTCCGTCCTTTGCTTTATAGCCATAGCACAGCTTGCGAGTGATACAGTGATCAAACGGAATCATCATCACATTAGTAAGCCACGGACTGATGGGAGTTCCCTGCGGCAGGCCGTTGCGAAGGAAGCACAGGTTGACCGCCTTTGCCAGTTCATCTCGGCCACGTGCATCTCGCATGATCAGAGCAAATGGATAGATCACACTCATCATGCCGAGCAGAAAATCCGGTGTCGTACTGGGAAAGAAACCATGGAAGTCGAACTTGACCGTCCAATGATTCTGATAATTGACGACCTTTTTCATGCCGGTCGCCTCATCAACGACGGTTTTATTGTGACCTGCCTGATGCTTACGGATCGTATCGATAAAGCTGCGATTTGGAATATATGCGAAAGCATTTGTGTGATAATCTACGATCATAAAACTTTTCAGTAATTCCCGCAGCTCCATCAGTGCATCATAAAGAGTTTTATCGGGCGCATCAATGGGTCGCCAGCCGCCAGATTTCTTTGGAATCTCAAAGTGAGAGTAGTGACTCGGGATATCGCTGGATTCAAGCGCCGCATACTTCACGTTGTATGCCGCCAGCTTCTCGATCATCTCGGGAACGTTGGTGATAGCGCGAAGTTTTGCGGTTAAATCGTTGCGACACACTGTCATTGTAGATGTGTTGCTGCCACCATAGTGCAGTGCTTCTACATTCTGGACACCGGCAAGAATCTCATCAAAAGTGATCTGCCGGGTCTTAGGAGGATTCAGATATGTAATGTACATTGTTTCTCCTTTATGATTTCATCGTGATCTAAATGGGTTTCTTGAGGCTAAAACGCGTGCTATAGGAGGTCCCGATCATGATTGGATGCTGAAATTGGCTATATAACCGCTTCCGGGCAATTCAAAAAGGTCGTTTCGAACTCTGTGGGAGCGCCGTCGGCAGGCGGTGCGAGCCCAGTTTTGCAATGTTGATGCCTCCAGGGAGGACCATCCTCGTCTTGACAATGCGATACACTTGGCTTGGCCTAAGTGCGCTGTTTATGAAAAACAACTATTCATCACGATTTTTTATTTACGATTTTATCAGAACGCCATGACGCTCTCTTCACCCAGAATGAACGGGGTTGCAACGATCTGCTTCTTCAGCTGGTTGCCTCCCACGAAATTGATAAAGTTCGTAACCGCCAGACAGCAGATGAAACGAACGGTCGGTGCAACACCCTGAACAATGCCACATGCAGACACCGGCGTACTTACCTTTGCTTCCTCATGAGTGAAGTTCATGGAGTTCTTCAGATTGTCGATCTGCTTGCGATCCTTCCAATCGGCCGACCAGCACTGTGCATCATACAGGCCAGTGCGGATATCGAACACACCGAGCAGCTCAGGATTGTACTTGTTCTTCTCTAGGAACTGCTTGCGGATCTCGATGCTGTCCACGGCCAGGAACACATAACCCTTGACGGTTTCGCCCTGCCAGCCATTGGGCATCAGAACCAGATCCTCTTTGATATCAGGATTCACATTGCACAGAATGTTCCCCACAGCTTCCACCTTGGGATGTGCGATATCCTGCTGGAAGAACATCTGGTTGACGATATTCTTGGGTTCGACAAAGTCCATATCCCACAGAGTGAACTTGGTCAAACCGTATCGTGCCAGCAGTTCAGCCACAGTAGAGCCGACCGAACCACAGCCGATGATATGAATGCGACCCTTAACAGACGCAGGGTCAAACACCATTTCGATTTTGCTCAGATCCATTGTTGTTTCCTTTCTTAGTCCTGGAATGCGTCAGCGTAGGGATAGCAGCTCGAATTCCAATTGTTCATCAGGTCATTCGGATTCTCCTGATAATACTTCATCAGATTGGATTCGCTTCCCTTGCTCTTGGCTGAATCGATCTTAGGGGCGGCTCCACCCGTGACAGTTTTCAGCGCCGGGTTCGTCGTGGCTGCCGGCTTCGTTTCTGCTTTTGTTTTTCGTGGACGCGGCTGCGGTGTTTGTGTTACCAACGAACGCGCCTCCACGACAAGCTGTCGTACCCGCGCTGTAGCTGCCGGAGTAAGCTGCGCCATTGTAGTTTCCGCTGTAGCCATTGTTGTAGCCACTGTATGTAGTTGTGACCGGCTTTTGGACGAGCGCTTCCGCCTGTTCGAGAAACCCTTTCGTATCGGCCTCTCCAATCGTCACCTTGACATCGTCGCCGCTGTAGATGACATTGTCCGCCATGTCTACAACACGGACGTTATACTCCCGCCGCTTGTTCCAGATCATAAAGACGTAGTAATCCTCAGAGCTCAGAGTATCAATGAGATCCCACTGATTCTGCATATCCACACCGCTGGGAGAAGTGCTCATGTTCACATGACTGTGGCCCTGGAACCGCAGCGTATTAAAGGATTCATCGTCCAGCTCATACAGCCAGGTCGTATACTTTTCCTGGTCCGTATTCACTGTTGCGCCCGTGACCTGCTGCGGATAAACCAGGATCTTGGTGATTTGGAAGTGAGTCTTATCAATGCGATTCACCAGACCGTGCCAGGCGACCTCGGTACTGAAGTGATCGATCAGGGCACACATCTCGTGATAAGCTTCCAGAGTGAAATTCACCTCGACTGCGTCCTTGGCAGGCTTGGAAAAATTCTTGTTAAAGGAGAACTTATCCGCCTGCAGATTGCCCAACGCAGAAGCCTGTGCATAGAACTCCTGCAAAATCCCTTGGATCAGTTCGTCATTCATCTTAACCGGCTGCATACTTCAAACCTCCTTATGCCGTTTCTCTGCTTTCGTTTTCCAGAATCTCAACCACCTGTTTGATGGTGTAGAGATTGCCATCCTTATCTTCCAGACACTTCCGATTACTATAATCGCCGAACAGCTTTTCCATCATCCATTCGACGACCGTAGAATCCGTCCAGTTGATATAGGAAGAAGAAGTTACCAGAGTAGACAAAACGCCGATGTAATCACGACGAAGAGCCAAATCCTGAAGCATACCGCGATAGCCGCCGTAACAGGTAAACCGGTCGATATGCGGCTGAGGAAAACGATCCTTCATCAGGTCTTCCCGGTGATTCATGTTAGTGCTTCTGACGGCTTCGACGCGGCAGTCATCATAGACAATCCACTCGCAGTAGACACGCAGATTGAACCGGTGCTCTTTCCAGATAGCCAGGAACAACTTCTTGGTGAGATCCATATCATACGGGCTCTCCTCGTAGATGTAGCTGGACATCTTATCCTGCTTTTCGACATACTGCTTAAAGATATCTTCGTTGTAGTCATTCAGATAGCAGTTCACGCCGACCCACAGCTGATTGCCGGACTTATCCAGAGCGATAAGAGATTTGTTCGCCTTGAAGAAATCGACCAGCTCCTTCTCATCGTCTCCAGAGTTGCAGGCACGATTCCGGAGAACCAGAAGTTTCATCTGCTCTTCGTCAACCTGCTTCATGGCATTGCGGGCGCTGCTCATGTAATCATTGACGTTGTTCTCTGCCCGGCGGACACGTTCTTCCTGATCGTGGATCGAGCGGGTGAAGTTCTGACTGCAGAATCCCTTGAGCATGCTTTCGACTTTCTTGCCGTAGAAGTCATAAGCTGCACAGATCTTGTCGATTGCCGCATTGAACTTGTCATACTTCTGCTCAGCCAGCATCTTCAGCAGATCGAGTTCATCCCTGGTTGCCGTGTGATCCTTGAATGCCCACGGAAGCAGACGAGGCAGACAGCTCATCATCATCTGCATGACCTGGATTCTCTTGGGCGAAGGAGCGAACACCATGGTCGCCTGCTTGGTTTCGTTCTGATAAACCAGAGCGTCACCACTGCGATCGACATACAGAGAGACATCCTCAAGACGAACCCAGCCCGCCTTCTTGTAGTCCTCGTCGAACATTTTCACCTGCTTGATGTAATCGGCTGCTTTCTTGTTGGGGATGAAATGGAAATACAGACCGAGCTTGATCTTTGTAAACGGACCACGCTCACCAGCGTAATAGGCTGCTGTCAACTTCTCATCGTCCGGGAGCCGGATCTCGTTCTCGACCACCAGAGACTGCATGATGCCCTTATTCTCGGGATCAGCGGTAAAAGTCGCCAGCCGCTCCTCGTTCATCACTGCCCGGAGAACGGTCAGGACGGTGTTATCTTCGGTTTCGAATTTGTTCCTGCTCTTGATGTCAGAGAAAAATTCGTTGCATTCGTTCGAGCCGAGCTTCGTCAGCAAACCAGTGAATGCCATAGTTACTTCCTCCTTAAATTCATATCTTGCATTTAAAAGCCCAGATACTGGACACATATAAGGCAGACTTTAACCGGCCTGCCAGCGGCTGCAATGCTACTTATCTGTTGTAACCGGAACAGATTTATATTCGGACTTTATTCGAGATTCGCTCGAACAGATTCAGGATCAGACTCCGTTAATTCCTTAACGGGCGTTGTCCATCTTCTGAACACAGACCAGATAAGCCTTCTCGGTAACGTGCATATCGGCAAAGGTTTTGTCCATGTCGCCAGGCTGCAGAACACAGCCATCCAGAGAAGTCTGACCAGCAGAGTAGTTGATACCGTTCTCCTCCAGGCACTGACGCAGGGTAGTGTCCTCAGTAGCCATGACAGTCTTACGGTTGGTGTTGGTACCCACAGTGATCTTCAGCATAATATGTACTCCTTTTTAATTTGAAAAATTTATTGTTGAAACGTCGGATTGACGAATCATTTAAAACGAATGCCGGACGTATTGCGCTGGAACATCCGGCGTGGAACCATCCCTTACGGGAACCTGATTGGTGGCGCTCTTACCAGGCGGCGCTCTTACTCAGCGGCGGCCTCGGGCTCAGCATCGTTCTCGATGGTGATAGCAGCGTTCATAGCGGCCTCATCAGCAGCGATAGAGCTCATAGCCTCGGCGATCTGCTCCTCGATCTTGGTGCAGTTCACGATGGCCAGACCCAGCTTCTCACGAACGAACTCGTTGATCTCCTCGACGGTGGTCTTGCCGTTGGGCAGCTCGATGCTCATGGTAGCGACCTTGGGAGTAGTGACGGAATTCTTTGCGAAGGTCACCCCCATCTCATTGGCAGAAGCAGAACCGCTGACACCGATAGCGCAGACAGGCTCCTTCTCCTTACCCTCGCCCTTGTACAGAACCAGAGCCTCGGGACGGAACTTCTTGACCTTCTTCAGGGTCTCGATGTCGTAAGCGGAAGTGACGAAAACGTTGTTGTACTTAACAGTTGCCTTCATAATATTGATCTCCTTTATAATAAAAAAATGTTATGTAAACGAGCCGGTTTGCTCGTTATACCGTTGTTGTTAGCAGCTCTTTCATATCGTCAAGAGCCTCGTCCCATGTGTCGGCCGACTGAATGAACTGGCCATTATCCGCCGACACGATTTCATAATGGCCGTCCACATACTTGATATGCATCCGTTTTCTCCTTTCATTTGACAGTGTAAAGTGTGTTTGGATGGCGAAAAAATTAAAGCAGAGACTCGCAGCGGCATTCACTGGTTGACTCTACAGGTGCCCACCAACCATCATGCAGGTGCTCGATCAGGCGAAATCCTGGCTTGTTCCATGTGTACCCATCGCAGAGCTGCACTTGAGGACAATCGGTATCTTCTGTATACCCAACAACGATTCCCTCCACACCCTCATTGGCATCACCGGGACCCCACGGAGACTCAAGCCTTACGCGATCACCGATACAGAATTTTCTTTCGTCCATGTTACTCAGTCCTCTCTATCCATTTCTTTGACCTTATCCACCGCATAATCGATCACGTCAGTGACATACTCAGTGGCGTTGTTGATGTTATCCTGTGTAAACATATCAGCGGCGAGCATCTTGTAGCAGGTATCTTCAGAAGGAACCACACAAACCAGAACCGCGACAACAAAAGTTGCAATTGCAACCTTGATGCAGAGTTTTACTTCTTCGGCTACATCTTTGTCTTTAAAGCCACGATCGTCTGCATCGCTCATAGTACACATGAACATAATCGCTCCTCCGATCATAAGCACGGTTAGAATGACGATTAGTAGTGTTCTGACACTATCTACGATGCCAATCCAGTAGAACACCCAAGGGTTGATAATGGAGTTCATACGGCTGTTCCCTCCTCTTCTTTGAAATTCTCAACCCTCATAAGCTGTTTCGTTTTTTCTCGATTATTGTTTTGCGTAAAAGCCTTAAACTGGGCTGCATAATAGTCAACCGGAATACAAAACACGCCGCTATCGTTATGGATAATATACAAGCCAGTCCGCTCAATGTGAAGGTAATTAGAAAGATCGTTGAATAGCTTGATAGATTCCTCTGTGGGGAAATACAGATAAAAAGTATCAGGCCATCCATACATGTCGGAATCATTGCCCTCACAATCCAGAGCAATCACACCAGCCTCCCGGCATTTTTGGTTCATTTCTTTTGCTCTTGTCAAATCACTTTTATAAAGATAAATCATTTTGCGTTCCTTTTTTTGTGTGTTGATATTCGAACATGGTGCGGCTAGAGGGACTTGAACCCTCACCCGAAGACCAGATCCTAAATCTAGCGCGTCTGCCAGTTCCGCCATAGCCGCTTATAAATTAGGTACACCTACACTCCCGATTCTCCAGGCAGGACAACTTCCATTTCGGACCACAATATCCGAAACATTAGGGCGCAACAAGGAAGTCGTGGCTATTTTATTGATCGTACTTTTACCACCATATACCTATTGGTGCCGCAAAGCTGAGTCGAACAGCTACTGTGCTCACACCATTCATCCTTCACCCTATCCTTGTCATGACTAAGAATTCGCTGTAAAAGAATCATCGTGATTATTGCATTACCTCTTACGGCATATAAAATGTTCAGGCCGGATCATTTTGCTGTTTAACCACTGTTTCGTATTCCCCGCTATCGTTTGTGAACTATCACCTTCGACAGTTTCGTGGCACCTGAACTCCCCATTTTGTTAGAGACCTAATGGGCAAAGCTGTCTTGCCTTGCGGCATGGAGCAGCGAATGGGAGTCGAACCCACATCTCCAGCTTGGAAGGCTGGCATATTAACCGTTATACGACCGCTGCATATAAACCCGGCTTACAAAGCCTTGTTGCTTTCGATACGATATAGACCGAAGCATCGTATCAAAAGAGCCGGGAATAACAAGAATGAGGTAAAAGGTCCCTGCTGAATAACATACCAAAAAGACAGGAACCCTGGTGCGATTGGATGGACTTGAACCACCGACGCGCATTCAGCCTGCTGCTCTACCAACTGAGCTACAATCGCATAAGATACTCGGCTTACAAGGCCAATTGCACCCTTTCGAGCGAGCCGAGAATAATTGACAAGAGTTATTATGTTACCCCTTTCGGGGTGGTACCGCTACTGGGATTCGAACCCAGATGATATTACTACCGTCGAATCTTAAGTTCGATGTGTCTAGCCTGATTTCACCATAGCGGCATATCAAAGCTGTCTGTCCAGCAGTCAACCGTCTTTCCGATTTGCCAAACCGTTTCACCCAATAAGCTCCCGACTCGATCGAGCCGGTGGTAGCCCCACCCGGATTTGAACCGGGAACAATAAGCAAGGTTTGAACTTGCCGCGTGTGCCAATTTCGCCATGGGGCCATATATGCTCGTCTTTCCGAGCCGCCACTGCTTACGCAGGTCACTCCTCTACTTCAAACACCATGTAGTACATGTGATTATCTTCACCATCGCCGACCGATGCTCCGATAACATACTCAGGATATGGATTCAACTCGCATCCACAAAAATCAGCGTAGGATTCAGTGTCAACTTTCACTGCATCTTCGTACCGAGCGGCCTCATCTTCAGGCATCCCATTGAGAAAGCACTGAAAACTAACAGCGGCAAAAGCAATCGCATCATCTCTTGATTTGAATGCTTTATCGATACTTACCGACTTGTAGATATCAGCTTTCTCGTTGGTGTAATCGCTTACGACGATGTACATCTGAATCACTCCTTATCAAAGATATCAGTATACTTGGTATACAGCTTACCGTTATGGAAGTAGGTATTGTAATCGCACTGTTCAATGTACCACCAGCGTTTCTGATGCCCAGCCTTCAGGAAATCGTGCAGATGATAAGTTGATTCATAGTTTTCATCCACACGCTGCCGGAACGAAAGCTCGTCGATTTGGTCTGACTCCTCAACAAAATCAGCAATGGCGTTGATGTCGTCCTCGGTCATACTGTCGTCCACAACAAAAACCACCCGAACAATTTCATCGCAAGCACGGGTGATCTTCTTCAACTCGCCGATGTTGTGAACGTGATACACAATTCTACTAAACATGCTGTACGGAAACAGCACAAACATTTTCGAATCATCCGTCGAAATATAACTGGTATGAAGTTCCAAGCGTCTCCTAGCACTTGAACAAACAGTAAATAAACCGAGCCACCAAAATTGATGCTCCCACCAATGAAACAGTGGATCTCCGCCACCAGATACAGATACCCAATTCATATCAGGATTTTCTCCAAGAATCCGAGACAGAGTGACCCATGAAGAGTTTTCATCTGTCGGCGTCATCTTGAGCTTGTTATTGCGGACGATACACTCAGGGCAGCTGTAGTGGCACCCGAAGTTCGTGATGATACTAAGATACTTATCTGCCATTTTTTGATTACTCCTTGTTAAAAGTAAGCTGAATAGACCAATAATCTCTATCGTTTCCAGTGTAAATCAAAGAGTCCAAAACTTCTGAGTGCCGATCACACTCGTGATAGATTTCTGGACCATGGCTCTGAAGCCATCCAGACTCCACTCCGAACTTTTTAACGATTTCTCCTTCATCAATGACTGCGATGCTATCGGAAACCTTATCTTTCGCTTCTTCAATCATCCATTCAACGATTTCTTTGATATCCAGATCTGCCATGATTCATACCTTCTTTCAAAATGTTACTAAAAAATGGTGCCGGTAGCAGGACTCGAACCCGCGCCTCTGTCTTATCTGGACCAAGGGGTATAAACCCAGTGCTCTAGCCGCTGAGCGATACCGGCATAAGAGAGGAGGATTTAACCATGTAACGGCATCGGCGAGGAGCAAGCGGCTTACAAAGTTTGCGCAATACTCAGTCGCGTCAGCGGATACAACACATAAGCGAATTGGTCTCTTATGGTGTCCATCCTCAAAGACTGCCCTTTCAAATTCACTCTCCGATACTCTGGGCACCGAGCATCTATGCCACTTTCGCAGGCAGTGCCAAATTCGCCTACTCATAATAGAGCCATGCACATCCACTGTGGCGGGTAGCTACTCCCGTTGCATCATGGATATTATTTTTGGTCAGAGCGTTATGGGTGTGTCAGAGGGGGAGTATGATCACCCACGGTGGAATTGCGCCACCCCAACAGCTTTGTACTACACTACGCCGCTGCATCGAACCTAGCTGGAGCCCAACAGAATCGAACTGTTGTACGACCATCAGCTCCATATCAAAGCAGGGTTATCGTACCTGCTCGGCATTTTCAGCCACGAGCGAAGAAAAAGGAAAAGTGAAAGAGAAAAACTTCGCTTTTTTGCACAGGGAGAAAGGATAAAGCCCTATGCTATGGTCCGGGTGACCCGACTCGAACGGGCGAAAATCTCTAGGTCCCAAACCTAGCGCGATACCACCTTCGCCACACCCGGTTATATGCCGGTCTTTCCCGGCTGCCAGCCTCAAAGGCTAATGGAGGAAGTAGATAGCTTAGATAGCTGCCGCCACGATCTTTGCAGCCTCCTTAAACACTTTCATGTTCTTATCAGAATGCTGGAAGATATCAGGAGTAGACTTGGGCGGCTTATTGTGAGAACGTACATACGCTTTACGCATTCGGTCCATCTTTGCAGTGCCGATCGCGTCATAGATCTTTGCATAGGTAACCCAATACCCAAGCGTCTTATCGCCCAGCTTTTTTGCGATGGGTTCAACGATCGGAAGCGTGATACTCGGCTTGTAGTAATAATATTTCTTTTTCGGCTCTTCAACCGCAGGAGCTTCAACCGCAGGAGTTTCGACTGCCGGTGTTTCAATCTCGACTGCGTGAGCCTCGGCCACAACGACCGGTGCGGATTCTTCAGCAACGACCTCAGGAGCGGGTTCTACCCTATGGCGAGTAGGAATCATATCAGCAGGGATCATAGGCGGTTTCTTGGTGAGTGCCGACTTAATCCCCTTTCGGACCTCAGCGTCGTGCTTTTCGTTATCATACCGATCCTTCATGATCGACATAAAGATCGACTTCCACGTTTCGCTGTCCTCAATAATGTCCAAGCCGCTGAGGTTCTTGATGTCACCCATGTAGCCGACCCGCTCAACATACGCCTTGCGTTCGTCTTTGAAATACCAGCCATAGTTGCGGCCGATATAATCATAAGCCTGTTTAAGAACCGCATTCAGCGTCAGACCAGTCATGCGAGCGATGGAGTTGCCGAGCTTGTAGATCTCAGTCCGCCATTCGCTGCGTCCTTTGTATGTAGTGGTGTGGGTTTCCTTTGTGGCAGTTGTGGCGGTCTGCTCAGGCTGCTTCTGCGGCTGACCCATCGAGATAAGCTTTCGTTCCAGCTGCTTGCAGACGAACAACACATTGTCGAGAGCGTTGCGGTCCTGCTGGCGGGCGGCTTCGAGAGCGTCCATCTTGGAATGAATCTCCGCCAGCGCCTGAGTCATCCGGTCGAATCGCTCCTGCCGCTTGAGCTCAGTCTGATTGGCATTCAGCGATACGGTTTCACCCCGCATCAGAGCGGCGATCACATCCCAGCAGAAATCAATGAAAGCATTCGCTTTGGGTTGAGTGCTGTAACGGCAGATCTCCATGACACCACGCATATTATATACGTAGGTCTGCTGTTTTCCACCAGGGGTAATCAAATTGATTAACCCTGAAAGCGGGTCAAGACGAGCCGCATTGCGCTTGTGAATCGTTCCAATCGAAATTGAAGGATTCTTATATCCCAACGCCGTGCCAATCTGCTCACGGGTCATATAGAAATCATCCTGAGCTCTGGTGTGATCGACCGCCGGATTCTCATAGACCTGAATCTCCATATCACCGAACTGCTTGGTGGTGGCTACTTGCATTACTACATTCGCATTCATTTTTTACCTCATCCTTTTCGTTTGGCATTGTAAAGTGTGTTTCGCTTGAAACAAGTATTACACAAAAACGTATCGTTGTCAATTGGAAAATATTCACAAATGACAGCATTACATTTTGTTTGTATTTGTTGCTCTTATCACAACCTTCATTATTATAATATAGGCGATTTGTGATCTAAATCTGTCTGAAGCTACTAGCTGGAGATGGTGATCTTTCATGAACCAGGGGTTGTGGCCCAAATGTGGTTGTTGGATGCGTCGGTTGAGGTGTTATGAGGCTCTTTCAACCACCTGATGACACCGTTTGGTGTGGCCAGCGATGTCTGGTACCTGCAGTCGACGCGTCTTCCGCCTTCCTCGGGGGTGTCCCCTCAGTCTAACAATTCGTTCCGTTCGGCTTTGCCTAAACGTGCTATCGTGGTAAAACCAGATAACAATTCATCACAAATCTGCTCGTAAAATACGAGATACCTCACATGGGAGGACCGGTTTTCAACATAGTTTTCAACTCACTTTCTTATTCGATTATGTACTTTTGTTTCAAATTGAGATCTAAATATCTGTGGAGTCCTGTGCCTCACATGCGATCGCTGCAGCCGGCAGCGTTGATGAGCTGCGGATGAGCTGCGAGCGCGGCTCGGGATTTCGGAGTGACGCATCATCGCTGTATTTCTATTTGGGCTCTACCGTAAGTACCGTGATTTCCTCCCTTTTGGGTCACCTGCTGAGCTAATGGGTCCTTCAGTGGCAGCCACGGGTGGGGTATCTCACCCTAACAATTCGTTCCGTTTGGCTTGGCCTAAACGTGCAAACCTTTCGACTTGCTATTCATCTCAATCTGTTTTGCGGCGACTCTGCTTGCGCTATGCGGAATCGTCGAATGGCATTGCGTTCATCTCATTCACCTCCTGATTCAAACCTTGCTGTTTTCTCTAATAGAATTACAAGGCAAAAACACCTAACACATCTCAGTAGAGTAATTTCATTACCAAACCATGATGTATGTTTAGAATATAGTCAAACTCTTTATGAATTCGGCTGAGAATCGATGCTGGCCTTATTCTGTCGAGCCGCTTGTGCTTTTTTGATTCGCTCACGAAGTTCTGCACGCTGTTCATCGGTCAGTTCGCGAGGCGCTGTCGGCGTTCCGAACCGAACCAGCTTACGCGGCACCGAATACCACTTGCACAGGATCAACCCGTCTTTCGTGCGGTGGATCTTGGCGAGCTTGTACTCGTCAGGATGCTTCTCACACATGGCATCAAGCTTGCGCCAGTAAACAGGATCGTTGGTGCACACATCGGCCGTCTTATCCAGAGCTCCGATGGTGATGATGGTCTCCTGTTCAGCCCGGGACATCGAAACGCCGCCATGCTCAGGAATGGCTTTCATTATGATTTCTTCCACGATTTATCGCTCCTTTCTTCTGTTGGGCTTACTCATACCACCACATCGTGACGACATTGACATAGGCGGTTTGATACTTGACACCGTTGATTTCAATCGTAACGACCTGGTTGCCGTAGTAGCAGGATTCATACTCTCCTTCAGTCAACAGCGTGCCATCAGGGTTGTAGATCTTGGCATACTTGACCCGGTTAAGATTTTCGTCCGGCTCAGATTTTCCGCCGCATCCAGTCAGCATCAGAGCAGCAGCCAGTACAGTCGCCGTGATGAGTTTTCGGAATCGCATAAAGTTTCCTCCTTTCCTTCTCCTTGATGGTTCTTCTTCCTTTCTCTCACACTCTCTATCTATTATCTCCTATAATCCTCTTCTTTTTCTCTTTCAAATTTATTCTCGCCGCATCTCGCTTATCGCTCGTCTCGGCTTCGAATCGGTTTGTTTGCCAGCGATTGCGTAATTGAGTTTGAGTTCGAATTAGGAATGAATTATTGTTGCAAGCGAAAGAATGAATCAGTGATTAAGTTTTCAACATTTTGAACAAGTGAGTTTTCAACAATTCGGAATCTCAGCAACGACCTGAATCATCTTGATTGAAGTCGGCATGAAGATTCGTCCTTGCAGCATGTTCATAAAAGTAAGCGTCTGAAGCAGATCGAACCAATGCGAACTCTGTTCAGCAGGTGCCGCATTCAAATCAGCGATCAGGCTCTCCACAACCTTATCGTCAAGGAAATCGAGCTGCGTACATGCTTCACCGCGCTCATAACTGGTTCCGATCTTAACTTTTGCATCGTATGTAATCTGTACTGACTTCATACTGTTACGCTCCTTTTTATTATACAACCGTTTGGGGTTTTGCTCAACAACTAACAGGCGTTGATTAGTCGCCATTTTCTTCTGCGTCAATGATCTCAACACTCTCGATGGAGTTCGGCACGTACATACGCTTTCTGAATCGCTCCATGGTCTCAAGCGCCGTCTCAAGGTGAATCATCACACCATGCTGTTCTTTTGATCGCTTCTTATACTCTGTATCAATGGCAGCACGCAGCGTATCGACCACATCATTTGGCACAGATTCGAACTGGTAAGTAGCCTTCTTATAATCGAGCCGCGTGCTTGTTGCGATTGCCGCACGATATGTTACTTTGATCGTATACAAATTAACACTCCTCTTATTGCGCCACTCGTTCACACAGAATCGCGGCCGCTTCTTTCAGCACACTAACTCGTTCGGCCTGACTTGTGCATGTGACATGGTGTTGATAGCAAAGATCTTTAATTCCATTCGCAGCATCGTCCCAGATTCTTAAAGAGGTATTGTTAAGATGACGATCTTGTTGATATTTCGGAATCAAGTAGTCGAGTTCGAACGGGATGTACTTTTTAATTACATCTAACCCTCCAAGATGATTGATATAACGAATGTTGAGTTCGCGAAACGTAAGCCGCTTATCGGTTTCGTTATCAATATCACAAAAATGAACACCGACTGCTTCATTGAATGTCATCTGGCAAAACCTCCTCTCCCGTTATTCTTCGAGTGTGATATCATCGTGACCAGCGTCTTCAAGCGGTTCATCTGTTGCCAACGCAATGATTTCGTCAATGTTGTTTTCGATCAGATACTTCCAATCTTCCAGACGCTGATTGATAATCTCCGTCGCCTGAATAATGACCGCATCCGGCGTGATACGCTCACAGTTGCATTTCAGAGCCAGGATCAAGTCATCGAATGTGACAGGATCAAGAATCGTATCGCTGGGAATCATGTCCTTACCGAGTTTCCAGTCAGCCATAATCAGAACCTCCTGAACTGCACGAACTTGCCATCAGCGTAGCAAGGAGAGTAACACTGAATTCTTGTACCGTATCGCTCAAGGAATGCGTTTACAAAAACAGGTTCGCCCTGAAGAATTACAGCTTCCGGTTTCATGGTCATAACTGTATCAGCCGTATCCCATGCAAGAACTCTGACTCGGACAGAGGAATCAGTCGGCACGATAATAGGTAGCGCACAATCATGAAGAGTGCCATCTGTACACAGCTTGCGAGCTGCATCAAGCTGGGCATTGGACCATTGGGCAATAGAAAGTTCAGTCATGTTGAGAACCATTGCTACGTTTGCCCCCTTATTCTTTTACTGATAGTTCTTTTGCCATGATTCTTTCGCGCATTTCGGCTCCAGTTGAGGAAATGTAATCGCGAGTAAGAACCCATACATCTTCTTCGCCGCAGATTTCGGCAGGCTCTTTGAATAAGCGAATGGATTCGTCTGGCTTTTTACCACCAAAGATTTCCTTCTTAGCCGCATCTGTGATACAAGGATCATTGTAGATGTCACGCCACCATTTTTCCTGACTTTTAAGATATTCAAGTGCTCGTTCTTCAGTAGCGAAGAGTTCGTAATGGAAGTTATCGTCATGAATCGTTTCGTCGCGGGCTTCGTGAGACATGAAAATTCCCCAGATAAACATACTGTGTAGCTCCTTTCATTCCATTTCGATCGTGACACTGTTATATTCAGGGGTTCGATACATCACATTAGCTTCCCACTTCTTGGCACAATCGTAACTGGCGAATGCACGGCGAACCACCTTGAGCGGGATTTTGCCATTATTGTCGGCATAGAATGTGATCTTGTAATGCTGGAGCTGATAGCCAGCGTCTGCATAATCGCCCATATTCGGCGGCCTCCTCGTAATGCTTATTTCACTTCTCTCGATTCGATCTGAACAATACGCTCAATCTCATCATCATACCAGTTTTTCCAACGATAACGAAGATTGCGTCCATTGGCATCGAACACGACGTCATAACACTCCGGGTCTGCACTCACCGATTTTGCCATTTCGGTCAACATTTTCATAGCACACTCGAGACTGCTATAGACATCCCCATTGTAATGACTGAACATCACCCGCGACTGTCCCTTAACTCGCTTGGAATAGAAATTATCTAAGATATGTACCGTCATTGTTACAACTTCCCCCTTTTTACCCGCTGCGTTCTCCGTGGATTATACATAGCGACGCTCATACCATATAGAAGTAAGAATGCTTGATTTCTGGGGCATATTTGTCCTGAGCGACACACTCCAGCCCAATGATATGTTTGTTATTCTGTAGGAGCGCCTTCTGACCTGGCGACAAAGTACAATCAAGCAGTACCCGCATTGCCGACTGACCACCCTTCAAGATAACATTCTGATACTCGATCACATGGTCTTTGATTCTTGGCGGGATGGATTCAATCAGTTTCGCGGCGTTCATGTTGATTTCCTCTTTTCTTTTTGCGTGTGTATGCTATCGCGTTTACTACGCATGTAGTGGATGTGGTTACGTCTGCCTCGGTACCACCAGTCGCCCGACATGGGCTCCGCAGTTTGTTGCTCCGATTTTTACCAGAGCGCCACTGCAAAGCGTTATTTTGAATCACATCAAAATTTCATAGATTATATCATCTGTGGTTCTGTCTTTGATGCGATTGGAAATCATTGTATGTAGGTTATTTTTACCAGCAGTGCGCCGCTTATGTGCGCCGCCTGTGCCGCCGGATTATTTCTCTGCCACGCTCGACTGTGCGCCACTTACTTTTGCAGCGCCGACCTGCTTCGGGGTTGGCACCTTGAACCGAACCATAATGGTGGCGGGACGGGCATCGGGAATCTGATTGGTGCGGGCCTTATAAAGCTCTCGGTCTTTCATCTTCTTCACCAACTCCCGCGTGGCTTCCTTGGACAGCGGCTCGACCAGGGGCTTCTCTTCCACCTTGGTGATGGTGGCATCGAAATTCGCAACACGGAAACAGCCCTGCTTGTGAGTCTGAAGACGCGGAATTTCAACCGGCTCCAGGTAATCCATATTCAGATTCAACCTGCACACTTCTTTCTCAGTGAACAGTTCATCTGCGATATAGATCGACCACTTCTCTTCGCGGTCCCGCCTCTTTCCCATATACATGGGCTTGTTGTTGGCTTCCTTTTTGGTACGATAGTACAGCATTTTTATTACCTCTTTCACTTTTTTGCGTTTATGTATTACTGCGTGCCGCTTAGACGACCACAGCAATCAACAGAGTCAGGGCGATCGAGATGAGGAAAAAATCGCGAATCGTTTCCGTCATTTTGATCGGATCTACGGTATCAAACCAGCGTGCCAGGGTGTCGATCACCTGATTGTAGCGGCGGAAACACCCCAGATAATACAGGCCGGTTCCGATTTGCTGGAGTGCGCCCACCAGAAACAACATGGCGGCGAACACCCAGACAATAGGATGCTCAAACAATCAAATCACCCTCCTTTACTGTGAATGGCAGAGTCAGAATGTGAAACTGCAATTCGATTTGAACACGCGGCCGGAGTCTGCTATATGGCAGGAAGTACGGGTCAGCCAATTCGATGCGGCGCTTATGACGGCGCTCTTGCATCCAGGTGGAATCCGTGTCACTAAGGTATGTTGCGAACATAATTCATATTGCTCCTTTCGATTGCTACGCTGCTGCGCTTCTTACGGCTGCTGCGGCACTCATACTCTTGTGAATTCGTCCAGATAATAACGAGAGCCATGCATAATGAAGTACGCATGGCCCTTGTTCGTCTGATAGATTTTGTGGCGGCCAGCTTGCTTGCGACGCTCGCCATTGTTGATTGCGACTTCAACACACGCCTCTTCAATCGCTGTGATTTCAAGCCCGCCCCAGTTGTTGAGCGGATACACGGCGATCGCGTGTTTCTCTGGGGGAAAAACGTCTCTCATAATTCAACCTCGCTTTCTTGCTGAATAGAGATTTTGTCAGCGGAATCATATCAGGACTTTCAAACACGATAAATCCACCCCGATTATTGATAGATGCAACCAGCAGACCATATTTTTCAATGATGAGCCAGTTCAGGCTGTTGGGATTGTACGGTCGGAATGGTTTCGCATCAGGAAATCCAGCCCTCGCATCACTGAAAAACTGCGGGGTCAGCTCTTTCGTATCCAAATTTACGACACGAATCGGCGTAAGAGTTTCGCTTTCCGGGTCCAGCACAACGGCGCACAATCTGTCATGCATCTGATAGATCTCTGACAAAATCATTAGAAAGTGTCCTCCCCTTCAGTTTCGCCAATGCTTACCAAAGTTTCTTTCATGCCGACACTGGGAATTACCCTGACGATTTTTGCCCCACGGATTCGCCCGACTTCCAACTCATATTTGAGCAGCTCGAGCGTAGAACTGGCTGCGGCCAGAATCGGAAATCGCAACACCTGTTCGTCGCCCGTCAAATGGGTGACGCGAACTTGATACAGCTGCACTGGTTGTGGACGTTTTGCCGCTTTGAGCTTCTGTACATCGCCTTCTTTCAGATTCAGAGCAAAGAGAACAGCGGTTTCAGTGCCTGGATTCGAGCTGGCGATATAGTTTTCTTTTTTGTCGAGGTTGTCAATGACATTCTGAATTTCTTTGATAATCTGGGCAAGCGCATGTGCTGCGTCAAAATTCTCGCACTTAGTTGCAAACTTATACGTTTCGAACGCACCATCACGAGCGAATTCAAAAACTTGTTTCACAGTCAGCATTCGATTTCATTTCCTCTCTTGTGGAGCGACACTCTTACAGCTTGCCACTCATAATGCCCATCACAGGGATACGCTGACCTTCGCTCTGTTCGTACACATGAGCTTCGGTTACGTTGCCATTGTGAACTTCACGCTTGGCGACCTCAAAGTTCTTCTCAGCCTCGGCGTAACTCTTGAAGGGGTATTCCATTTCACCCATAATGGGATTATTCCATTTGATGACGAGAACGTAAGGTGCTTTAGCAATCACCTGCTTGTGGAGAGCCTGCTCATTAGGCTGCACGAATCGGTCAGCTGATACTACACGCTTTCGAGCATCTTCCTTAGTATCACGTCCCGTCTGCTTAACTTGTTCTGCTTTAAGATTCATCAAACGAGTGAGCTCTTTTGCCGTTTCCCATGCGTTATCAACCATCGCCTGAGTCTCTTTAATATCGAGTAGACGATGCATCACACATGCTTTTTCATAGTCAGCAAGTGCACCTTTACGAGCATATTCAAGAATAGTCAGAACATCCAGCATTTTTGTTTACCTCTCTTTTTGTTTTATCAATTGGCAGCAAATGCCATTTCAATCTTCCTCAGCGGCGTTTTCACAGTCACACCACAAAATGTCTTCGATGATATCATCGTCGATATCATCAGGAGTATCATTGCAATTCATAATGAGGATCAGGTTTTGATTCACAGGTGGCACTTCACTGCCCAGTTCGTAAGCATAGATCCATGTCTCGCCACATTCGTCCTCAATCGTACAGTACAACAGGGTGCTTTCGTTGTCGTTCAAGTCAAGACCGGTAATCACATCATATCGAGTGACCATGCCAGTCAGGATGTAATGACCATTCAGACCAGGTTTGAGACCATCGATGCTTGCAGTGGCGGCACTTGCAGTGGGAACCGGCAGGGCAAAGATTGCGGCCATCAGAAAGACAGCGGCGACTGTCACTGCCATGGATTTCAGCGATTTCAGAATGGATTTCATAACGATATACCTCTTTCTTTTTTGTAGTTTAGATTCGAACAGCGGCGCTTAGTGATGGCGTGCTGCCCGGAGAAAATCATGCCAGATAGACTGCGCTACGATTGCCAGAGCGACACCAACGATGATGCCGCAAGCGAAAATGAATTCAGTGCTAAAGTAATCCATGATGATTCTCCTTTTCGTTTGATACTCAAATCTGGTTTACGGTTTCGATGACATAATCATCGTAATTATTGCCGAACGTAACGTATGCGTCCGGGCTGCACTTGGACAGAGCTTCCATCAGCTCTGCGACAGTCATGCTGCTAGTTTTGTGCTCGACGATATCAAGCAGAGCGTAACCGGCGTGATTTTCGCCGTTGGTTCTGACGAATTTCATTTTGCTAAGCTCCTTTCAATTTTTGTTTGGTTGTGGTTACGGTTACGTCTGCCCTGGTACCGTAAATCGCCCAGCATTTTGGACAAGGAAAAGAGGTAAAAAGAAAACGTCGAACGAATTCGCTCCGATACCGCCAGAGAAATTCATCGACGTTTTGGCATAAGAAAAAGCCCTACGAGCTGTGATACTCATAGGGCTTGCGTTTGGAATCTGGATTTAGATTTTGACGAGATAGTGTTCGACGAACAGATTCATTGTAACGGTTTCGTTTTGACCAGCGCCAATACTGAAACTGTCACAAAGTTTTAAGATTTCAAAGAATTTTTCATACTGCGATTTCACGCGGCCGAAATCTTCGAAATTTACAACGATCATTGCGTTATAAGCAATCATAGGATCGACGCTCATAGTCATTTTGATGTTGTAATCGCCTTCACTATCATCTTCTTGAATCGCCTTAAAATATTTTATGATTTCAGATGCCTTTTTCATTGCGGCAGGATTTATAATCAGATTTTTATTCTGACGTTTTATCTTGTCGCCCACCTGTTTCATAAATTCTTCAAAAGCAACTTCATTCGGATCGCGCAGGTATTCTGGCTCCATAATATAATACCCCTTTCATTGGACTTAGGTTTCGTTGGGGTTATTATATCATAGATTCATTCCGGATTCCAGCTCAGATTTGTTGGTTATCCACCCTCGCCGCGTGGAGGCTCTGATATTGAGGGCAAAGCAGTTTAACGTCATGCTCGGGACACTAGCTATTATTTTTGATTTCATACCTGGCGGGCTCTCCTTTTCGATTTCATTTTGCGATTGCATTGAGCGATTGCATTTAGAATGCGAAATTGAACGAACCTTCCAGATTGAACTGACCATTTTTATTGGAGAAGAATCTTGCTGTCAGGATTCGTTTTGTTGCAGTCCAGTTTGAGCGCTTATTGGCAATCATGGTTTCAACGTCTTTCGTTGCGTTCTTGAAACCGGTTTCATCCAACTCATAAAAAAGGGATTCATACTGGTCGGTTTCCTTGTTGTGCACTCTTACTTTGAGAGCAAAGGGCGATTTGAATCCGATTTCGTCAATGGATGCATTCGTTGCGATGGGATGAGGATACGTCCAGTACGCGCTTTCATCGGGAGCGGTTTCGCAGGGCTTTTCACCCCACAGAACCTCTTCCGTTCCGTTGTAGTTCACGGCAGTCACAGCGGCCACACGATCAGGCATGTCACACGCTTTGAAAGCGGTTTTCATGTCCTCAGTGGGGAGTATGACACCATCATCGAAATAGATATTGAACTTCATGCAGCTTTCATCCTTTCTTTCGCACTACTTCCGTTCATTTCTGTAATGCGACCGGGACCCCGAAGGGCCCCACGCACTGAGCCTAACGCCTTTTTATAGCCGCTCAGTCGGCTTTTCATAGCGATTGCTTGCATCAGCAGTCGATAGAGTACGGATTGCCGGTGGTCAGATGGTACATGATATCGCCGATTACAGCGGTCATCTCTTTGCCGCGAATCGTTCTGGTGCTCAGCAGGGCCTTGCCTGCTTTTGCCTTGCGGGTGTCCACGAAACGAGCATCACGGGAGAACACTTTGAACTTGTTCTTGTCAGGGAACTTTTCATCAGGGATAAAGAGAATCATATCCACCAGGCCCTGAAGATCTTTCACCATGTTGCCAGTACTGGGGTTTGCGGCAGTCAGGCAGACCCACTTGTCATTGTCCAGGGCATCCTTGTAGCTTTCGTTCAGCTTTTTCTGGTCAGCTTCGGACAGCTCCAGCCCCTTGCCAATGTCGTTCGCCAGTGCTCTTGCAAAGGTCTCAGCATAGTACGGCCACTGACCATTGACGAACAGGTTGCCATCCTTCGGGCTTCTTGTGTTGAAGTCCACAAGGTCAATTGCGTTGCGGGAACGGCGCTCATTGACTTCGACAGTCACAGTTCCGTTGTCCTTCTCTTTCTCGGCGATGCTCTTCTTCATCACAGCGCCATACTTGCAGGCGGCCAGCATCGGGTTTTCGGTTTCATAGCAACCGGCGTAGATCATCTGAACGTTGAGGTCGTTCCACTCTTCGCAGGCCGTTGCGGCCTTTTCGCGGCACTCCTTCAAGAGCTTCATGTCAATCGGGTCACAGCTCAGAGCATCCTGAAGCGCGTTTTTCGCGGCATCCAGCTCAGTCTGCTTTGCGGCCAGAGCGGTTTTCAGCTCAGCGGCAGACAACGTGATTTTCGTAGTGTTAGCCATAGTATTTTCCTCCATTTAGGCTTGCATCCTCATCGGGCACCGATAGCCTATCTCTCGGTACGACACAAACCCCACAGCGTACCGCAGGGCTTGCGTTTCGGTTTATAGAGAAAGCCGCCCATTGCTGAGCGGCCTAATACTATTCACGTTTGTTTAGACTCCATTTTACACAATGTACTCCGTTGCCGTTGTTCTTGCGTCGCACTTGCATGATTTATGTGCGATTCATCAATTCTACGATTCGTCTTGCGACTCCTCATCTTCAAACCGATTCATCTTACACGAAACACACTTTCCGAATGGAACTTGCGTTTTTATTGTATAGTTCAGTTATGTAGTTTGCATTGCAATTTACTGTTGCGCTAGTTTGGAGATGGCTGCCATTCATCCTCGCGGAATCCCAATAGTCTGCCGTTCCTCTTGCAATGTGTGCCGACGTGGTGAATCACATTGACAAAATTCCCCGTTTACATATTGTTGTCCTATACCATTTGCGTTTCATCCTCAAGCCGAGTTTAGTATTGACGCAATTTCATACTGCTCCATGATTCCACGCCCATGGTGCCGACGTTCTGACGTTTCGTTGGGGATTTGCGGTCAGAATAGTTCAAATTGAGCTAACAAGTTTCCTGCCTGTGGCAGTACCGCTTTTTCAATCGTTTATTGGTTTACACGCTGGCAAACTTGAACGATTTACTCAAACGGAATATTAAAAATCCAACTTCAAAACGTCCGCGCTTTTGTTTTGCGTTTCGGTTTTGTTGTTGGACTCTTTACACTTATAAGGGAACTAAACAGCCGCGTTTTATTCCAGTTTTTCAAACTTTTTTGAAAAGTTTTTCAAGCTGTTTTTTCGCGCGCTCAACTTTTCCAGCGCTTTTTGTTGTGCTGTTTTGTTGTTGTGCTGTTTACACTAATAAGGGAACTAAAACGGCGTGGATTATTCCAAAATAGAAAAATTTTTTTGAAAAAGTTTAGCGGCAGTTGATAGCAAGACGCGCGGCGCGGCTGTATAAAGTGCATTCACCTGCACCACCTGCAAAGGCGGCTGTAAAGCCCTGTAAAGCGTGTAAAAGTGGCTGGAATGGTAGGATATAGGGAAAAGGAAAAGCGCCTACAAAGCCCTGTAAACAGGCTAAAATAGGCGCTTGAAATATGGGTAATAAATGGGACGAAAAAAGCCGCCCAACGTGGGCGGCAGGGATGGAATATTTACTTTTTGCGGCTTGCTAGAACGGCGGCGCGCGCGGCCTTTTCAGCGGCTTTTTCAGCGGCTACGCGGTCAAACTTTTTGCCGCTATCTTTTGCGGCTTTTTGGACGGCTGTATAAGTGGCTGTATAGGCGCTGTATCCAATGGCGGCGCTACTATCCATGATGGACGCAAGCGCGTCTCTAATAGCGGCTATATCCTTTGCAATGGCGCTTTGTGAACGGCCTACAATAGCGGCAATTTCAGCTTGTGTGTATCCGGCAGATAGCTTTGAAGCGATAAAGCAACGCCGCGCGGCCACGTCCTGTTTTTTGCACGCCGTAACGATACAATAGCGAATATTGTCGGATAGCTCCAGCGCCGCGCCTCTATCCATACTGTAAAAGTCGGGCACATCATAAGCGGCAGGGTTTTTAGTGTCGTTTCCCATGGATACCGCGTCAATAGATACCTTGCCACTTTGCCGTGTCTTTTCCCCACGAATAGCGGCGTTTACGGCGGCTGTAATAGTTGCAAATACCGCGCGGTATCCTGTTATAACTTTACCAACGTTTGCTTTTGCGCCACCTTTTGAACCGTCAATAAAACGTGTCAACGGCGTTCCGTCCGCGTTGTATCCGCTGGCCCATGTTTCCGCGTCAATTCCGACACGCCGCGCCTGTTCAAGAATTTCCAGTGTTGCAACGCTCAAAAGTTCTGCCGCGTCACTGTTTTCCGGGTATGCTTCAACGCCGCTATGTGCGTATTTTTGCAGGGAAACAAGCGCGTTTTTTAATGTGTCGGTGTAACTGCCGCGCGCGTCCCCGTCTGCACTTTCTAACGTTGTAATATTGACCGTTTCGCCGTCAATTTCTGCCGTTGTTTCGTCAACTGCTTCAACTTTTACAAAGCGTGCACGCGGGGAGATTGCAAGTTTGACGGCGCTGATTGTTGCGCGCGTTGCAAGGGCTTGAACGTTACTATATTTTACCCACTTTTCCGCGTTAATTGGCGCGATTTTTGGCGCGATTTTGGGCGAATTGTAAACGTCAATAAATCCGTCCGCGATACGCGGCGCGATTGAATTTTTGGCGGCTGTACTGCTATTATATTCCGGTGCAGGGATGGACGCGCCGTTGTTGCGTGTCGTTGGGCTGTTAGCAGGGATGTATACAGCGGCAGGCGCGGCAGTTGCGCGGGGACGGCTGTACAAGGGCTGTTCGTTGTCGTTGGTGGTATAGGCGGGGACGTGTGCCAGACGCGGCGCGCCGTCCGGTAAAGTCTCAACCGCGCGTCCTGCCGTGTACCGATAAACCGCGCGGGGATATACTAGCACATCATGGGCGGGAACAAACCGCGCGCCGTTGGTGGTGTTGGTGGTGGTAGGAATAGGACGCGTGATTGTACGCGTTGCAACGGTATGCAACCAGACACGGCGAATAGTGGCGCGGTCAAAATATGCGCGGATATGATAGCAATGCACCGGATTATAAATGGCGTTGTAGGTGGATGTAACAGCAATCTTTTCCATGGTAAAATCTCCCTTTATTAACAGTGTTTGTGAACGGCGGCGCGTGTTAGTAGTCCCATACGCTATAATCAACGGCAGGCGCGTCTACTATGGGCGCGCCGTGTGCTTGTTTGAGATAGTAGGCAGACAGGCAATACAGGCGGCTGTACTCTTTATAGCAACGGTCAACGTCCTGCATGGTGCCCACGTTACGGTCAACAAGTGCCCGCGCGTTACGGACAAGAAACGCCCAACGATTTGCCATTTTTGCGTGCCAAACTGCTTTGTTCATGTTTTTCATGGTCAAGCTCCTTTATTATATAAGTGTGATACCGTCCCCGCCACGGCGGCAGGGCCTGTATATATGGTAGGCGCGATTATTCCAGCTGTAAAGAAATTCCAGCAAAAAGCGCTCAAAACGTTGCAAGCGCAACAAAAACAGCGCAAACTATTTCAGATTTCCAGCACTCGAATACTACCTAATAACGGAAGGTAGCATTCACCGAAAACCCGCATGATTCCTAGACTTTTCAGGCCATACCGGGGGGATGTTAAAAATTGGAAAGGGGGTCGAGTTTGGGTCGTGCGTACCAGTTATTCCATCTCCCCAGCCCGTACCAAATCACCCGGTTTTCGCACCTCGCCCGCCGCTCACTCGCCTCCTCCACGCAACAATCATCCATCCGCATTCGCCCCTCATTCGCAGTCACCAGCACCCAAAATCACCTGTTGATCGCCCCTAAATCACCCGTCACCTCACCTATCTGCGCATCCGTAAAACACCCATATTTAACCACCGATTTTGTATCCGGTAAACAACGTATTATCGTTATAAAACGCTCCGCGTCAATCGTGATTTTCATTCCAATCTTCACGCAGTTGTGCCTTGATCGCCATGTAACAGCGTCCCAAAAGCGCCGTAGAAACGCTTAAAATGCATTATTTTTGCTCATTTTTACTTAATTTTAATAATTTTTCTGCTATTTTTACTATATTTTATTTGTTTTTACAACAGATTATTTTACTCCGGTATTTTGCACAAAACTATTGCTTTTACAGCGCCATGGGTGTATAATAAGGTATAAAGAAAAAGCCCGCAGTTCTCTCCACAGCTGCGAGCTTATATTTTCAGTAGTCAATCACACTTTACAATATCATTATAAAAGGAGGATCACCCGTTAATGAAGTTTTATGACACATCCGCGCTTCTTGATTTGGGAGCTGCCGCCTTCGAACCTGCCAGTGCAACAGCCTCTAGTGCAACAGCCTCTAGTGCAACAGAGCCGTTTCTTATTGCCGATATGACACTGCACGAGCTGGAAGAGATCAAGACAAGCGGCAAGAAGAGCGAAGAGATCCGCTATAAGGCACGTACTGTAACCCGCCTGCTGGCCGAGCATCACGACGACAACACCTTTATGGTAGTGGCAGTCCCCATGTCTTCCCTGTTCTACATTCTCGATGGCAAACCGATCAGTGACAACAACGACGCGACAATCATGGCAACCGCCCGCTGGTATCTGGACGAGATGCAGCGCAATCTGGATGACGCGATTGAAGCCGGACTCCAGGAAGCACAGCGACAGATCCAGGCCAATATTGATTCTTTTAAGTTCGTAACCAGCGACCTAAGTTGCGCCAATATTGCCAGCGGCATTCTTTATCTGCCGATCGAATTCACCTATCCCGATGCAGCAGCAAGCGCCAACAATAACTACACTGGCTAGACCGAAGTCACTCTTGATGAAGGCGGCGAGGAAGCCATGGCGATGGCGTATCAAACCCACGATGAAGGCTATACATATCAGAATCTGTTTAACACTCCAGTGAATGGCTATCTGATTGTTCGTGATCCAGACACAGTAGACGATGATATGCCGGCAGGCAATGCGGTAGGCTGGCTACGATGGAATGGCAAGAAATATGTACCACTCAAATACAAAAAGATCAGCAATCGCTTCACTGGCGACGTAAAACCGCTCAATGACCAACAGAAGCTCGCATTTGATATGCTGCAGAACGATGATATCACAGTTAAGATGCTGGCTGGAACATTCGGCAGCGGCAAGACAATGCTTATGGTGTCCTCTGCTATTGATATGATCGAAAAGCACAAAGTTGAGAAGTTGATCTGGATTCGCAATAACATCGAAGTCAAGAATACCAAGGAGCTGGGCGCACTACCCGGTACCCTACTAGAGAAGCTCGGCGCTGCTTCTTTTGCTGGCCCTCTGGCTGATCACTTGGGCGGCGAGGCTGGTTTGGAATACTGGATCAATAATGGGCAGGTAGAAGTAGCTCACCTTGGATTTATTCGTGGCCGCGACTACAAGAATGCAATTATTATGGTTTCAGAGGCTGAGAATCTGACCAAAGAGCATGTACAGCTGTTACTCGGCCGTGTTGGTGAGGGATCTATGCTGTGGCTTGATGGTGACCTGAAGCAGACTGACGAGGCCGTGTTTGAAAATAACAGCGGAATGCGTAAAGCAATTCAGTGTCTGGCTGGTAACCCGCACTTTGGATATGTCTACCTGAACAAGACGGAACGCAGCGAGACAGCACAACTGGCTGACCTGTTAGACTAAGGGGTGCAGCAGAATGATAAAAGTAAGAATAGACGGCTTACGACTAATGGATTACATCTCTCCTACTGGCGACTGGAACTATGAAGCGATTGACGGTTTGGCGAAAGCTTTGTATGACCGTTACAAAGAAGCGGAATTCGAACAAATAGTAGAGTTATTCAAGAAATACATAAGAGAACAAACATGACAGAAGGGTCAGCAGTATTTCATCGACAAGTTCGTAAAAGAGCGCGGCGCAAACCTGATGATACCGAAGGTCGTATGAGTAACAAAGGGTACAGTATATGACAATCGATAAAGTGATGAACAATCTCTATGATGCTCTAAGCAAAAATCAAGATACTACCTGGTTCGATTATCAAGGATTTCGCTGGGAGCTTGGTCATGACTTATCTTTTCATCCGCGACATATACTTCGTCCAGGAAATTGCTCTGAAGATCGACGTGCGGCTCAATACAGTTATCCAATCCCCTACTATCCAGAATCAGAAAACGAATGTATATGCGAGAGCTTATTATGACAGACAGAATAAATAATTTGATTAACACATATAGAGCCTTAGCAAATGCATCTGGTGCTAGACTCCATAAGAAAAGGAACCAACTCAGGACGTTGAAATATGGAGCGCAATATCATAACTCAAAAACAGTTTTTGAAGGAGAAGAAATAATGCGCGTTTTATTCGTAAGGCCATCGATCTATGACACAGTGTGTGACTGGTATGAACGCATGGATACTGTGCAAAAGCATCGCAAGGAGACAGCAATCTGTAAATCACCCGAAGATTTTTGGAATATATTCAATAAAGATAAATTCGGCGCACAATATACGACATTCTATTTTGACGATAGGTTGGCGCTGACCGATACTTTTGAATTTTTCAAGGAGATTGCGCGGCTGTATGGTGAAGAGGATGCGAAGTATATTTCAGAGAATAAAATGCGGCGGATCACCATGAACTATTTGATGAACAACAATCAGTTTGACTTGTTTCAGCAGTTCTCCATCACACCCGAATGTCTGGACGATGTAATCCATGATGCTCTGGCCGATCAACAGTGTGAATGTGTGTGCAGACCGCTATTGTAAGGAGGGTGAAATATGGAAAGAATATTAGCGCCACGAAACAGTGGACGTACATATGCGATATGTGAATACGCTGTCAAGAACAATTGCAATATCTTGGTGCCGATGGGCGGGACGGCTATATTATGTGCACAGGACTATATCAAGGAAATCGCCAGGAATCTTGATATTCAATATTATGGGTATAGGGTTGATCATCAATGCCTTATAGTAGATTTACAAAGCAGAGCTCGCGGAGAATACAGCATTCACGTGATAACAACTACTTGTCCTCCCGATAATTATCGTGGATTGCACTTAGAGGATAAGCCACTTGTTGTTGATGATATCGACCGATGTTTTAAACTCATGTGTTTTCCGAATGTACAAATCGATGCCTGTTCTCTGATGACATATGATCCAATCGAGGTTACGTTTACACCGCCAACTGCGCCTCAAGAAGTGCAGCGGGATGAATGTGTGTGTGACAGCTTGGTATAACAGAGGTGCCAACAATGGATAGATTTGATACGCTGCATGATGATCGCACGCTGCGATGGTGTAAGTACAGATATCCCGATGATATCAACAGTGGCGAGTTTACTTTTGACTGGGCGAAGGATGGATTTACATGGTCTCTGCCAAGCGATAAACCACTGCGAACCACAAACGAAATTGTATCTTACATTGACGCAAATGGTAACCAGCGTGAAGTTCAAGCGGAAGTAAAATACTATGGAATGGGACACGACACGCTGTGGACGATTGCAATTCCTAATGTTGTCGAGGCAGAGAACGAGTGTATCTGTGAATCACTATTATGAGGCACGATATGAACAATCAATTATTGATACCCGATGATAAGATATACATATATCCATCAGATTGGAAGCAGCCTGTACGAATTCAATTTGAAAATGGATCGACCATAGACACTGTAAATCATGGCAATTCACATCACACTATTCAATTCGACAAATGGGTTGATTATAACACCATAGTTACTGATGAAACTTTACAAAAGCTTATCAAAGACTATATATCGAAAAATTTTCCAAAAGAAGAATACAGTGTATCTATTCACAATGAGTGTTACTGTGAGAGCCTATTATGAAAAAATATATCAGTGAAGAAGTACAACAACAAGCAGTCCTACAATTACATATCGAAATTGAAAATGATTGTAAAATAGAATTTGATAATTTTAGATTTCAAATAGACGAAGACGATATGACGATTTGCCGCTATGGAGAACCAGATGAAACGTTTGTAGTTAAAAGGAAAGTAAGACTTTTCTTATTAAATAACGGATTTGAATTCGAAATTGCTGGGCCTTATGCTGAACAGATGTACAGACGATATCTTAAACTGATAAATGGAGATATCAATACAAATAGTGAATATTATTGTGAAAGTCTATTGTAAAGGAGATGAAAATATTGGATGAACAAGAGCTAACTGTAAGAGTTGAAGAAATAGATAATCATTTATTTTCTATGCACAATACAGTAAACCATGCGATTATCAAAGTCGACGAAGCAAATACTCTGTCGCATTTTGCAGTAGAACGTATAGATACTATAAGAGAAACAACAACCTCGTATCAAACTGCGATTGATCAATTACAAACTCGGATCGCAGAACTTGAACATAAAATAGATCTACTGACAGGACCATGTATTTGTGAGCCGCTGATATAAGGAGGAACCATATGAAAGAAAACGACTTTTCAAAACAGGATATTTATAATATTGGATTTGCCGTAGCTGATGCTGTGCGCGATTATGATGTAACTTACGAGGATATCCTTGACGCGATTCAGGTATATGCAGAATAGCAGGAACTGATCGGCAATGCATCGCTTTATGATACGTTGTGGATGGAAGACGGCACGCCTATGTCCCCTTCTTTGACACGATATTTATTCCACGAGATGTACTGCCCAGATGATTATGGTTATGATGAGGAGGACGGCGACGATGAGTGATCGCAAGCGTGATAAGGTATCTAAGAGCAGCTATATGCGTAACGCCCGCAAGCAGCGTATGATCGAGAATCAGTTTTTGCAGGAAGTTGAGAAGGCTCAGGAAAGCGGCGAACGCCAGCGGCAATCAGAGCGGCGGAAGCGGCGCACAATGTGGGACGACGACGAGGACTAAGGAGGTACACAATAGTATGGACAAAGAGCCTAAGAAGCCGGGCGGAGAGAACGATACAGAGCGAGACGATATTCAGGAGATCCGCGTTAACTCTATTCCACTGATGGTACTTATCGCTGGTGTTTTAAGTTCCGTTGACTTTGTTGATTGGATGTTTACTATCGCAGAAATGCTTGTTGTATTCGTGCTTACATATCAGATTCTAGGGCGTGTGCTTTTTACTGCCCTGGTGGTTACGCCCATTTTGGTTGTGTTTATCAGTAAGTGTCTGGCGGCCTACGATGAGATCATGTATGGCGACGATGATATGGGTGGCAGCGATGGCGAAGATGACAGCGATGACCACTTTAACGACCACTGGAATAATCTTACTGGAGGAAGGAAATAATGAAATTCATTGATTTAACAGGAAAAAAATTCGGGAAATTAACTGTATTAAATCAAGAGGAAGATTACATCCAAACTAGTGGCCGTCACAGATCTAGGTGGAAATGTATTTGTGAATGCGGAAACGAATGCATTGTTGATGGAGACGCACTTAGAACCGGAAACACAAAGAGCTGTGGATGTTTAAAGCATCGGAAATTGGCAAAAGATCTTATAGGACAACGTTTTGGTAAATTAACTGTGGTTGGTCGTTCGTCAAAATATCTTAATCAAAAAGTTTATTGGCATTGCAAATGTGATTGTGGTAACGAAGTTGATGTTATAGGCTCTTTGTTGGTTAATGGACGGTCAAAGACTTGTGGATGCTCTCATGTTACACAAGGTGGCTTTGGCAAATCAAGACTTTATGAAGTATGGTTTGCTATGATGTCTCGTTGTACAAAACCCGAAAACAAACATTATTCTAATTACGGTGGACGAGGTATTAAAGTTTGTGATGAGTGGAAAGATTTTTTAAAGTTCAAAGAATGGGCAGATAAAACAGGATATGACGAAACAGCTCCTAGAGGCCAATATACTATAGATCGTGTTGATAACAATGGAAACTATTGTCCAGAAAATTGTCAATGGAAAACAATGTTAGAGCAGGCCAACAACAAAAGAAACACCCGAATGATTGAGTACAATGGTGAAAAGAAATCAATTTTAGAGTGGTCGAAATCAACAGGGTTATCAACTAGTTTAATCAAAAGCCGTTATGACAGAGGTTGGACACCAGAAGAAATATTTACAATTCCATTTGGTCATAAAAGGAGTGAAATAAGTGATCAGTCCTAAAAGTTATACAGTGCGAAAATATCCGCTAAGCTTATTTATTAAATAGAATTATAAGGTTCCAGCAGAGGTCGCAAACGATCCTCAATATCAGGTGTTGCAATCTGATACAATGCTCTTGCGTCAAATTAGAATTGTATCAAATAATTACGATGACTATAATCCGTTTATTGTTTTTATTGATGCAACTGGCGCACAAAGCAAACCAAAGGTTGTACGTCATTTAATTGAACATGGAGCGAAAATTGGCAAGTATCACTTTTCATTTAGTGATCGTAGTGCCTCTATGATCCGTCAGTTTATCTTCTCAATGGTTGAATCTCATATTTGGCCAGAAGTAGACAAGCGAATCAGTATGGATTTAAGCTTCAAAGATGCGCCAACTGTACTTAGTAAATATTATGCCTATCGTGGTCTTGTGCTTTCCAGCTGTCATTGTATTGCATTGAGGGAGTGGTTTCCAAAGATTGTTGTAGTGCCCGACACATTCGCAACTATTCCAAATCAAAAAATAAAATATGTTCGTGATGAAGAGGTCGAATTTGTTGACCAAAAAACAGGTGCAAAACGAACATGGAAGCAAAAAGCAATTGCAAAAAAAGAAGCCGATATTGAAATCAATATGTTCGATGGATGCGGTATCGCACATCCTGCCCTAATGCGTGAAGTTGAGCGGCGGATTGGAACAAGTGAGCAGATCAATAGCATGGTGTTTCGTATGCCATACTTTAAGGGTGTCTTTAATGAAATGGATTACGTCTCATTTTATGATGAGCGTGGGGTCACTGAAATTACAGACATTTGGGGCATCAAGCATTCTGTAACCCGTGATGCTGAACCCATGTTTATTGCATGCGAAAGTATGTATAAAGGGTATAAGTATTTCAAAAAAGACGGTACTGTCAATGATTGGAACCGTTATAAAGAACTTGCATTGAAATACGACCACGCCCTCGGAATTGCAAAATGGAATTATCAAGCAGATAAAGAAAATCTGGTCAGTTTAGGGAACTATCAGCTTATCCAGGACTTACAGGATGTTCCATTTGATGAGTTCAAGCATCTGGCTGATAGATCTGTTGACTGGTACGAGAAAATCGTCAATGGTGATCCTATTTATACATATTGCTTTTTAGGGGCTTTAGCTGACAATACAGAACCATTAAATCATTATATTGCAGCCATTATGCGGAATCCTGAGATGACGCATGAACCAAGTGTAAAAGATTATTTCCATAGTCTGCTTGATAAATATCGCAATGGATTCAAATGCGGGAAATTGTTCTTTGACGCAACATTCAAGTTTTTACTTCCAGACCAAATTGCATTGATGGAGGCTATCGCGGGACTTCCAATAAAAGGTTGTTTGAAAGCAAATGAATTTTATAGCTTCGATCGGCAAGGTGTTATTTTGGGAGAACGAGCATTAGGTCGTAACCCTCATATATGCCATCAAGAACACGTTAAGCTAAAAGGCATTGATAATGAACTAACGCAAAAATATTGTAGCCACCTTGTCAACTGTTGTATGATCAATGTGTTTTCGATTACTCCACAACGCTTGTCGGGGGCCGACTACGATGGGGACCTAACTCTATTGTCAAACGAGCCAATTATTATCAATACTATTCCAGACGATGGATATGTCACTATCGATATCGAAGATAAAGTAACAAGTCTTGCTCAAGTTGATAATCTTGAAAACAAACTTGCTTGTACTCTTCGTGGCCTCAAAAGTATGATTGGTGAGATTAGCAATATGGCTTCTGTATACCACAATCGTGTTGCGCGAACAGAGGAAACAAAGCAACTTTACGAAAGCTATGTTGACTTGCTTTCTGTGGCAAACGGGAAAGCTGTGGATTTTGCAAAAACCGGTGTGCTCTACCCTATTCCTCGGCAGATTAGTAAGTGGGCGAAAGCAAGTGGAATGCCGTACTTTTTCAAATATAACGGTCCTTACTACGCACGTTTACATAATCTCAGCAAGGCACATAGCAACATGAACTTGCTTTGCATGAGTCTGGAGCGTTGGGAGCGCGGTGTACGGTGGCGCAAAGAGCCCGCAGGTAGCTTTGATTGGCATATCATGTACGATGACGCCGTGGGCTATGACCAGGCAGTCTTTGATGAGATCGAAGCCATTTTCTTGGACTTCAACAAATGCCGCAAGGAACAGCTTGAGTTCGAAAAGAAATGTCGCAACTGGCAATTATATCATAAGGACATCGAGTCGCGTATTACCAAAGAAGAGGCTAAGACATATGAGACGAACTGGCAGGCGATCTACAATGTTTACCGTAACAAGTGTAAGCTGGTGTGTCCTGATGTGAGAGAGCTGGCGAATATTCTTGTAGTGCTTTGCTATGAGAAGTATCCCAATAAATTCAAGAAGTTCTTGTGGCACATGGCCGGCGCTGGTGTGGTCGAAAATATCAAACCGGTTCCTGTTCAGCTGCCAGTACATGATCCAAACGGCGAGTACGAATACCTTGGTCAGCGATATAGTTTGGCTGAACCGAAAATCTATGAAGCGAGGGTGAAATAATATGGGTTGGTTTAAGAAGAAAACAAAGAAACCGAAGAAAATAACCAAGTGTCCTACCTGTGGCGGCTTGTTGACAAAGCAGACTGGACTGGAGCACGAATTCACCTATAAAAATCAGATGGTCCATGTGCCGGATATCACGGCGATGGTATGTGGTGATTGCGGCGAGATGTATTTTGATTATACCGAATTTGAGCGTATTTCAAATTATGTTCACGAAGCAGTTGATGGGAAGGATGAGACAGAATGAGTTATCGATGTTTTAAAGCAACAATCATTGCTTTAATAGCTGTAATATGTTTATGTTTGGGTATTGGAATTTGGGCATCTATTCCGCGCAAAAACAATGTAGGCGATAAATCTATTTATAATGGAAGCTCTTTGTACAGTATTTCCAACACGAAACTTATTTACGATGAGAACACAAGAATTATGTATTATTGGCTGCATAGTGGATATATGTCTCCATACTATAATGCACATGGACAACTTTGCCGCTATATTGATGGCGAAATTATACCAATTGAGTAAGGAGGTTAAATGGCATATACAACTTTCTACTGCAATGAAAATATGCTGCTTGATCATTGGCAGGACTATCACGAGTCAAATCTGATGTTGCGAAACCTGCTAAAGCGAACCTCCCTCTCCCCTATTGAATGCGCCACCATTTATTATGAGCGGATGAAAAATCCTGAGTCTGTCAGCTATGACCGTAGCCACTTGATCCAGACGTTCAGCAGAGGCCGTAAAAATAACGCGCCCATACTTGACGTACATCAAGTTGTGCTTTATCAGAAAGATCTGGACTATATCACAGAGGCGCGCCGAAAGTATCATATCAACTACGCACAATTACGTGTTCTGTTTGGAGTGATATTCTTTTGTCGACTGTACGGAAGTGATACCTTTGCCTTGGACACCGAGTTTAAGATGAAACGTTTTGGTGGCTGTTTTGAAGAACAGACAGAGATCATGTATTGCGCTGGGAAGAACTAGGACGACGGCTATAATACAGTGCGGGGCATGAAAGAGATCTCTGACGACTATCACTTACTGAACAGAACCGGCACTGATGACATTGGATGCTTATACCAGTACCCAAATTTTGCCCTTGATAAGAATGACACGATTGCGTACACGTTCAATGTGACGCTTGAAAATAATCGGCTGAATCTAAGCGCCATAGTGCGAGAGCTATTTGACCCGAAGGAATGTTATTGCATCGTGTGTGGCGAACAGTATCACTCAGAAAAGCCAAATGCCAGCAGATATTGCAAAGGATGTGCGGCAAAGAAAGAACAAGCACGTCTGGCGAAAAAGAATGCAAATCGAAACAAACGACCGAAATGAACTTTAAGTTCTTAATATATGAAAGGGTATTGTATATTTCCCTTTCGATTATAAATTACAAAGGAGATTTATTATAATGGTTGAAATTACTAAGCGTGAGGCAGAGTATCTGCGTAAGGTTATTCCCGGTGTCCATATCACCCGTACCGTTCACCACTGGTATGCGGAGGAAATCAAGTCTGTTCTGACTCAGTTGCCTGGCAATCCCGAGGCAGAAGAGGCGCTACGCGAACTGAACCGCACCCAGCGTACCAACACCAATTTTGAGATCTGAGGTGGCGCATGGACGAATTTAAGAAAGCGGACGGCGAGACCTTTGATGAATATATGATGCGAATCGGTGAGGCATGCAGCGAACGTAAGCTGACTTAGAATCAGGCAGCAGAACTGCTGAATGAAGCAACCGGCTCAGACTATGGCGAATGCAGATACCGCAAGACCTATAAGTCGTGGAAAGCTGGTTATGACTACGCTATTGATCACGCCAACGAAGAAACGATCAAGAACGAACTGCAGCGATTGAAGATTGAAAAAATCAAATTACAAGATGAACGCAATGCAACAAACAAGGTGTATCGCGATGTTGCTCGTGCCGAATCCGTTAAGGAATTGATTCTGAAGAATGTTGCTCCGTATAACCCTGACAATTTTCTGAATGTTGTGCAGTACGAAGACAGCGGTCACGATGTGATTGTGTGCTTGTCTGATTTACACGCTGGCGCGGGTATTGATTCGGCGTGGAATAAGTTCAACAAGGATATTCTAAAGGCTCGGCTTGAGAGTTATGCTGCACAGGTGTTCAATATCGTAGCGCGACATACAGCCGAAAAAATTCATGTGCTGCTGTTGGGCGACCTGATCAATGGGCATATCCATGTTAATACCCGCGTACAGAACAATGAAAACAGCATTGGGCAGGTTATGACTGCTGCAGAGCTGGTAAGTAATTTTGTTGCTACACTGTACGAGGTATGCCAGCATATTGACGTGTATTCTGTGAGTGGAAATCATTCACGAGTATTCCCCAGCAAAGAGGATCAGGTAGCAGGTGACGAACTTGAAGCACTGATTCCGTTCTATATGAAGGCACGACTGCAAAATCTGGCTGGCATTGATATTAAAACAGAGAAGCTCGATCCGACCTTTGGTGGCTTTAAGGCTAGGAATAGTCTTGTGATGTACGCACATGGAGATAAGGACTCCCCTGCTAACGTCGTTGAGCACCTGACACTGATGGTGAAGCAGCCAATCGACATGGTGTTCCTTGGTCACCGCCACACAAACGGCATGACAACGGTGCATGGTACGAAGGTTATTGAGAGCGGCTGCGTTTGTGGCAGCGATTCCTAGGCAATTGGACTGCGCAAGAATGATGTGCCGCAACAGGCAGTGGCTGTAATCGATGATAGTGGACTTGAATGTCTGTATGATGTCAAGCTGGAGAAGCCAGCGAAGATAGTAATTTAATAGAGATTTTGATGCCCTGGGCTACGGCCTGGGGCATTTTTATATGTCGCAGGTGACAGCGCCGGTGTGCTGACCAGCCTCATAAGCTGTGTTTGGATGCGTTCGACTCGCATACCTGTACCCACAAAAATAAATTAAAAAGGAGGGTTCCAAATTAGAGATGGAAGAAAAATATCACAAAGATTTAGGAGGCGATTACTTCTACTGCTATTCCAGACGGACAGCGCTATTTGTTCGCGCTATGGGAATTTTTTACGAAGAGATTGGAGAGCACCCGGTAACCGGCTCTGTATATACAAAATTCCGCAAGACGAGGAAACTAAATGAAGTTTTAAAACTATAGGATCAGATCAAATATCGCTTCGATGATATGATGGACGATGGAACGGTGGTGATTGGCTATGGCCAGAGTTGCCGCAGATAAGAAACCGCCTCGTATCAAGGTTCCGCCTTCTTGGAGTGGCGGCAAATGTATGTGTTGCGGAAAAATCTATGACGTGCGCAAAGGTAATTTCTCAAAAACGAAGAGTCAATGGTTTATTGGTAACGACGGATACCTCCCGTGGTGCAATGAGTGCCGTGAGAAGATGTTTGAGTTTTATGTTAAGAAGTATAACGATGAAGATGAAGCGATTGACCGTCTGGCTATGATGTTCGATACCTATGTAAATGATAAATTGCTTGACGCTTCAGAACATTCTGTGGCATCTGCTTTAAAAATTAACACCTATATGGGACGGCTTAATATACGTCAGTATGCAGATAAAACTTATGACGATGTGATCGACCAGAAGAAAAAAGACGCTTTGGCTGCCGGTGATACAAAGGGGACAAAGGTCACTCTGAAGATGAGAAAATTCTGGGGTACTGGTCTGGATGAAAAAGATTATTTATTCCTTGATGAGCACTATCAAAATCTTATCACTAGACATGAATGTAAGACGGCCGCACAAGAAATTCTGTTCAAACGCATTGCAAAGGCAGAACTTAATTGCGATAAGGCTGATGCCACTGGCGACACAAAGAAAATAAAAGAAGCAAACGACAACCTGCAGAACCTGATGGGGTCCGCTCAGATCAAACCGAATCAGACGAACGATAACGCATTGGCTGAAACGAATACTTTTGGCACGCTGATTCAGAAATAGGAAGAGGAAGAGCCAATTCCAGAACCGTCGCCAGAGTGGCAGGACGTTGATGGTATCGGTAAGTATTTTAGAGTGTGGGTGCTGGGTACGTTGCTTAAGATGTTCAACTTGAAGAATCCATATCAAGACGAATTTGACGAAGAGTTTGAACGATATACTGCTCATAAACCAGAGACAAATGAGGACGATGCCACAGATACCAGCCTCCGCGAAACTATTTTCGGTATTGGCGAAGGCGGTGGTCCCGCATGAGTAAAGAGAAATTAACAGATAAGGAAGTAGCGAATACAAAATCAGAAAAAATAATGAACGCAGTTGCCATGAGGGCATCATTCTATAGAGCGAATCCTCAGCGGTTTGCAAAAGACTATTTAAACCTGACATTGAAGCCATTCCAAGAGCTACTATTGTTTTTGATGGTGAGATGCACCGGCTTCTGCTTCATTGCTGCTCGTGGCCTTGGTAAGTCATTTCTAACCGCAGTTTTCTGTGTGATTACATGTATTCTATGGCCTGGTTCCAAGGTTTGTATTGCCTGTAAGGTAAGAAGCCAATCTATCAGTATTTTGGATGAAAAGATAATGAAGGAGATCTACCCCAATAGTCCCCTTCTACGCTCTGAAATCAAAAAGGTCGATATCAACAATCAAAAAGCAGAGATTATATTTAAGAACGGCAGCTATATCAAAGTAGTCACTGCCACAGATAGTAGTCGTGGTAGTCGAGCTACACTTCTCATCTGTGATGAATATAGATTGCTTTCTAAAGATGTTATCGATTTGATTTTGAAGAAGTTCCTGAATATTGTTCGTCATCCTGGATATTTGGACAAGCCACAATATGCACATCTTGCAGAGCGAAACAAAGAATTCTACCTAAGTTCCGCTTGGTTCCAAAACCATTGGAGCTATGAAAAATGTCAGGACTACTTCGTAAATATGATCGACTTTAATAAGAAATATTTCTGTGTATCCTTCCCGTATCAAATGTCAATCAAGAGCGGCTTGCTGTTGAAGGAAGCTGTAGAGGACGAAATGAGTGAATCCAGTTTTTCTGATTTGACATTTGCAATGGAGAATGAATGTAAGTGGCTTGGTGCTACTGAGGGTGGGTTATTCCAATTTGATGACATCAACAAAACGCGCGTCATTGAAAAGGCGTTCTACGCACCGAATCTTTTACTTAATCAAGCTGCTATGGATGTGCCGAAAAAGAAAAATGGCGAAGTGCGAATTCTTACTGCCGATATTGCATTGATGAGTAGCCGCAAAAACGACAACGATGCAACCAGTATCTTCTTGAACTGTATGCTGCCGAATAAATCAGGGCGCTATACCAGCAACTTTGTCTATTCAGAGAACGTTGAGGGTATGAGTGCGCAAGACCAAGCATTAAAACTACGACGGTATTTCGATTACTTCAACTGTGATTATATCGGGGTTGACTGTAGAGGCGTTGGATTACCTCTGGTCGACCTGTTAATGCGCGATATGTATGACCCAGAAACAGGCGAAACGTATCCTGCGATTAGCTGCTGTAACAATCAAGAAATCGCATCTCGCTGTGCTGACAAAAATGCTCGCAAGGTCATCTAGGCTATTATGGGCAGCTCCCAGTTTAATAGCGATGTAGCCATTGGATTACGCAGCGGTTTCCAGCAAGGACGTATCCATCTGCTTCAGAGTGAGTACGGATGTGAAGACCAGTTGCGCAAAATCTATAAAGGCTATGATAAAATGTCGCCTACTGAACGAGCCGCACTACAGATGCCATATATCAATACCGGACTTGCTGTAAACGAACTCGTGAACCTGGGCTACGAAACTGTGAATAACGTTATCAAGGTCAAGGAGAAATCCGGCTGCCGTAAAGACCGCTACTCTTCCCTGTCTTACAACTATTACATTGCGCAGCAAGTTGAACGAAGCATGGAGAAGAAGAATAAAAAACCAACTTCGCTCACGTTTAACTTTAGAGCGCCTGTGTTAAAGAAGGGAGGACTGTAATGGCTGAAGATAAAATGCAGAAAAAGGTCCGCGTAACAAATGCCAAAGATGGTAAGACCTCTTATGTAACATATCAGGATCTTGTCAATGGCGTTTATGCGAACTTGTCACATATCGGTATCCGTAATCTGGCATCGAGTACCGACACAAATCCGACATATACAAAATATACGAAAGATCAGATCGTCACCTATCTTGGCAACCCCGCCAACTATGAGAAGCAGCTGCGAAATATGAGTAAATATCTATTCAATATTTCAAACTACTATCGCCGACTGATTCAGTATTTTGCGAATATGTCTACATATTCTTACACGATTTCTCCGTATGGACTTGATCGCTCTAAGACAATTAACGCCAATAAATTTAAGAAGGCGTATTATTCTGCTGTAACAGCAGTTGAGCTGATGAATATCTCGCACGAAGCCACGAAGATACTGACAATTGCATTCCGCGATGACGTTTACTATGGCTATGCGTGGGAGACAAATGACAGTTTTGCTTTTCAAAATCTTGATGCAGACTATTGTAAAATAAGCAGCATTGAGGACGGCGTTTATAACTTTGCTTTTGATTTTTCTTATTTTGATTCCAACAAAGATAAGCTGCCCAACTATCCGCCAGAGTTTGAGACGATGTATAACCAATATAAGGCTGACTCGCAGAACTACAAGTGGCAGGAGCTGGACAGTTCCAAGTCCATTTGCATCAAAGTAAACGAGCACGATTATATCCCCATTCCCCCGTTTGTGAGTTTGTTTAGTGCGCTTGCCGATATTGAAGACTACCGTGCCATCAGTAAAAACGCAAGTGAGACCAATAACTATAAGGCGCTGGCAATGGAGATTCCAGTGAATGATACTGACGGCTCTTTCCTGATCGACTATGATACAGCAAAAGAGTTCTATGACATGATGAGTAATGTACTTCCGCCGAATATTGGCGCAATTCTTACTCCCATGAAGATCAGTAGCTGGAACTTTGAAAAGAGCGGCGTGAACAGTGACTCTAAAGAGGTCTCAAATGCTGAGGCCACATTCTTTACAGGCGCTGGCGTGAATAAGAATCTGTTCGGCGGTGGCGAAGATCCTTCTGCTACTACCCTGCAGCTGTGTACTGTGAATGACCAGGAGATCGTGTTTGCAGTGATGCGACAGTTGGAACGCTGGATCAATCGCAAGCTGAAGAGCGTTTCCAGTTCTTATAAGTTCCGCCTAAACTTCCTACCAGTCACTCATTATAACGTGACTGAGATGCATGAAAGATATCTCAAGGATGCCACCTATGGTATGCCGACTCGAACCGCCGCTCTTGCAACTACTGGTTATGCGGGCAGCGATTATGAGAACATGACTTATCTTGAAAATGAAATCCTGGGACTTAGTGCTGGTGAAACACCGCTCAAGAGCTCCAATACTCAGTCCGGTTCCGCCGGGGATGAAGGTGGCCGCCCAACAAACGCAAGTAAGGGCGAGGGCCTGTCTGATGCTGGCAATGTAAGCGCTGATAGACAGGAGGCATAAGATGAGTCAGGAGATTTATGAAGTTATCGTACACGGAGCACACTCCGCCGGGATGGCAAAGTTCCTGACCGACCGTGGCGCTCTGATGCTACGAATAGACCCAACAAACAAGTATGTTTTTGTATACGATTCTGTGTTTGAAAATGCTCTGGCTGAGTTGCAGGTTGCGATTCGCCAGGGCTTTTATTTTGCTGACGAGGAGGTGAAAACAGAATGAATCAACGATATCCGGTTTCTTTTATTAAGAAGGGCGAATACGAATCTTCTGATTTTCGCTTCATTGATGTCAGCATTGATGTAATGCACACTGGAGCAAACCTCAATAAGACAAGTTTTACAAAAGACGCGATCAACAAAGCAGTACCGACAATCTGTAATACGCCGATCCTTGGTTATGTTGTAGATGAACTTGACGAGGAAGATAAGGATTTTAAAGGACATGAACATGAATTGCGAATCACCGATAAAGACGTGAAATACGTCTATGCTGGTCAAGCTTATGGTGTTATCCCTGAATCTTGTAATCCTCGCTGGATCGTTAAGGATGACGGCACCGGTATTGAACGGGAGTATTTGCGTGTTGATGGTTTGATTTGGACAAAGTTTAGCGATCCTGTAGATATTTTTACCCGCGATGGTACGAAGAATCACAGTGTTGAGCTGACCGATATGGCTTGTGGCCCCGCAGATAAGAACGGCAACGTTCCTGTGGGGTCTTTTAAATTTGACGGTTGCTGCATTCTGTCTACGACTGATCCGAGTATCAAGCCCGCTATGACAGGCAGCTGCGTTACTGCCAATTTTTCTGTTGAAGATATTACTGCTCAGATCCGCGACCGGCTCTATGAGTATCAAGCAATTCAGCAGAACTATACTGCGCAAAATGATAATCCATCCGATGAGGAGAAAGGAGATACAACGCCAATGAATGAAAATGAAAAGAATCCTGCTATGACTGAAAATGCCGTGGCAGAAGGCGCTGTGGAGAATCCTGAGATTGAGACTCCCGCCGCAGAGAATACTGCGACAAAGACCGAATCTGAGGCTGCTCCTGCCGAAAACGCCGCACCTGAAGAAGGTGCAGAAAATGCAACAACTGAGGTTCCCGCTGAGAATACTGCGCCAGCCGAAGAAGACGAACCCGCTGCGTCCAGCGAATTTACTTTGACCGCTAATCAGCTTCGTGATGAAGTTTATAATGCGCTGCTTAAGGTTCAGGTTCCTTCTCGTTGGGACAATGAATGTATGATCCCTAAGTATTGGCTTACTGATATTCAGGGCAGCGAAGTTATTGTAACCGATTCTGGCACATATCAACTGATGGGTATTCCCTACTCTATGAACGGTGACAATGTTGTTCTGGAGTACGAGAATATTAAACGCAAAAAAGTTATTTATGAGGACTGGGATAATGGCGACGTAATGCCTGGCCTAATCACTATGTTTTCTACTTTGACTGACAAACTTGTTGAACTGTCTGACAGCTTTACTAAAGCGGCCAATGAAGTTAGTGAGATCAAACCAAAGCTAGAAGCATATCAGCAGGCTGAAGCTGACGCAAAAGCCGCTGAGATGGAAGCAAAGCGCAACGCTCTGTTTGCCACCTTTGACGAGAAGCTTGGCGCAGATGCTGAGTATATTGCACTGAAAGAGAACAAGGAGATCAGCTACTCCGATCTGGAGACTAAGTGCTATGCGCTGGTTGGCCGCAAGAGTGCTGAGTTTTCTTATGTTCCCAATAAAAACAACAAAGGAACTGTCCGCTTTGGCGTGGGTGGCACCCAGAACGGTTCAGATGTCGCGTATGGTGGTCTGATCGAACACTATCTCGGCAATAAGTAATTTACCAAAAATTAGGAGGTACATAATTATGGCTAATAATAAGCATGCTGTTGTGCGCATTGACAAGCTGGGTGGCACCCTGGATGGTGCTCAGCTGGAGAGTGCTATTTTCTACAAGGAGTCCGATGCTGCTGAGATCGATAACGCTCAGCTGGTTGTTCTGGGCGAGAAGCTGGGTCGCGAGGTCTACAAGGCTACCGCTCCTACCGCAACTTCCACCGTTGCTGACCTGTATCTGACCGCTGGCGTTGAGCTGTTCTATGATCAGACCGTGGCACACTATCTGCCCGAGTGGGTCAATGAGGCTGGCAAGCCTGTGCGCGTTTACGCTCTGAATGTTTCAAAGGGTGGCTTCTCTGCTACTGCCGAGGCATTTAACGGCACCCCTGCAAAGGGCAAGTATGTCGGTTTTGCTGCCGATGACACCAAGATCCAGATTCAGGAAGCTGCTGATGACAAGACCTTTGGCTGCATTGACTTCGTTGAGACTGTTGGTTTTGGCGATGGTCGCTATACCTACTACATGATCACCCTGAAGTGATTCCGAAGTTTTAAGAAATCAACATAAAGCCGTCCGTTTAAAGCGGGCGGCCATTTTTATTATAGGAGGTTTATACCATGGCTATTGATTCTAATCTGGTCAAGCTGGCTCTCGATGGCTACAAGGGCCACGTTGCTGGTGATTATTCTGTGAACGACACCCAGGAGGCTCTGCGCAAGGCTCTGGTTGAGGCAAATGGCGGTTCCACCAAGCTGGACATTAAGGCTCTGCGTGATGGCAGCTGCTCCAAGGTGTTCGCTATTGTTGAGGAGCTGGTCAATGTTATTTCTGAGGAAGGTCTGAAGGGCGACGAGTTCTTTATGAACATGGTCGAGGATCGCAACCTGGCTCTGGGCGACACTCCCAAGTTCCACATCGAGCGCGAGTGCCTGTTTGCTGTTGCCGATATCGCCGAGGGTACTCAAGGCGTGCGCCGTCAGCGTCTGGAAGCTGGTACTGACATCACCGTCAATACTCAGCTGCACGCTATTAAGATCTATGAGGAGCTGAACCGTGTTCTGGCTGGCCGTATCGACTTTAACAAGTTTGTTGATATCGTTTCCAAGTCCTTCACCAAGGATGAGCTGGATTCTGCATATGCTGCATTCGTTGGCATGTTCAGCAAGCTGAATGCTCCCTACATTGAGACCGGCTCTTTTGACGAGGACAAGCTGCTGGACCTGATCGAGCACGTTGAGGCTTCTACTGGCGAGACCGCTGTGATTGTTGGCACCCGTAAGGCTCTGCGTCAGATCAAGACTGCCGTTGTGTCTGATTCCGCCAAGGAAGATATGTACGCAATGGGTCACTTTGGCCGCTTCAATGGTACTGAGCTGATTGCTGTGAAGCAGCGTCACGCTACCGGTACCACCGATTTCATCCTGGATGACAAGACCCTGTACGTTTTTGCTGGCGACACCAAGCCCATTAAGCGCGTTACCGAGGGTGATGTCACTATGCTGATGGGCACCCCGATGAACAACGCCGATATGAGCCAGGAGTTCCTGATGATGAAGCGCACTGGCATTGCCATTGTGTTTGATCGTGACTTCGGCGCATACAAGATGGCCTGATCGATAATTTGAGTTGAATGGCGGTGGGGCAACAACCCTGCCGCTTCTTTTATTAAATAGGAGGAACGAATGGCAAGACGTACAACTAAGACTACAGCCGCGAAAGTTGCTGCTCCCGTAGCAACCGAGCCCGTAGTCGAAATTACAAACGAGACCATGGTGGAGTGCCGCAATGGCACAGCTGGTAATCTGATCTATAAGTCCACCTTGAATCCCGGCTATACCGTTGAGTGGGAGGCTTTTGGCGATGTTCAGGAAATGGAGTATCGCGAGCTGGTTTCTATGCGCGGTAATCAGCGCCGGTTCTTTGAGGAAAATTGGATTTTGATCGATGATCCCGCCATTATCAAGAAGCTTGGCGTTGAGCGCTATTACAAAAATAGTCTGACCACCGACAACTTCAATGACGTGTTTACAATGCCCGCCGATGAGATCAAGAAGATCGTCCCGACACTGCCGGGCGGCACTAAGGATGCGATTGCATCTGAGGCTAAGAAAAAGATCGAAACCGGTGAGCTGGACAGCCGCAGTGCGATTAAGGCGCTGGAGGACTCCCTGTCTGTTGAGTTGGAAGACACAATTTGATGTAAAGGAGGCGGGTCATGGCAACCACTTTTGAAAGTATCTATGCCCGCTGTCGTGGGCGCATTCGAGATTATGACAAGGAAGGATATACTGACGAGATGTTTGCAGATGCAGAGAGCGACCTGCTTCAGGCCGCCATTGATGATTTTGCTGACATTTGCGTGCAAGACCTGACTGACTATGATGATGAGCTGCAGCAGTTCAATGTTACTCTGACCCGCAAGGAACAGAGTATTCTGGCGTTGAGCATGATTGTGCATTGGTTGGAGCCGTATGTTTACAACTCTGACGCTTTGAAGAACGCTATGAGCACCAAGGACTTTTCTTTCTTCTCCCCTGCTAAGCTACTGGAGCAGATGAAAGACCTTTTAGCGCAGTCGCAGCGTAAATTGACTGCTGAGATGAACTTGTATTCCTTTAAGTCAAACAGTGTTTCTGAATGGACACAGTAAGGCGGTGGGATATGACAAGATCTCAATATAGAGCCATGCTGAAACAGGATGGAGAGACGCAGCGCGACAGGGTGGTCAATAAGGCACTCCATGATACGCGCTTTTTAGCGCCAGTCAATCCTTCTTATAAAGAAGTAACGATAGATGACGTACCCCGCTGGGTGAATATTATGTCGTCTACTGTTACAAACCAGAAAATATTCCGCACAAGACCTGGTGAGGATTTTGAGATCGGCAGCATTATGTACTGGGGTAAGAGCCACTGGCTGATTACCGAACGTGATGCAGACGATGAGATCACCGTGCGCGGCCGCATTCAGATCTGCCAGAAACAGATCGTGTGGCAGGACGACCAGACAAAAAAGATCGTATCTCTATGGGCAACTGTGGAAAAGCCGTATTACTCCAACCTGAGTGAGAATAAGGTAATGAGTTATTCAACCCGTGAATTCCGCATTCAAACCCCGTTCGACGAGTATTCTGCCCGTCTGAACATTGGAAAACGGCTGATGTTGGAGATCGTCAATGGAGAACCAAAGACCTATCGAATCACGTCGATTGACCAGATGACTGGCCGAATTGACTATGATAATGACCAGATCGGGTTCCTTTCGTTTAACGTTGAACAGGATCTTTACAACGCAGAAACAGACAATGTAGAGAAAATGATCTGCAATTATGTGCCGGAAGATGCTTCCGATAACGTGGAAATCACCTATCCTGACGACAACACAGTAGACGACAGAGTGCTTTCGATAGAGTTTACGGGCGAACCGTCCATCCCAACGGGCGGATTTGGCAAGCTGTTTACTGCAAAAATCGATGGCGAAGTGTACGACGGCGCAGAATAGACGCTTACCGGCGATTGTACTCCTGCTGGAGTATGTTTCAAAGGCGGTAATACGACTACGACCGGTGCAAAGTGCAAGATCACTTGTGTGGATGATTCTAAGTTGATTGGACAAGTCGTGGTACTGACGGTTAAAGCAGCCGGCCTTACCGAAAAGATCGAATTGGAGGTGATCTGATATGAATCTCGATGAGATCGGGGTATTCAAAAATCGGGTCGTTTCCAAGTTGATCAATGACGAAAATGTCCTTGATATCCTATTGGGCAACACAGATGATATCGACGATCCCGAAACTCTTCTGCTTGGTAAGAATGGGTCGGGTGAAGGTGGATGCGTGTTTAAGTATGAGTATGTTCCAGATACACAGGAAAACTCAAAAACATTTTTGTGTGTTGAGGTTGTGCCAGAACAAACCAGCGGCGATTCTATTACGATGATGACCATTTATGTGTTTGCATATTGCAGTAAAAACCTTATGCAGACATATCATCGGAAAGGACAGGCTGGGACACGCATTGATATTTTGGTCAGTGATATTGATAAACTTCTGAATGGAAACAAAGAATTTGGAATTGGACCGCTTGAATAGGCTGGAAGCAGCATCTATAAGCCGGCGCAGTGCTATTACGGACGAATGCTTGTTTATCAGGTCGGCTCTTTTAGGAGGGCTCGCTGATGAGAAAAATTTCGTACCTTGATCATCTGAGCCCATATGGTGTGCAGCTAAAAGACGTTGGGCGAATCCACTCCCCTTTTCTGAAAGATATTTTGAAGATTGGCTATACCCAGTATCAATACGCACTGACCTTATTTTTATATACCCCAGAAAAATACTACCATGATGCGGCAACTATGATGAAGATGCCAGATATCTGGGAGCAAATGACAAGTGAGCAAAAAGCAAATATTGCAATGTTCGATATTCTTACATCGACAGATGAATCCAGGGCTGAACTAATTTCGGCTCTGGGTCTTTTTGTTTCTGGGAAATTGGAGTGGGATGAGCAGCATCGAGCAATTTTTATCGACAAAGAAAATAGCGGCAAAAAAGGATTTTCTATCGGTGGCTATATCGACAGAAACAACTATTCGACCGTAACAAAGCTTTGCCTGCAGATGGTTGATATCGACGAAAGCGACATCCCTGAAGAAGCTCCAAAATTCAAGACTGAAAAAGATCGCTTGTTTTATGAGAAGTTCCAAAAGAAGAAGAAAAAGTTCAAACAAACAAAAAAGGCAGACCCGAATTTCGAGCTGCCGAACATGATTTCTCTTTTATGCACTTTTCATCCAAGTTTGAATTATTCAAACATCTTTGAGCTGACAGTTGGACAGATACGAGATACGTTCTCTCAACTATTACGCGCAAAACAACTAAATATCGCTGAAATGAATTACTCCGTTTGGGGCGGTAAATATGACCCCTCGAAATGGATAGAGCGAATTGACAAAGAAAACGAAACTATAGGAGGATAACAATTATGGCTAACAAGAATGCAAATTTCGCCAACCGCGAGGTCGCCGATCTGATGCTGGTCGACTACTCCACCAAGAAGCTGTTCCTGAATGTTGACTGGGCTAACGTCACTTCTACCTCTTTTGAGGGTGACCGCGTGTTCGCAACCGGCGGCCAGGGCGCACCTAACCGTGTGCAGTTTGACGGCTCTCGTACCGGCACTCTGACCATCGAGGCACAGGTTTACCCCGTCAAGGTCTTCCAGATGCTGTCTGGCAACGACCTGGGCACCACAGCAAACTTCCTGAAGCGCGAGAAGGTCACCTGCACCGAGGCTGGTAAGCTGACCATTTCTACTGCTGCTGGCACCACTGCCATTCAGGTCTTTAAGGCTGATGACGATCTGGGCACCGAGGTCACCGCTACTGTTACTGAGGGTGGCACTGAGGTTACCGTTGCTGAAGCAACTGAGAATACTGCTTACATTGTTTATTACTACGCAAAGCAGGCAGCCGCTCAGGTTGTGCACCTGGATAGCCGTCACTTCCCCAAGGCTTATCGTGTCGAGGGTTCCATTCCCTACAAGACCGAGAGCGACGACATCATCGAGGCACATCCCATCTGGTACAAGGCTGCTCCTCAGGCCGGCTTCGAGCTGTCTTGGCAGAACACTGGCGACCCCGTTTCTCTGACCATGACCTTCGACGTTCTGGCCGACGAGAATGGCGACATGTTCTCTCTCATCTTCCCTAACGAGGGCTGATACATAGCATTTACACGAGGCAGAGTCTTTCGGGGCTCTGCCCCTTTTATGAGCGCACAATTATTGCAATTGCGCGTTGATATGAGGAAACTCACAAATAAGAAGAACACCCACGTGGCGACTTTCCGCTCTCTAATTTGCATAGGAGCTTCAGTGAATAATCGGACAATTGGCCTCGCTTATGCCCGGGGCTGGCTTACTTCCATAACAAACTTGGCGATAGTCACCAAAGCAGCTACGAATTGAACGAACTTAGACATGGTGTCAAAGTCAATCATCATATGGGCCTCCTTTCTACCAGCAGCCTTACTACTGGATTTCGGGAAGCCCCTACTAATTCTCGCCGTTTTAATAATTCCCAAAAGGGATACGCAGGTGTTCTTCAAATTTGAATTTTACCACATCCAGAAAGAAAAAGGAAGTGTTTATTATAAAAATCATTGCTTTTGACCAGGCTCTCGGCAAGACGGGTGTCTGTACCATTGATGGCGATACTGTTTACCACTCGCTGATCGACCTGAGCAAAACCAAGGATGTCTTGGAACGCTCAACAATGATGCGCCAGATGATCCAGAGCCGTATCAAGAACAATCGTCCAGACCTTGTAGTGATTGAAGATGTTGCACTGCAAAGCTCGCCAAAAACATTGATCCAGCTGGCGCAGTTGCAAGGAGCGATTATGGGGGTATGCGAGCTAAACAATATTCCCTATGAAATCATTAAGCCATCCGAGTGGCGAAAGATATTAGGATTTAAACAGGGTCGAGTAAAGCGTGCAGAATTAAAGCAACAGGCCATCGACTATGTGAAAACCTATTATGGAGAAGATGTTTCGTCTGATGAAGCTGACGCGATGTGCATTGCGACAGCTGTAAAGATGGAACTTGAAAACAATAAATTAAATCAGGAGGACTAATACTTATGGATGCAAAGAATAATCTGACTTTGGCTGAACGAATTTTGTTTGTTGACAGCGTTGTAAGCCTGTCTGAGCGCAATGGCCGTTACGAGCCGGCGCTGTATGATTACGCTTTCCGAATTACAACACTGATCATGTTTACTGGTCTTGAAACCAGTGAGATGGATCAGGACCAGATGAGTGAACTGGCTTTCTCTGATGAAACGACCAAGTTGATGAATGAGGCTCCGCGCAAGTATATTCTGACTACACTGAACAAGGCTTGCCGCGAAAAAATCGAGATTGCCCGCCAGCAGTATATGGCCGCATTTGAAGCCGCTGCAAAGAATCAGCCATTTGAGCAGTTGATGCAGTTGGCCGCCGAGGTACTGAGCGGCATTGGTGATCAGTTCGACATGAACAAAATGATTGAAAAAATCGCTGAAGAAAATTTGAAGAAACCGGTAGAAAAAGATAACTATAGCGTTAAAACTCCTGAAGGAATGCTCGATGGTGCTCCTTCAATTGATACGACAGAGCTTATTTCTGCGGCCGCTGAAGGCAAGGAGTAAACTATGGGGAAGAAATCATTCAATACCGTTGAGGGGCTTCAGCGAGAAATTATGAAACGGGCAAATAAAGCTCTGAAAAATGAGGTTAAAGATTATGTGGAAGATAAGATGAAATCTCATGTAGAGCAAGATGTTTATGCAACCTATTCCCCTGTTGAATATGAACGTCGTGAAACTAATGGCGGATTATTGGATGATTCAAATATCAGAGATGTTGTACATGGTCGCGTTTTGACCGTGTATAATGAAACTCAAGTTGAAGGTCCTCGCCTTGCAAACCATAAAGAATATCATAATCCAGATGGACTCCCCCGCTTGCTTGAAAGTGACAACATACGAAATCCATGGACACACAAGCGCTATAGGTGGATGAAACCGCGTCCGTTTATGACGAATACTCAAAAAGATATCAATAAACACAATAAAGATATCGTAGATATGGTCGAGCAGCGGATCAATCACGACAATACAAAATAATCAAAAAGATGAGCAGACTTATTAAAAGCCTGCTTTTTTTAGATTCGGAGATTGGTTGCTCCAGAAGGAGGAATAAAACATGGCGAGAGAACCAGAATTGAGCATCAAAGTTAAGGTTGACCCGCAAATTGATGCCGCCAAATTACAAGAAGATATCAATAAAAAAATCCCAAAAGACGGCGTTGAGATCAAGGGCAAACTGGACGTAGACAGTCTTCTAAAGAGTGTTTCTAAATACCAAGAGGGCGATAAACATCTTGTGCCTATTATGGCAAAAATCTCGAATGTTGATAAGGCATTGGATGTTTTCAAAGAAAAAGAGACAGAAACAAAAGTCAACTTGAAAGCGACCCAGGCCAGCCTCGATACGATCAGAGACCAACTGCAAGGTGTAATTGATGGTCTTGATTATTCAAAGCTGGAAGGCGCATCTGCTTCGACCTCTACTACTTCTACAAAGCATACAAAAAAGGGCAAAAAGACCACTGCCGTTGATGCAAGTACGGCTGCTAAACAAGAGATTCCTGTTGATGTAGTAGGAACGATTAGCGACGATAGTGTCACCGCGCTGAAAACTAAGATTGAAGCAGGGCTTAATGACGTTGCTATCGTGGCAAATATTGCTCCAGATCAGCTGTCTAAAATACGAAAAGATGTTGAGGCTGCTTTCAATGGTATTGCGATCACCCCAACTATAAAAGGTGTTAATGGAGCTGCAGCTCAGACCGGCGCAAAGAAAAAGATCAATATTCCGTCTGATGACAAAATCATGGAGCAGATGGCCAATGCGCAATATACCGCCACAAAGAATGAAAACGCAGAAGCGGCCGCTGTAAAACAAAAGGATATTATTTATCAAAATCTGGCCGATCATCAGGCAAAGGCTTCTGAGAATGCTAGTGCTGCCACTGCAAAGACCGCACAGGGATTGTCTGATGCGAATAAAGCTATGAGCGATCTGAATGCGTCGGCCGTTGATTTTGAGCAGGATTGGCGACGAGTCGTTACATTGATTGCCAGCGCGACCAAGAATCTAGCAAATCTTATGAAGGGTAAATATGGTGGTTCTTCAGGATTAGACATTTTCAGCTCTTTCCAAGAGTTTCAAAAAGAACTTCCTGTCTTGGATACGGCACATGTAAAACCGTATATGGATAGCATAAAAGATTGGTCGAGTTCTTTGCTTGGAAGTGCAAAAGGTGATTTTGATCCGAATACTATGATTCAGGCCATCCACATGCTCTCTGGTCTTGCAGATGCCTGGAATAATATTGATGTATCAAAATTGACAGACAACCAGACAAAAGATAAATTGCTCAAAGAAATGTCTGAGTTGAACAGCATTTTCCCATCCTCTGGAGACAAACAACCGTTCCTTGGAGAAAAAGATGCCGCTATCAATTATCTGACTGATCTATTGGCAAAAGCAGCAAAATACTATGCAGAGGTCGGTAACGCAGCGAAACAAACTGCTGATAGCATTGCAGTGGCCAATGAAGGTTTTGCGAACCAGACAGCAGAACTGGAAAAGAACAACGCGGAGCTTGAAAAACTGAGGCAAAACGGAGTCACCCCTGTCAAAGAGAATACGGTGGATGCGCCTTCGATTGCTGAAAAGGTTACATTAAAACCGGAAGATATCACTCTGCCAGAGACACCAGTGGAAATCCCTGGACATGTTACACTGACGGAAGCCGATATTACAGTACCAGATAAAGCCATTGAAATTAAAGTAAAAACCTCGATCAGTGATTCCGAATTGGAAGCATCGGCTAACAAAGCGGAAGAAATTTTGCCAGATTCGTCTGATTTAACAATAAAAGAAACCGCTCCTGTTCAGCAGCTCCCATTACCTGAAACACCAAATTTCACAAAACCAAGCGAAACACTAGAAGATTATCGCGATTCCCTTGGTGCAGCAGCAGGTATTCAGCAATATTTTGCAGGAGAAGTTGATAACGCCAATGCGTCACTTGGCAAACAAACCGAAACATTAAATGGTGCCAAGAAATCGCTCGAAGAGTATTTTACCTCATTGGCAAACGGGAACAATCCTGTTGATATTAAGGGGAAAATTACAGTTTCAGATACAGATATTATTGTACCAGACAAAATTACGATCAATGGCGAAGTGGTTGTGACGGATGTAACTGGACAAGGTGGGAATAATGGCGGGAAAAAGCCAGGCAAAAAACAAAAGCCTAACAATAACACCCCACCTGCTCAACAGCCGCCCAATGGAGGTAATAATAATCCACAACCTCAGCCTCCGGTACCACCTGCTCCAAAACCCGCAAATCCACAGCCCAATAATGGTGGAAACAATACTCCACCGAATAACGGGAATCCACCATCTCAAAAGAGCTTGGAAGATAAGCTTGCGAAAATTCTGAATGAAATTATGAAGCTAGAAAACACTCAGGATACTTCCAGCGATAAAAATTATCAAAAGAATGTTCTTACGCAAATCAAACGAAAAGGACAGCTTTGGAATCGTGCTGATGATACTGAGAAAGAGCTTGACGCAAATTATCCTGGATGGAGTGCTGGAAAATCATAGAAACAGCACACTGAAGATTTTATGCAGACAAGAAACAATTTCACATCAAAACGTGCAGATAAACAAGAAATTGATCTTGTTAATCAGCTTCAGGATGCATACGATAGACTGCTTAAAGCAAAGAAAGATCTTTATGGAATCGACGCAAAGCGTAACAAAACTGCTTTTGACAACAAAAAACGTGAGATCGACAACGCAAAAGACGAGATCAGCACGTTAAAATCACGGGCCAAAACATCTGGTGTAAATGTTAGTAGTGTTCAAAACCAATTTTTAGCAAAAGCGAAAGAATTGCGCGAGTGGATCGTAAACCAATCTATCCCAACCGATGAAGAGCTTTTTGCAGAGTATGAACGGCTGACAAAACAATTGGAATCTCGTGGCAGGACTCTTGCAAATTCTATTGGTAACGGGAATGTATGGACACAAGGAAACGCGCAAAAAGGATATGTTAACACCCAGAATCAACTGGATGAGATTAAAACAGAATTTTCTAATCGCGGATTTTTGAAAGCCAGTTCTTCAGAGTGGGCAAAAACCAATGAATTGCTAAGCAAACGTGGTGATATTGAAAACGCTGTTACAACCGAAATTAACAATAGAATCAATGCAGAGCAGGAGTCGATTGAAGTTGGCTGGCAGGATGCAAAAAATATCAATACGTTAACTGCTCGATTGGAAGGGTATCGCAGAACGCTTGAGGGCACTGATGAAGGTCTTGGATCTCAGGAATACTCTTTTGTTTCAAATATTACATCACAAGCAAACAGTCTATTTGAAGCTTTAGATAAGAATATTGGATCAGATAAAAATCAAATTGCTCGTAATTGGGCAAACCAGTTTAATATCCAAGGTATTGATTCGTTGGCAGATGCTTATAAGTATGTTGGTAATGAAGCCGAAAAAGCACAGCGTAAAATTCAAAAGTTCAGAGACTCATCTTCGCAGGAAAATGCAGAAACTCAGGCTATTATTCGTATTTCTAATCTACAAAGTCAGTTGCATGATTATTTGGAAAAATTTCCGAAAGTTGAAAAGAAATTAAGTAGTCAAGTAACTGCTTTACGTGATGGTTTGGCGGCTCCCAATGCATCTCGTAATGTAAAAGAATTGTCTCAGCAAATGGCGGAACTTCGTGCTCGGGCAAAGAGTATGGGACTTGAAACAGAAAATCTTATTGATAAATTTGAAAATTTGTTTGGTCAACACCTAAGTACCATGATTACCATGGCCGCTTTGCACAAGATGCAGGAAGCTTTAGGGGTTATTTATCAGAACGTTATTGATATTGATACAGCAATGACTGAGCTGCGAAAAGTAACAAATTTAACCTCAGAAGAATATGACAAGTTCATGGATCGCGCTTCAATTCAAGCTCAAAAACTCGGTGTTTCTATTAGCGATATTATCAACTCAACTGCTGATTGGTCACGACTTGGCTATAGCCCAGAGGACGCGGAAAATTTGGCCACCTACTCTACCCTGCTCAAGAATGTTGGTGATGGTATTGATGACGTCAACACTTCGTCTTCGTATTTGATTTCAACATTGCAGGGCTTTGGATTGTTGGCTTCTGATGCTGAAGACATTGTCAATAAGATTGATGCTGTTGCAAATACTCAGCCTGTCACTGCAAACGATCTGGGCGAGATTCTGACTCGCAGTTCTGCTGCAATGGCGGCCGCTAATAATACACTGGAAGAAACTATTGCGCTTGGTACAGCTGCAAATGCAGTTATTCAGGATGCAGATTCTGTCGGCACTGTTTTGAAAACTCTTTCTATGTATTTACGTGCAAGTAAAACAGATGCAGAAGCAGCAGGTATTGAAGTTGACGGTATGGCAGACTCTGTCTCTAAACTTCGCTCTGAATTGTTATCTTTGACCGGCGTTGACGTGATGGCTGATAACAAGAACTTTAAATCTACATATCAGATTATGAAAGAGTTATCAGAAGTTTGGGGCAGTCTTTCTGATGTAACACAGGCCAATGTCACCGAAAAGCTGGCGGGTAAGAGAAACGCCAATGCTGTTTCTGCGATTTTAAGCAATTTTGACGTTGCTGAATCTGCAATGGAGTCTGCTGCAAACAGCGCGAATGTTGCTTGGGAGGAGAATGACGAATGGCTTGATTCTATTCAGGGACGCTTAAATCAGCTTGACGCATCTTTCCAAGCTCTTTCTACCGATGTACTTGACTCCGGTCTGGTCAAGACTGTCGTATCTCTCGCAACTGGACTTACAAAAGCCGCAGATGCAATGATCAAATTTACTGGTGCTATTCCAATGAGCGCTGGTATCGCAACCTTTATAACTCAGCTGGGTAAACCCAAAATGACGGGTTTCACGATTGTGCCCAGCAATACTCCGGGTGGTGACACGGAACAAGCCTGCTGCGTTTATTATATTAAGTGCTGCAGTGCGAGGGGGTATTTAGTAAAACCGACGAACATGGCAGCGTAAGCTGTGGCGAGTTTGGGTAATTCTCGTCCGGGAACCGAAAGGAATCCGCAGGCAAGCTCTGTATGCGCCTACATTATTATAATAGGCACTGCCAGAGACGCTTCAGAGAGCATAATGTCGGAGTGGAACTACATGCGTAACAGCGCCGTAGATTCACTATGGGGTGCTCCAAATCACTACTGCGTATGGCATTGCTGTAACGCCGTAGACAAAATTACAGGCGGCTTCTCCCCTGCTGTCAAAAGTGGAGAAAGTAAAACCATGGTATACGCCGTGGCGTTGACAGAAGTATTATTATATGATAGTATCAGGAGGCAAATATGGACGAAGAGATGCGAAAGCTCTGCGAAAGAGTTTGCATTGAATACTGTGAAAACGGGATTGTATCAGAAGATCTCTATAAAACATTTATGAAAGAACACAGCAACCTTCGTTATCCAGATATAGAAAAAGCCGACGCCTTTATGCGTGATTTCATCGATCGGTATATTAAAGAACACAATCTTTCCTGGCGATGTAATCGGTATCTTTATGGGGAAGCTTATGGATTTAAGATTTTTACTGAGATTGATGAGCTTCCAAAAAAAGTACAAATTCTTTCTGTATTTTAAAGTCATTTAATCGGAGGGGCAAAAATGTCTGACGTTATAGCTTTTACAATCAAATATGATAAAGTTGTAGATCAATTGATTTTTCCATGTGTTCTTGCACATAATGGGATTATATTAAAAGCTAACGCGTTAATCGACACTGGTGCTATGGCGAGTTATATTTCGAGTGACTTATCTATGATTTTAAATCCAGTGAAGACAGGGCAAGAGACGAAAGTTGTTACCACTCAGCTCGATGGTATTTATCCTATTGTAATGGTGGAATATCTTGGTGTACCTAAAAACACTATTTTCGACAAATGCAAATTTATAGTCAAACCTTTTGCTTCCGACAATTTTAATCTTATTCTTGGTATGGATTTTCTTAATAAGGGAGATTTTGCAATTAGTCGAATTAACAATTGTACAACAGTTACAATTCGTCGTCCATCTATATCTGCTATAGAATGTCAGAATATAGTTGATGAGAAAGATATCCCGCAATTGATAAAAACGATGCGTAATCTTCCAATTAACACCATTCGCATTGACAACTAGAATGGTTCTGGTTATAATAAAAGTACAATCGCGTATCCAAAATATATGGAGGTATTATATTATGCCAAGACCCAAAGGAAGCAAGAATAAAACAAAGGTTCTCGATGGCGTTGATTACGCAACACAGATTGCTGAGAAAAATACTGCTGCAGAATCTCTCGCTGAAGAAATTGCAGCACTCGGCACGAATATTGCCGCGTTGAATGCTGAAAGGAAAGCAAAAGAAGTAGAGCTGAAAAAGCTCAACAAAGAGATTGTAAAGCTCGAAAAGAAAAAGGCTGATGCTGACGCAAAGATTGCAGCAGAATTGAATCGTAAAAAGGCAGAAGATATTGTTGCCAATGCACTGGCCAGCGGTATGACTGCCGAAGAGATCACCGAACTTCTGAAATAACTGCTGTGCAGCTATCATAATGAACAAGCCCGACTTCCCTACTACTGGGAGGCCGGGCTTTTGCTATTTTTATAAAGGAGAATTATTATGAAGATTGAAATTGAAGCAAAAGAACTCACTGCCCTTCTTGATTACATTAAAGAACAGAGAAAACCTATTGGAAACGCTGATGATTTGGCGAAAGTAATCAAAGAAAAATTACCTGAAAAGACAAAGAAGCTAATGGAATCAAGTGAACGATTTGTAAAAACTTCTTCGATCAATTCAGGCAATTCAATCAACTGGAAGTGTTAATTTTCGTAGGTTAACACTCCAGCCTTTTCCAAGACAGATAAGATGATGTTATTTGATGCAGCAATTGCGATAGCCACAGATTCTGTCAGAATTTCATCTTGATCCTTATTGCTAAAATCAATAGATTCAATAACATGCTTTATTTCTTTATCTGTTTCCTCAGAAAGAATCTTATTAAACTCTTCTCTAGTCATTGTAACCTCCTCCTTTCTCCTAGTCTTTATTTAAGTCTACCATAAAAAGACAAAAAGTAAAGAGCACCGCAGGTTTAAAAATCACTCTTACAGTTATTACAATGCCACTGCTTACCGAGCTTCGGTGACGCAACACCAAGCGCATAGATCGACACACCACGAGCGACACCAGAGATTTTTTCTGTATTCATAGAGTGGCAGTAGGGGCATTCGACGCGGGGGTGTTTTGCGGCATAGTACGCATCGATCTGGCGGTGAAGTTCGATGGACTCTTGGAGCTCTTTGTCCTTTTGAGCTTGTTCACGAGCGAGGCAGCCCGGGTCTGCTTGTTCACGAAGATAATCATTACACCAACGCATGAAACTACTATTTGTCATCCAATAGGTATAATTTTCTTTGCCTTTGAATTTATCATCGTAATTTGCACAACCTTTGGTTTGAAAAATTTGTATTTTTGCTATTTCGTTATATTTTTCTTGAAATTCCGGATGTTCTTTTAAAACACAGTCTTTCATATATGCATATAGCACAGATTTGTAAAAACCCATATCGTCTGTTAGCCAAGGGTCTTTTCTTAGATATTCGTATTCTGGATGATTTTTAAAAATACGTTTTCCTTCTGCGCTAAACGCCTTTTTTGTTAAATTCCCAAATAAATTTTTACATTCCCCTGTTGCAACATCAACGTCTTTTCTCATTTCGCCTATTTTCATATTACACACCTCGCTAATAGCAATTCTAGTTGACCACTATAATTATTATATGATAAGACAATCAACAAGTCAATGCGAGAGCTTGGTAATGGATTTAGTGGCGAATTGAAGAAAACTATTGAGACATCAAAAGTAGCATCTGGAAAACCAAAATGGCTTCAGGATTATATGCTTGCTGGTGATTTTGAAACTGGCATAGCTAAAAAAGCTGATGTAACAAATATCTCTGATAGTAAATTTGACACAAATCTCCAGGATTTTGCAGCACAACTTGCAACTTTAGATAAATCATCTCAGCGCGTGTTGTTTAAAGCAGTTAAATTGAATGACGGAGTAGAAGACCTGACGAAAGGACTTCTTAATGCCACCGCTGCTGGAAAGCAGATGAATTCTGTCCTTTTTGAACAGACTGCAACATCGTATCAAGCCAAAGATGAAGACGTTGCAAAGCTGATGGATGTTGGTTTTATGAAAAAGGGTGGCAAATACGCTCTGCCTGATTTTGATGCAGCTGTTCAACAAATCAACGGTTGGGCCGCTGCGAATAAAGACGCAGATAGAGTGCAACGTTTGCTTAGTGCAGGAGTTCTTGAACTTGGACAGAATGGATTGCCGCAGCTTAGTGCCGCGTTTACGAAGGATATTGCTGCGAGAAACAAAGAAATTGCTGCTACCAAAGAACAAATAACAAACCAAGTTTTCTTGAATAATGTTCTGCAAATGGGCAAGCAGATCCTTGCTAGTTTAGCAATTAGTGCACTTATCTGGGGAGTTCAAGCTGTTTATAAGCACTTTACGGAAATCGACGAAAAGATAGCAGAGATTGCGAGCGATTCTAAAGAGCAGGCAGAATCGCTGACCAAGGCACGGACTTCCCTTGCAGATATCGTCAAGCGATACGAAGAAATTGGAAACAAAACAATCCATACTGCGGAAGATACTGCAGAACTTAAATCACTACAGGAAGAGTTAACTGAAACCTTAAAGGATCAGCCTGGTATTGGCGAGGATATGTTAAAACAGGTTAATCTTCAGAATGCCAGTTACGAAACACAGCTTCAGTTGTTGAAAGATATTGAGAAGCAGCAACGCGAGAATGCACGGCCTGATCTTGAAAATAATGTTGAAGATCAGGGGAACCTGCTTGTTGACGCTTACAAGAAAAAGGGCGAAGGTGTCATTATTGGCGCAAATGCTGAGGAGACTGAAGTTGCTCAAAAATTAGCAAACGATGGTTTTGGTGAATTTAATCAGGATACTAGTTATTTCAAATTTAATATCGATCCTGATGACCCAAAGGCGATTGCTGAACTATATGACGATTTAACCAAGGAAATAGAGAACTTGTCTGATACGTATAGTTCGGAAAACATTTCCATGTTGAAAAAATGGCGTACAACATTAAAACAGTATGTTACAGATTATAATGACGCTGTTGATCAACTCCATGATAATAACCTCCCAGACATTGTGAGTGAAAACCTGGAAAAGTTGACAAATCAAAAAAATGCTCGTAACAACACCTTTACTCCTGTTGAAGAGATGTCTTTTGATGACGAGATCAAGAGCACAAAAGAATATACAGAAGCCTACAAGAAATTGCAAGAAGCAAAAAAGGCCGCATATGAAGAAGGCGCTGGAAAGTACGGCAACGTTAATAATCTGACACGAGATCGCATTGAATGGACAGACGAAAATAAGAAGACTTATTCCGCTTTCGCTGAGGAACATCCAGATGATGTAGCTGGAGAATACTCTACTGTTTTAGGCACATCAGAGGATATCGATGGACATGAAGTTGCTTTTACCCCGATGCTGCAAACTGAGAGTGGACTTATTCCATTAACAGAAGACCAGCTATGGGACTACCTTGATGACATTATTGCTCAATGTGAAAATGAGGATGGCGAAATTGACTTCAACAAACTCCTGAAGCTTGATGCAACAGGACTTGAAAAAGAAGTCAATGGTGAGATGGTTCGTATTAAGGGCATAATTGCCGGTATTGAAGGTACTGAGCAGAATGGCAAAATTCTTTCAAAGGCAGATGTTATGGCAATGGCCGGTGCTGGCGCACAAGAGTTGGCGCTGGCATCTTATAACCGCAGTCACGGAAATGTTGATGGTTATACTTACAATGTTGCACACGACCCATTGCATCAGTCTAAGCCTTTGTCTCATGATTTCGACGCAGAAAATATTGCAAGCTCTTATGTCGGCAAATCGATGCATGATGTTCAGGGCGCGGTTTCTGACGCACAGATCGAAGTTGACCGTGTTTACAATGAGCTTGAAGCGAAAGCAAAAGAAGCATATCAGACACAGGTTAATGAATCAAAGAAGGCAGCTGACGAACAGACTTCAGATTATGATGAAATCAAAGATGCAGTCGATACCTTAAGAGCCGGTATCAGTGGTTTTGATACAACAAATCTTACTTCTTTACTGAACAGCGACGGTTCAAATTTAGGCCGCATAGACACCGAAGCCCTTGAAAAACTTAAAACAACTATGAAAGACATAGGCTTTGACCCTGAGAATACTGAAGATGTGGCCGCTTTTGTTGACATTTTGAAACAGCTGGAAATCGTTGCTCCGTCTGCTGACGAAAAACAGCAAGAACTTGCTCAATCGGTAAAAGACGCTAAGACTCAGATGAGTGAAGCTGCTCAGGCTGTTGATGATATGCAAAAAGCTTATCAGGCGTGTCAAACAGCAGTTGAAGAATACAACAAATCAGGTTATTTAAGTATTGATACGTTGCAAACCCTTACAAGTCTTGACCCGCAGTATCTTGCGATGCTTCAGAATGAAAATGGACAACTTGAGATCAATACCGAAACCGCTAAGAAACTGACTGCTGCGACCATTCAGACTCAAAGAGCTGCTTTGCTTACAAATGCCGTTACGCAAATTCAGCAAACAAATACTCTTGCTGCCGCACAGAAAGTCCTTGGGCAAGCCGCTGCTGTTATTGGAGACGCAAGTATTCTTCTTCAGGGAGCATTAAATGAATCTGCAGAATATGCTCTTGAAAATGAGGGCTTTGATGCAATGTTCCAAGTTCTGGATGCAGGCCATCAGATTATAGATAACTATAAGATGGTGGATAAGCTTTGGGCTGATATGCTCAATCAAGATCCAAGTAAGATTTGGAGTAAAGCTGATAAATCTACCAAAAAATCAACTAAAACCGCAAAAACAGCACTCGATGCCTGGTCTACTTTATCCTCCGCTATGAAGGAATATAACGAGCAAGGATATATTACTGTTCAGACATTGAAAAGCTTAACTGATTTAGAAAGTCGTTATACCGCACTGTTGACCAAAAACGATGTCACTGGTCAGCTTGAAATTCAGACAAACGCTTTTAAAAATCTGATGATGGAAGAGCTCAAGGCAGCGCAGCTGAAGAATGATGCAACTAGTGAAACTCAGTATAATAAAATCCTTGCATGGACTACCAAAAATATTGACACACAAACCATGTCCTATTGGCAGTTAGTGGCTGCCATCGAAGGTTACTCTGCTGCCCTCTCTCAGGCCAAAGAGATCACCGACGGTTTCAAAGATGCTTGGGGCAATGGCAAAACTGTTAAGGAGAAAACAGAAAAGAGCCGCACTGGTGCTCTGGATTATGAAGGCACTGAAGCCCAGAGTGCCGCACTGCAATCCATCAAAAAGTATAGTAAATACGACCCGAATCTGATCAATAAAGCCTACAATGAAGAAACTGGTAAGATCGATCTAAGCGGAGATGTACTGAAAGATGCCGTTGTTAAATCTCTCGAAGAGCAAGCAGAAGCAGCCAGATCTGAAGGTGATGCTGCATCTGAAGCAATCGCTAAGAGCTATAAAGCTGCTGCTAATAATATCAAGAACGACGTTATCTCCGTTCAGGACTATTTCGACGGACTGGGTTCTACGGTTGAAGAGTTTAGTTCCAAGATCGATGAGATGCAGAGCGCCTAGACTGATCTGAGTGATGTTGCAAACGAGTATAACACTTACGGCGGTTTGAGCATTGACAGTATTCAGAAACTGCTTACAATGTCTCCCGAGTATCTGCAGTTCCTCAAATTGGAGGGCAACCAGCTCGTCTTTAATAAGGAAGCGATGCTGGCAAAAACCAAGGCCGACATTCTGGCAAAGGCCGCAGAGCTCGAACTAAAAGAGGAAACTAAAGATCAGGCAGAGATTCTGCGTGCATTGGCGGACTCTCTTGATAAGGGAGCAGATTCGATGGAGGGCATGGGCAAATCGGCTGACAAGCTGAAGACCCTGATGTCCCAACTGAACACTGTTTTGAATTCCTTTATTGGTGTTTTTGATGACCTGAACGACAAACAGTCCAACGACCTTAAGATTCAGGGTGAAGCCTGGATCGATGTTATTGACAAGCGGATTGACGCGCTGAATGAAGAAAATGATGCACAGGAGCGAGCAATCGAACTGGCAAAACTTCAGGATGAATATGAGCGTGCAAAGGCCAATAAGACTGTCCATGTATATGGCGGCAGAGGTCAGGGCTTCGTATGGAAAGCAGATGAAAATGCCGTTCGTGAAGCTGGTCAAAACCTGTCTGACAAGCAACGCGAGTATAAGAAGCAGGACGAAATCGATAAGCTGGAAAAGCTCAAGGATAAAGTTCAGGAAACCAATAATCTTATTGGCACCAGCTGGGATGATTATCAGAAAAAGCTGAAATACACCGCTGAGTTCGAAGCCATGACATTTGAGCAGATGGAAGGTCACTATGACGGTTTCAAGGGTAGTGTCCTTAACAATATGCAGGCCATTCAGGGCGCGACAAATGTTAAGAATGTTATCAATGATATCTCCAATCTGATCTCTACTTTGGAGACGCTGGCGAATATCTTGAACATCCTTAATGGTGGAAGTGGTGACGGTGGTGGAGTCTTTGGCTTTATCAACCAAATCAAGAACATGTTCACTGGCGAAAACGGTGACTTTGATCTTGGTGGCGGTTTTAAAAAGATGTTCGATGGGGCAGCTAAAGCTGTTTCTGACGGCTGGAACTGGATCACTGGTAAGAACAGGGCTGGTTCTGCTGCACTAAAATCAGACACCACTGCGACATTGGATATCCTTGGCAACACAATAAAGGTGAATACCGGCGATATTCAGCGTGTATCTGGTGGATTCTTTGAGAGACTGGTTGGTGCTGCGAAAGACAATCTTGGCAGTATCGGTAAGTTCTTCTCAGGTGCATAGACATCTATCTCTGAGAAAACCGGGTTGATGTTTACTGACATTGGCTCGTTCTTCACAGAAGGATTTGGTCTGCTGAACAGTCAGACAGGACTTGGTCTTGGTGGCATTGTTGATACCATCGGAAGTATGTTTGGCCCAATTGCGGCTGGCGCACAGTCTATCGGTAGTGCCATCTCGTCTGGCGTTGTAAGCTTCTTCCCTTCTATCTTCGCCGGACTTGGTACTCTGGTTACGAGCGTTGGCAGTGCCATGGCCGCTATGATGCAAGCGATTGCTGCCGCTCTTTCTTCTATTCCTATTGCTGGTTGGATTGCTGCCGCCGCAGCTGTTGCAGGTGCAGTTGCTCTGATTGCTACGATTGCTTCAATTGCAAGTAATGTTTCCAGTACACAGGTTGATGAGCCTACCCCCGCATTCCAAGCAAAGAAATATGCAAAGGGTACTCGTGGCGTTAAGAAGGGCCAGATTGCAAACGTTGATGAAAAGGGCGAAGAGCTGATTGTTCGCAACCCAGATCAGGGACGTATGACCTATCTTGAAAAAGGTGACGGTGTTATCCCTGCAAAGGAAACCGACAACCTGATGGCGATTGGTGCTAACCCCGAGGGCTGGTTGGCAAAAGGTTTGGCTGAAGTGACCGGTAGTGCCGCTGCAGGTGCCGGTATGAGTGCCCAAGGTCCGAATGCTCAATTGAGTGGTGCCGCAGCTGCCGCAGCTGCTGGTGTTGGCTCAATTTTCGAGAGCGAATATGATGAGATTCTTGGTGATACAAACGAGTTCATGTCTGGACTCTCTGATATTTTCAAGAAGAGTGATAATCCGCTCGTTGCCGCAATTCAAAGTATATTCTATGTAGCCACTAAGACTGTATTTCGTATG